CTTCAGGTACTAGCGGCACTTCAGGTTCTAGTGGATCATCAGGATCAACAGGTAGTTCTGGTACTGCTGGTAGTAGCGGATCTTCCGGAACTTCAGGTAGTTCTGGGTCTACTGGGACATCTGGCTCTACAGGAACTTCAGGTAGTTCTGGTTCCTCAGGCAGTTCTGGTACAAGTGGATCATCTGGAAGCACAGGTACTTCTGGATCTAGCGGATCTACAGGTACTTCTGGATCTTCTGGTAGTACAGGTACTAGTGGTTCTTCTGGGTCTACTGGGACATCTGGTTCTAGTGGTAGCACAGGAACATCTGGATCTTCAGGCAGTACTGGTACATCCGGATCTAGTGGTAGTTCCGGTTCTACTGGGTCTAGCGGAAGCACAGGTACCTCAGGTTCTAGCGGTAGTACAGGTACTAGCGGCTCTACTGGTACTAGTGGTTCTAGCGGTAGTACAGGAAGTAGCGGTTCTACAGGAACTTCAGGATCAAGCGGAAGTGCTGGTTCTTCAGGAACTGCAGGAAGCAGTGGCTCTACTGGTACTAGCGGATCTACGGGTACTTCAGGTTCTTCAGGAACTGCAGGAAGTTCTGGTTCTACTGGTACAAGTGGTTCTAGCGGCACATCAGGAAGTTCTGGTTCTTCAGGAAGTAGCGGTTCTACGGGGTCTAGTGGATCATCAGGATCTAGTGGAACAGGGTTCAATACTATCAATAGCCCAGCAATAGGAAGAGTTTTATTATCAGATGGATCTACTAATGCAGCAACAGCATCCGCTAATTTGGTTTATTCAGGAAGTGCTTTATATATAACAGGTTCTGTTTATATTTCAGGTTCTATAATATCTACATCTGGATCTTTAGAGAACATATCTCACATTGATTTTAATACAAATTCTACCTCCAATATACAAGAGGCTAGAATGGTATGGGACAGTGGGGAAGGAACCCTACAGATGGGATTAGGAGGAGGAAATGTAGACTTAAACATAGGAGAGGACCTATACTTGTATGTTTATAATTCAGAAACCTCATCTTTATCAAAAGGACAAGTAGTATATGTTTCAGGTTCTCAAGGCGGAAGAGCTGCTGTTAGATTAGCTTCTGCTGACAGAGAAAGAGGATCAGCAGGCACTCTGGGACTAGTTGCGGAAACAATAACAGCAGGAAGCGAAGGTTGGGTAATAACCGAAGGTGTTCTTAAAGGATTAAACACATCGGGGTATATTCCAGGTAATTTAATATTCGTAAGTAGTTCAGCAGGACAATACACACAAACAGAACCAGATGCTCCATTACATGCAGTAAGATTGGGATATGTTTTAAATGCAGATCCTACTCAAGGTAAAATATATATTAAGGTTGATAATGGATACGAATTAACAGAATTACACGACATATTAGATTTTACCACTACATCTTCTTATGGAGATTTACTGGTTAAGAGTGGAAGTGTTTGGATTAATTCCAAACAATTAACTGGTTCATATGGAATAACTGGAAGTTTGTCTATCAATAATTGGTTAGAATTAGCTTTAGGAAAGGATCCAGGAACTTCAAATACAACATCTTCCTACTTCTTTACAACCTCTTCCACAGATGATACTGTACCTAATTTACAGTATAGAAATCATGGTAAATTGTGGGAAACTCACTGGTTAGAGGAAAGAACTGATACTGGTATAGTGTGGGGAGGCGTTACTACATTTAGTGGGTCTACTATATATGTAACTAAAGGAGCAGGTTTAATTATAAACCATAACTCTTCTACTGGATCACACGGAGATACAGTACCTACTTATGTTTCTTTTGGACCAATAACAGCTAGTGCCACATACATAACATCCTCACAAGTAACTTATTTGTTGATAGATAGTGATGGCAGTTTAATTCAGCAAACTACTCCATTCACCCCTCAGCAATACAATGAGAAATTTCCATTAGGATATATATTTTCTTTAAGCACTTCAAGTATTAGCTCATTTGCAGATTCTCGTGTAACTACTTATGGTATATCTGAGCAACATAGTCAATTTGTTAGGGCGTTTGGTCCGTTAAAATTAAACGGATTTGATATAAGCCCTCAATCAGGAAGTTTAAGAATTAGTATAGCAAGCGGTAAATCCTATAGATATGGAGGTTTCTACTCACAAAGTCCGGATGAACCTTCAATATATGATTCAGCAGCTATAGCTACTGGTAGTTTGGTAAGGGTATACAGAGACCCATCAGCAATTGGAGGATTTAGGGCTGCAACAAATGCTGGAGTTCCTTACACTACTATAGATCCTACTAAATATGATAATGGATCTGGTACCTTAGCTAGTGTTGGAACTGATGAATGGACTATTCAAAGGGTTTTCCAAGGAGTAGTAAACGGGATAAGCTATGTTTACTATGGTCAAAACACATATGCTAGCCTTGCTTTAGCATTACAAGCTATATCAACAGATTCTTTCGTAGAATCAGAAACTAGTATAATAGCTTTACCGTTTATTGGCTATATAATTGCTAAAGGAAATACAACCGATTTAAATAATACTACAGATAATAGGATTATACAAGCAGGTCTATTTAGAAATACTGCTGGATCCTCTGGAGGTGGAGGTGGAGCTGCTGCACAAAACTTAGATGATCTAGGGGATGTAACAATTACAACTCCAAGTACTGGACAAGCACTTGTTTACAATGCTGGTTTATGGGTTAATGGAAGTCCGTTATCAGCTTCATACGCAGCAACCTCTTCTTATTCAACAAATTTTGTAGTACAAGGTACTTTAACCATAAACGGTACTTCTTATACAGCAGCTAGTTCAGGAACTTCCGGAACATCTGGATCTTCTGGAACTAGTGGCTCTTCCGGTTCGTCTGGTACTAGAGGTTCATCTGGTTCTTCCGGTAGTTCAGGAAGCACTGGAACTAGTGGTAGCACAGGTACTTCTGGATCTAGCGGCTCTACTGGTTCATCTGGCTCTACAGGAACTAGTGGTAGTGCTGGAACAAGTGGATCATCCGGTTCTTCCGGTAGTTCAGGAAGTACTGGAACTAGCGGAAGCACAGGTACTAGCGGTTCTTCAGGTTCTTCAGGAACTAGAGGATCTTCAGGTTCTTCTGGCTCTACTGGTTCATCTGGTTCATCAGGATCTACCGGATCCTCCGGATCAACAGGTACTAGCGGATCTTCCGGAACATCTGGTTCATCAGGATCTTCTGGAACCTCAGGTTCTTCAGGAAGTTCAGGGACTAGTGGTACAGGATTTACTACAATAGCTAATGCAGCTGATAATAGATTATTAACATCAGACGGTACTGCAAATGCAGCAAATGCAGAAGCTAATTTAATATTTGATGGATCTATACTTACTATTACTGGTAGTGCTAGTCCAAAATTAATTTTAGGTACTGTTGGTGGAGATGAAGGTGGAGAACTTTTATTAGGAAAAGCTCAAACTAACACATCAATAACTGGTAGCGGTGTAACAATAGATATTTGGCAAAATAGACTTAGATTTTTTGAACAGGGTGGTGACGCTCGTGGATATTATATAGACATTACTACAGGCGCAGCAGGAGTTGGTACTAACTTGGTATCTGTAGGATCATCTGGTACTTCAGGATCCTCAGGTACATCAGGTTCCTCTGGCAGTTCTGGGTCTACAGGATCCTCTGGTTCAACAGGTAGTTCTGGGTCTAGTGGTAGTACAGGAACTAGTGGATCTTCTGGTTCATCTGGTTCCTCAGGTAGAGATGGTTCATCAGGAACTTCTGGATCTTCTGGTTCTACTGGAACGTCTGGGTCTTCTGGATCAACAGGAACTAGCGGTTCTAGCGGCTCTTCTGGTACCAGAGGAAGCTCAGGTTCATCAGGAAGCACAGGCTCATCCGGTTCATCAGGAAGCACAGGAAGCAGTGGTTCTACTGGATCATCAGGCTCTTCTGGTAGCAGCGGTTCTTCTGGAACAGGATTTAATACTATCAATAGTCCAGCTATAGGCCGAGTATTACTTGCTGATAATAGTACAAATGCGGCTACAGCTTCTGCAGCTTTAGTATACAATGGAACAGCGTTCAGTGTATCTGGAAGTACAATTATAACAGGATCTTTAACTGTAACCAATACTATAAACGCTACTACATTAGTAGTACAAACCGTTACTTCCTCTGTAAGTTATATTACTGGATCTACTCAATTCGGTACTACTATACAAAATACCCACCAGTTTACTGGAAGTGTTAGCATTAGCGGTTCTTTAATAATAAATGGAACCTCATATACAGCAGCTACTTCGGGTACAAGTGGATCCTCAGGAAGCGCAGGCTCCTCAGGTTCTACTGGAACTAGTGGTAGTTCCGGATCTACAGGAACCTCAGGAAGTTCTGGTTCTTCTGGAACTTCAGGTTCTAGTGGATCTTCTGGTTCCTCAGGTAGAGATGGTTCTTCAGGAACCTCTGGCTCATCTGGGTCTAGTGGGTCTACTGGTTCTAGTGGTTCCTCAGGAACATCTGGTTCATCTGGTAGTACCGGAACTTCAGGTTCTAGTGGTTCTACTGGTTCCTCTGGCTCTACAGGTACTTCCGGTAGTTCTGGTACTAGTGGATCTAGCGGATCATCAGGTAGAGATGGTTCCTCAGGTACTTCCGGTAGTTCTGGATCTACTGGAACTTCAGGTTCTAGTGGTTCTACTGGTTCATCTGGTAGCACAGGTACAAGCGGTTCTTCAGGTACTTCTGGGTCTAGTGGCTCTTCCGGAACATCTGGCTCTTCTGGATCTTCTGGTAGTAGAGGTTCTAGTGGATCATCTGGTAGCACAGGCAGTTCAGGAAGTAGCGGCTCAACTGGGTCTTCAGGCACTGCAGGCTCATCAGGTAGCTCAGGAAGTAGCGGATCTTCTATATCTCTTACAATTGCTGATGAAGGTACGGCTCAAGGTACTGCTACGTTCTTAAACTTTATAGGTGCAGGTGTTAGTGCTACAGTATCTAATAGTACTGGATCTATAACTATAGGAGGTGGAGGTCTTACCACTAAAGCAGGATCTATAGCTAATACATCTTTCACTGGCAATCCTAGGAAAGCTACTGTAACATTCACTACAGCTTTTGGAAATACAAACTACGCAATAGTAGTAACAGGTGAGGACTCAAGAACTTGGACTATAGAAAGTAAATTAACAGGTAGTTTTGTAATAGACTCAAATAGTAATGTAAGTTTAACAGGAACAACATATTGGGTAGCCACAGCTTATGGAGAAAGTTAATAGTTACGGATATGCGACTAATAAACACATCTTTTAGATTAACAAATTCTATTTTTAAAGTAGGAAACCTAAGTTTGTCTGCTCCAATAGTTGGACAAGTCTATAGAGCAGTAACTGTTAACACTTTGGATGCGTTAGAGTATCAAAAAGTGGATGGAACATTAGAAACAGTAAATTTAGCTCAAGATGTACCTCAATATATATTGGCAGTATCCGGATCTATACCAGATAATACACAAGCAGGCGCATTTAGTACAGTAACTGTAACAAACTTGCTTATAACTTCTAGCGTTGATGATTTTGTGTTTACAGAACAGTTAATAACAACTGTAGGATCTGGAACTTGGACAAAACCAGTTGGAGTAACTCAAGTTATAGTTGAATGTTGGGGCGGCGGTGGTGCTGGTGGAGGATCTACTATAAACGGTACTACAGGTGGAGGAGGAGGTGGAGGACAGTATTCGAGAAAATTAGTAACATATGATTTATCTCAAAGTAGTAAATCCTATTCAGTAGGAAGTTCTACAGCAGGAGGAACGGGTATTGGCGCTACTGGTAGCAGTACTACTTGGGAAACAAACGTAGTTATTGCCGTAGGAGGAACGGGAGGCGATGTAGGAGGAACAGTTGATCAACCCGCACCAGGGGGAATAGGAAATAGAAGCGGTTCCATAGGGGATGTGATTTATTTCGGAGCAGATGGGACTGCTGGGTCAGCCACTTTTCCAGATTTCGTTCCATTCGGAGGAGATGGAGGAGCAGGAGCAGGATCAGGAGGAAAAACAGTTGAGTTATCTGATTTTAAGGAGTATGGGGGAATTGGTGGAATAGGAGCTGCTAATTCTTCTGCAAATGGAAATCCAGGAGAAAATTATGGAGGGGGAGGTGGCGGAGCTGTAAAAGTTTCAGGCGCAAACCGTTCAGGAGGCAGTGGAGCTCAAGGTCTAATTAGATTAATATATCCAGTTGTCCCCCAACTATCAGTAGACCCGCAAAATTCTCTAAGTTACCCAGGATCAGGTACTTCTTGGTATGATTTATCATTTAATAATTTTACAGGATCACTATTCAATTCTCCCACTTATACTAGTACACCTCCAGCTAATTTTAGTTTTAATGGAACAAATCAATATGCTATATTTCCATATTCTGGGTCTGCAACATCCAATTTTACATTAACAGCTTGGGTAAAAATTCCAACAACTGGTGGTAGATCGTTTTTATCTAGAGGAAGAGACTTTTCTGGGGACGGATGGAGTTTATATTTAGGTACGGATTCAAACACCAAGCCAGTATTCGGAGTAGTTACTACAGCTCCTAGTACAGTATCTTCTATAATTTCAGGAAGTTCAGCAATAATTACAAATGAATGGTATTTTTTAGTAGGGGTATGGACAGGTGGGGTTTCTCAAGCCCTGTATGTTAATAGTGTATTAGAGACATCTGGTAATAATACTGGAACTAGTTTAAGGAGTTCTACAGAAGGTATAGCTGTAGCTAGTTTATCAACAATTGGGTTTTTTGACATGTCCATAGGGAATTTTAAAGTATATTCTGACGCTTTAACTGAACAACAAATAATTCGTCTTTATAATAATGAGCTTAATAGATATGTGTAATAAAAAATTGAATATGAAAAACACAATAACTGTAAATTTTAAAATACTAGGTATTATTCTTTTATCATTTTTTTTCTTTTTATATTACTATAACTATAGGCCTGTTGAAGAATATCAGATATATAATTACATTAATGAAGACACTACATACATTACTCCAGAAGAGTGGTGGATAAAGACATATCCCCCCACATTTAATAATTAACTTTGTAGAATAACATACAGATAAAATATTTATAATAAATGTCAATATTTTACACAGATACCGGAAGTTTAGGACTGCTAGAAGTATCCGCTAGTGCAGAGAAAGTACTTACCGTAAGAGGTAGCGGATCCGCAATTTTAGTTGTTTCCGGCTCATCAGGACCTTTATTGGAGTTATCTGATTTAAAGGCAGGAAATAATATATTTACACTTACTTCTGGTAGTGTGGATGTGTTTTATATAGAACCTAGCACAAGAGTCGTAATATCAGGGTCTTTGGTAGTAACTAGCGGAATAACTGGTTCCTTATCAGGATCGGCAGGGGGTTCTGGGGCTGGATTTCCTTTTTCAGGATCAGCTGTAATAACTGGTAGTTTATTAGTAACCCAATCGTTTGTTGATTTTTCTAGGGCTACTTCTATAACAGGATCTTTTTTCACAGGGTCTGCTTTTACAGGATCTTTTAGAGGGGATGGTAGCGGCCTTACTGGAATAGCAGCGGGTACTTTTTTAGTAACAGCTACAGGTATATCTATAGCTGACCCTACTTCTGCGGAAGACGTCACACTATTATTCACTTCTGGAAGTACTGTTATTAGATCTGTAAGAGGAGTTATAAGAGGATCTGCTAACCCTTCCGTTACTGTGACTTTGAGATATGATGCTGATAGAAACGCTGCTGGAACTGCTATAGTAAGTGCACAGACTGTTACTAGTACCACAAGTAGTGTTAACTTAGCTTTGACAGCAAATACTACCGTACCTGCTAATAACTTTGTATGGCTAGAAACAACAGCTTTAGCTGGAACTGTCAATGAATTATTTATCGGATTAATATATTAAATTTAGTTTATGCCTTTAGACTACATAGAAGACGAAACAATATATTGGATAGATCCTTCAAATGGGGATGTTTGGGAAAGAACAGGCGGGTGTTCCCAATGTGGGGATTGTTGTGATGATGATCCTGTAGATCACCTATTTAAAAACCAAGATGGAAATTGGGTTCAAGGACAGGGATTAGATCCTGTAATACATGGTAAATGTGCTTACTTTAGACTAACAGAAGATAATAAAGGATTTTGCACAGGGAGGGATACACATTATTATTTAAATGGATGTAAATTTCAACCTTCAAAACCTAATCATATAACAGATTGGCCTAATTGTACCTATAAATTTACTAAAATAAATTAAGTTATGTATGCCTATAAAAACATGGAATTTAAATCAAATTAACGTTGGCGGTACAAACCCAAATAGATTATGGTGGGATGAAGCAGCCGCTGTTGCAGCAGCAACATCAGTAACAGGATGGACTGTAGCTAAAACAGCACTTGGTAATTACCGCTTATTATCTCAAGGAGCCGAAGTAGCAGGTTTTTCAACAACCATTCAACCTACGGCTACAGCACCTGTTGTAGATAACTCATATAATGCTACCGCAATTTATACACCACCAGATTTATTAAGTGATATTGAAAGTATATCTACCTTATATGAATACAATGGGTATTTTCCAGCAGGAGATTGGACATTTAACTTTCCTGTTATTGCAGTAGGTGCAGGGGGTCAGCAGGATGGTAGAATGGGTATAAGAGTTTTTAAAGCGTCTAGGTCTGGAACTGCATTTTCCGGAACAACACAATTAACTGCAGCTAGATTAGTTGGAACTACTGTATCTAACTTAGCAACAACAGTTGCACAAACTAGTACAGTAACGTGGACAGCTCCTATTGTTAGATTAAATTATGAATTTCTTATAATAAAAATGGCTTGGGAGATTACAGGTGCAACTAATAATAATGCTAGTGACGTAGTATTAAGATATGGTACAGGAGCTAGTATGGTCTCCCCTAATTTTAGAAAACGATCCTATAATATAACCTCTGATTAATATTTATCTATATGGCACTAAACTTTCCATCAAACCCCGCTAATTTGCAGCAATACACGGACGATAACGGTATTGTATGGCAATATATTTCTACAAAAGGGATATGGAATGTGTATAGAGATGATGCTTTAAAAGAATTTTTAGGGGCTAAAATAGTATTAGATACAAACAAATCTTTAATATCTACTCTAACCGCTGTTGCTTTTGATTCGGAAGCCTTTGATATAGGAGAGTATTTTAATTTGGTAAGCCCTACCAAACTTAATATCAGTAGACCAGGGTTTTATAGAATTAATTTATTGGTATTAGCAGGGTCTTTGGGTAGCGGCGCTTCCTATACTTTTACAGTTAAGAAAAACGGTAGTACAACAATAACTACTACAATTGCGGGAGCCAATCAATCGGTAACATATGATGAAATTTTAGAATTAGTATCTGGAGATTATGTAGAATTATATGCTTCCGAAACAGATGGAGTAGGGGATATAGTAGCTGGATCTTTTTTTGAAATTCAAAACATAGGAGATACTATAGGATCAGCACAATCTACTGCTACTAAATTTAGCGGTCTAAAATTAAATTTAACGTCTGAAGAATCTTTATTAGCCTCTTTTTCTGCCATAACATGGGATAGCGCACAATTCAATACAAACGCAGATATAAACGGAAACTCGTATTGGAGTATAAGTGACTCATCCAAAGCAAAAATATATACTAATGGTTATTATAGATTAAAAAGTTATTTTAAAGCGAGTACATTAGGAAGCAATAATTCTTATACTATAGATTTAAGAATAGACAATACTTCATATGCTAGTTCTTCCTTAAGTCCGAATGATTCTTTAGATTTTGATAATGTTTACAGCTTAGCTTCTGGAAGTTACATACAAGTTTTTGCTAAAGAAAGTGGGGGAATAGGCACTATAACAACCGATAGTTTTTTTGAGTTAATTAGATTAGGAGTATAAAAAATATAAGATATGCCTTTTATAAAATCAACAAGTACAATAACAAGCACTGCTATAACAGTTCCGGGACTAACTGGAGGTACCAATGGAAAGTTGGTTAGAGTGAATGGAGAAAATACTGTAACAAATGCTGCAAATACAGATAGTGTGTCTCAACTAAATGCTGTCCTACTAAAAGTAGGAGGCATATATTATGCCGAAGGTGTTGTTACAGGACTGACTTCTCTAGCTGCCGGATCTCCTTATTTCTTAGGGTCTGATGGTAGTTTGGTATCTACTCCTCCATTTCCAACATCTACAGTAAGATCTTTATATGTAGGATTTGCTATTAATAGTACAGATTTAGTTTTTAGACCAGGTATACCAATATCAGGATAATGAAGATATATAATTGGGATTTAGAAGGATTTGAAAAAGCGTATAGTAAATACCACTATATGCCGCATTTGAGTGATTGTGAAGATGGCATTGATGAACACGGCCATTTTCACGACACTCAGCATGAATGTGGGAGGGCTTCTTGTATTTGTGCTTTTGAGGATGAGATGATTACTTATTCAAAATTATTTTTTGAAAAAGATCCTATTTTCAAACACAGGGCAGAAAATTTAATTAATACTTTAAATATACCAGTAGGCAGTAAGATATTTGTTGGTGGGTGTGGATTTGGTTATTTAATGGAACATCTAGCTGATAAAAGAATGAATGTTTGGGGATGTGACAATTCTCCATATATACAACTAAACATAGATACAGAAGCTTCTTATCCTATTCATAATATTGATTTATTAGATTCTAATTTTGTAGATTTAATCAGACAAGAAACAGGGGTATATTACTTTGACTATGTTATAACTGAAGATGTTTTAACATCGTATAGTGAGGAATCTTATATTAATTTCTTTAATAATTTAGAAGGCATTTTAAATCCTAATAAATCAAAAAAAAATATAATACACATAGTAGACACTAATTGCGGCCCTATGTTTATTCAAAAAGAACTATCTCAGTGGAGCACAGTAAATGAAGATCACACATGGTTAGATTCACAAGCTATATCATACTAAAATGTGTCCTATTTGTATAATATCAACTGTAGTTTATTTTTTAGCATGGGCTATCGGAATATTTGGTTTTACCAAAGCAGCAAAATGGATAAAATTTAAATATTATCAATGGTCTGGTAAGAAATGTAATAAATGTAAATGTAGAGAAGATGCCAATAACTAATATATCTCAAAGCGTTAATTTAAATAATAAATCAAATTATTATCTAAACTTGCCTTCTAATGCGGGATTAAGTTCTGGCTATTGGTTTTATTATTCAGCTAGCTCTGCTAATAGTACTATACCAGGAAAGATAGTTCCATATCGTTGGGGCACCCAACTTACTACAGTAGAAGGGGAAACTCTAACTATGGAAGGTACTATACCTTTAGCTACTGAAAGTTTAAATAGGCAAAGGATATTTCACGGATCTACTATCACAAGAATAGGTCCTGGAATTAATGATATTACACTAGCTCAAGAGGAAGATGCTTTTTACTTCTATCATATAGGCGCATTGTCTGCAGGAGATACTCCAGGATATTGGGATAGAGCTTTTAAATTATCTGTAGGGGGAGGAGAGTGGGACTATTATCAATACCATCAACACTCTCCTAACGTATATGCCAGCTATGATAGCGCTAGGATAGCACAAGCAGGTTATACATATATTAACGAATCTGACAAGAGATTTGCATATTTACAACCGATACAGGTGTCCAACATGGGCACAAACTATTTACAAGTATTAGCTAGAATACACCAACCTTCTGTAGGAGGTGCGCACAACTCTCATAATGATATAGAATTAGGTAGTAGCACAACAAAAAATTATCAAATAGCTGGAATTATACCTGGTACTTCTGATAAGTTTCATGCTTTTTATATAGCTGCTAGTTCTTCTAAATGGGAAGTGTTTAGCAGAACTTATGTACTGGCTAACGGTTCTTTTACTTCTGAGATTAATCACGGAGCTTATGATTTAGCAGCTCCTACTTTTAGTGTGGCCTCTGCTAGATATGAAAAGCCTCCTTTAAGAGCAAGTGTAGGAGCTCTGTTAGGATCTAATGTATATGTACCTGTAATATACACTTCAGGATCTAAATTTAATTTAAATATTTGGAGCTTTCCTTCAGCAACTAGTGTTTCTACAGGAGACATAGTTGTAACAACTCTTTTAACAGGATCTAATTTTCAACCAGATTGTCATTTGACAACCGCTAATAATGAATTAAATGCTGTAGTTAGTGACGTAAATGCTGGGTGTGTTGGTTACTATAAATTGTCCAGCAGTGCGTGGGTTAAACAAGGTGATATAGTAACTAATGGAACTCAGGAAGTTTTAAGAATACACGGATTTAATTATAATCCACAAGATAATTTATTCTATACTTTAATATCAGGTAATATAACGGGATCAGGAACTTATTCCGGATCTGGTATATATAGCTTTTCTGATGGAGCCGTTTTTACAGGATATGAACATATAAGCTATATTACTTCAAGTTATGGATTTCAATTAAAAAATGCACTATCTCCTGGGTATTTAAAATATACTAAGTTAGATGGGTCTTTGGTATTTCAAACTGGGTCAGAGCCTCAAAGTGTAGATGAAGCTTATCAGGTACTTAAATACGATATAGCATCTCCTAAGTTTTTTGACCAACATGAAACTCATATAGGGGGAAAAGAGTATTTTTATGCTGGAACTAAACTACAAGATGGAAGAACTATTTTAGTTGGAAACATAGAAAGTAACGAAGATAATAAAGGAGGAGCGGATTTGTTATTGGCTGTATACCCGGAAGATGGAGGAGATGTAGAATACTATGCAGCCGGAACTTCCGATATTGATTATTTTACAGGGATAGTGGAAGATACACAGAGAAGGTGTTTATGGATGACTGGGTATACAAGAGGATATCTAGCAAGTAAAAAAGATATTAAAATACATGCTTTTGGTAGAGGATTAATTGACGGTGATAACTTTCTGGAATGGAGAGATGTGTCAACAGACATCAGCGGTAGTCAATACATAGTAGGAAATCATATAACAGGGGATAGAGTAGTAGCTGCCAAATATGACGCTAATTTAGATTTAGTATGGCAAAGAGACATATCTAATAATTCTTTTGCGACAAATTCTATGTATGGAATTACAGTAGATTCTAATAATAATTCTTACATAGCTGGTAAAAGTGGAGGGAAGGCTTTAGTTATAAAATTTGATTCAACAGGAAGTTTACTATTTTCTAATTTATATAGCAGTAGTAATAGTGAAAACTATGCCACTTCTATAGCTACAGTAGCTAAATCTTCTCAAGAATATATTGTTGTTCCTATAGTAAGCGGATCTTCAACTACTATAACAATTTTAGATACTACAGGAAGCATTGTTGAACAAAATTTTATATCTAATTTTATAGTAAATAAAGTAAGAAAATCTGATTCCGAACAAGGATATTTCCTGTTAGCAGGAAAAACTTCTGGATCTATATCTCAAGCTAAATTTGCTAAAGCAGAAGTTTTAGCTACTGGTGACATGTTAAAGTGGATGTATACCTTTTCTAGTGGAAGTATTCCTACTGGATCCACATATACTGTAACCAATCAAGGTCTCAACAACTATGTATTTAATGGCGGAGGTTTTGTTGATCAAACAGATCCCACTCTAACTGTTGTAAGAGGAGCTACATATGTATTTAATGTAAATGCTACTGGGCATCCTTTTTGGATAAAAACTGCTCAAGTAACAGGTACTGGAAGTGCTTATAATGTTGGAGTTACAAACAACGGTACAAGTAGCGGATCTATAATCTGGGAGGTATCTGATACAGCTCCAAGTACTTTATACTACATTTGTCAAATCCATTCAGGGATGTCTGGAACTATTAATGTAGTTAGTTCTACAACTAAGGCTTTCGAGGCCTTTGATATAAAAAATACAGAGGCTGGAGTGGGAAACACTTTGGGTTCTGGATTAGGCCCCAAATACCATATAGTTGGTAATAACGGTGCTGATGGTTTTATAACTAAGATAGTAGTAGATGATGATGGAATAGGGACATTTCAAGCCTCTAGATTATGGGCAAGAACTATCGCTTCTTCTTCTATAGCGTCTCTTACTAATACTTTATATACAACTTCTCCTACTTCTAGCTTATCAACCTATGTAATAGGATATACATCTGCTTCAGCAGAAGGAGAGGGATTAGATGATGCTATTATAGCTAAATTTGATTATAATGGAGATAGATTGTGGTCTAATACTTTAGGGCACATGGGGAATGATAGATTGTTATCCACAGTAAATGATGTTACTCAAGACAATCTTTTAAGTGTAGGATGGTCAGAATCCCATACTAATGGAAGAAGGACTTTTTTATTCAGAAGTTCAAATACTGGATTCGGTACTGGTAATTACCATTTGGAAGGATATGCCGGACTTGAAATGCAATATAAAAGCAGTTCTATTTCAGTATTGTTTAGTAGCGGGTCTCTATCTACCATAAGTGCCCTTTCTGATGTTGTTGGATCAGTAACAAGAGCTTCTCAAAGTTATACAAGTCAAAATCTCCAATATTCTGAAGAAATATATGATGGAGGAGTATCCTATGATATGTTTATAGCTAAACTAGATTTAGATACTCTACAAACACACAAAAACACAGAAGAACACAAAGCTCATAATTCTGTGTGTAATGCAGGACCTGAATATGTAGACGACAATTTTACTTTTTACCAAGTAGGAACTTCTGGAGATGGGACTGCTGATGATGGAAACTATTTTGGATACGATCTTTTACTCATGACAGGTAGCAATAAAGTATTTGTCGCAGGACAATCTTCTGGAGATATTGCTTTTTATAACTTAGGAGGTTCTGGTATATATGACTATTGCTTAGCTGTTTTTGATCCTGAGACAGAAAGTTTTGAATTCTACCAATCTGGATCATCTCAAGATGAAGAAATATACGCTTGTACAGAATTAAATGATGGAAGTGGTAGTATAGCTTTCGTCGGAAGGAGTATAGGAACTTTTGCTACTTCTAGTTTTGGGGGATACGATATATTTCTTGGGATATATAATCCAATAAATGATAATAGGAGATACTTTAGTTATGGTTCTATTTTAAATGATAGAGGAGTTAATGTTCACGATCTGGGAAATAACGAATTAGCTATTGTGTATGAAACAGCAGATTCAGTTGGAACATCTACTTCTGCTGGAGGATTTGATATAGGAGTAATAAAATTTAACTACAACACAAATACATGGGCCACTGCTTCTTTTCAAGCAGGTAGCGATGAAGATGAGTTTCTGTCTCAAGACGGGAAACCATCCTGCCTATTACCAGACGGAAGGATAGTTATAACAGGAAAGACTTTAGGTCCTTTCTCAGATGGTGGACAATCTTACGGAAATACAGATATGTTTTTAGGTATTTTAGATTTATCTGATGGAACCTATAAAAAATATCAAATAGGTACCGCAGGTAATGAAAATGGAACTACTGTATTCTATTTAGGGGGAGGACAAATAGGAGTAGCTGGGTATACAGATGCTTCTTTTGAAGAACCAGTAAATGGTATATTCGTAAAATTTGATGCTATTTTAGGAGTAAAATCCAGAATAGAATAAAAAAAATATAAAATTTATATACAAAAGTATATATTTGCATATATTTATAATAGAACAAAAATTTAAATTATGAATTTAGTAGTTATTCTTCTTTTAGCAGCAGCTGTAGCTGTCGTAGTTTATTTATCAGTTAAAAAGTCTAAGAACGTAGAACCAGAGGTTCAATCTAAACCAGATTTAAGAATTGACGTAGAGTTCCCAGAGGGAATTAAAGAAGGAACTCAATTAGCGACTGAGCCAGCTAAGGTAGAAGAACCAAAAGAAGAAGTAGTACAAAAAGAAGTGGTTAAGAAGTCAAAACCAAAAGCAAAAACTTCCGCTAAGAAATCTGACGCTAAAAAATCTAAATAAGAATAAAGGGTGAATAAGTTAGTAGAAATAGCTACGGCTTGGATTTCTGCTGCCAACCCTTCTGCAGATGAGAAAGAAAGGGCTGAGAGTAGAATAAAGATTTGTGACACTTGTGAAGAGAATAAAATAAGTGAAATTTTAAATTATCACTATTGTGGCAAGTGTGGATGTCCTTTAGAAAAGAAAATATTCTCCCCCCTACCAGGGAAAGAAGCTTGTCCATTAGCTAAATGGGAAGTATAAAAAGTTATATATGGCAGAAAAAATGCTTACCGCACAGGAAATTAACGAATTAAAAGATTTAAACAAAAGTTTTAATAGTGTTATATCTTCAATAGGAGAGACAGAAGTAAAAATTGGACTTTTAGATAAAAAGAAGGTTGAATTGCTAAAAGAGAAAGAATTTTTACTCTCTGACTACGAAAAGTTAAACACAAAAGAAACAGAAATTACCAATAGACTTCTAGAAAAGTACGGAGAAGGTAAAATAGACATAGAATCCGGAAAAATAGAACTACTCTAGAATTGTTTTTGTCATTTTTGCTAGAAAATATTGATATTTATTAACGTATCAATACATAATATTTTCAAACTTAATAGAAAATGACAGAACAAATTCTCTCTGCTGGAGTCTATACCTCCGAAAATGATCAGAGTTATTACAGCCAAGGTACTATTCAAACTGGATTGTCATTAGTAGGCCCTACCGAAAAAGGACCTGCTTTTGTTCCTACTGATGTAACTAGCTATGGACAGTTTACTTCCATTTTTGGTGGAGACAGCTCTAACTCATATGTCCCACAAACTGCCTTTAGTTATTTACAGGCAGGAAATAATGTAAAAGTAACAAGAGTGTTGGGTAACGGAGGATTTCTTTACGGTTCCTCTAGACCTTTAGCAGCTATTTGTAGCGGATCTTATATTATTTCTGTACTGTATCCTACTAAGAACGACACTCCTACCGTAGGAATCTCAGGTTCCATGAAAGGCCCAGTGTCTTCTTCATTCAGTGCAACACTTTTTGCTACATCTGGATCTGGAATCATGTCAGCATCCTTTAGTGCTTCTTTGAATCCTACTGCTACTAACTTTATTTCTAAAGTAATAGGAACTGACGAAAACTATCAAACTGGATCAATATTCCCTTATTTACTTTTTAGCAACTTTATCACTTCTAGTGGAGTTCTTAATAGTACTGTGGATATTTCCGGTTCTTTAGTATTTAGTGGTGGTAACTGTGTGTTCACTAGTTCAAATGCTGGTGGATATGATCATGCTGCCACTCCATGGGTTCTTTCTGATAGTGGAGTTCAGCTCTTCAAATTACATCATAGGTCTGATGGCTTCAAAACAAATAAAGACGTAAAAGTAGCTATAGCTAACATTAGTCAAGGAGCCACAGCAGAAGATTATTCTAGCTTTGACGTATATGTACGTCAGTGGAATGACACTGATAGGATTCCTTCTATATTAGAACAATTCGTAGGAGTAAACTTAGATCCAGATTCTCCAAGATATATTGGAAAGATAGTTGGTGACAAATACTCTGAATACAATGAGACTCTCCAAAGAGTTATCGAATACGGAGATTTTGTAAATAATTCTAACTATATTAGAGTACAAGTAGCTGAAGGTGTTGCAGATAAAGCAACACATCCTCAGTTGTATCCTAATGGGCACGCTGCTTTGTATGAAACAATAACAGGGTTTACCAGTAAGAATCTGCCTCCTGCAATATTGTTAAGTAGCAGTGCTTCTAGCGCAACTTATTCTGGATTTGATTACACAAATTCTGATAACTGGAACTACCTGAACCCAATTCCTTCTGGAGCTGGATTAGGTTTGAATGCAGCGTTTACTAAGCCAACTGGTGATAACAAGTTTATTCTTCCTTTCCAAGGGGGTACTGATGGTATGAACTATACCGTAATCAAGAAGAAAGGAGATAAAATAGCTGCATCTAACTTGTTTGGTTTAGACTTATCAAGTGCTACTGCAGGTGGAGCCGCTTCTTACATAAAAGCTTTGAATATACTTTCTAATACAGAACAGTACAATTTTGATCTTCTTGCTCTTCCTGGTGTTATAGAAGAGTATCATGGTGCAGTAACTGCAATAGCTCAAAACATTGCAGAAGAGCGTACCGATTGTGTATACTTGCGTGACCTGACTGGTTTAAATGCATCAGTTGTTACCGCTATAACCACCGCTGCTGGTCTAGACTCTAGCTACAGTGCTACTTACTTCCCATGGGTTAAAGTAAGAGATCTCAACAGCTCTAAAGATATCTACGTTCCTCCAACAGTTGTAGTACCACAGGCATATGCTTATAATGATAAAGTAGCTGCTGAATGGTTTGCTCCTGCTGGTCTGAATCGTGGCGGTCTCGGAGGTGCAATCGACACTCGTATCCGTCTTACTAAGGCTGATAGGGACGCTCTTTACAACGGTAGGGTAAACCCAATCGCTAAATTCCAGAACACTGGAGTAGTAATCTGGGGTCAAAAAACTCTTCAAGTTAGGGACACAGCTCTTAACCGTATCAATGTACGTAGGTTGTTAATCAATCTTCGTGAGTATATCAGTGGAGTAGCTGTTAACTATGTGTTCGAGAACAATACAATAGCAACCAGAAATAAACTCATCAGTGCCATAACTCCTTACATGGAGAACGTACAGTCCCGTCAAGGTCTGTATGCCTTCAGAGTAGACATTAGTGATGCTTTAAATACCAATGATGTAATCGATCGTAACCAACTTATAGGTAAGATCTACGTATCTCCTGTTAAGTCCATCGAATTTATCTTGTTGGAATTCAACATCACCGGAACTGGAGTAAGTTTCCAATAATCAAATATTTATAATAAAGTAAAATAATACAAAATGGCATTGCTTAGTACAGATGAAATGTTGGGTACATTATTTGAACCCATCCTCCAACACAGGTTTATTATGTACATTGACGGAATTCCTTCCTACTTGATCAAAAAAGTAGGTGGAATTGGATACGACGATGGAGAAGTAATCATTGACAATATTAACAGCTATGTTAAATTCCGTGCAAAGCGCAGGTGGAATGACGTAACTCTTAGTTTGTACAACCCAGTAACACCTTCCGGTGCCCAAGCAGTAATGGAATGGGCTCGTTTAGGATACGAGACTGTAACAGGTCGTGCTGGCTATGGTGACTTCTACTGGAAAGACATCACTTTCAATGCCATCGATCCTGTCGGTAACGTAGTAAATGAGTGGGTAATTAAGAAGGCTTTCATTAAAAGTGTGTCTTCCTTCGGTGACTGGGACTGGTCATTGGATGCATACACCACAATTGAAATGACTTTAGGAAATTCCGGTATGATTTTGAATTTCTAATAAAAATCCTTAAAAATGAAAGACCCGTCATATTTATTTATGGCGGGTTTTTTGTTATATTGCCATACAAAGTCTCCAAAATGAATAAAATTAAGTACTTTATCGCTTTTGTGAAGGCAGAATGCCGAAAAGAAGGCGTTAAATGCGACTTAAGAAATACATATTATGTAAAGGTTTCGGACTCCATACAAGCCTCAGGATACTTTGATGAATCAGTTCCAATCTTAGTTTGTTCTATGAATCGTAAGGATTCTATAGAAATCTTAGTACATGAATACGGTCATCTAACTCAGTGGAGAGAGAATATTCCATTATGGAAAAAAGCAAATGATGCAAATCTTGCTATAGATGAATGGTTAGGAGGTAAGAATATTAGAAATATAGAGAAGCATATAGCAAATGCCAGGGACCTAGAACTAGATAACGAAAAAAGATCTGCTAAGCTTATAAAAGAATTTGAACTGCCTATAAACGTAGAAAATTACATAAAGAAAGCAAACTCTTATATTCATTTTTATAACTACCTATTGATATCTAGAAAGTGGTCAAACTCTAAGAACAGTCCTTACAGTAATAAAAGGATAATGGAAATAATGTCTCCAAAGTTTAATATGGGATATAAAAAGCTCTCTAAAAAGATAGAGAAGATTTTTATTGAGGAGGGTATATAGTTTGATATTTATGTCTTAAATTTGATATTTATATACACAAATTGCATTGAAAATGAAGCAAACTGAAAAACTTGATAGTCTTATTAAGAAAATAATTAAAGAGGAGCTTGAAGAAAGAAAGACAATATACCCAAGCAAGACAGGGAGTATAGGAGGTATAGTAGATACTAAAGATAGAGAACAGGCAAAAACTGATCTTAGAACAGGCAAATCCGTACAATTAGTAAAACCAGAAGAAATACCAAGTCTAAAAGAAAAAGAATCAGAAGAAGAAAAAATAGCAGATACAGAAATTATGGAAAACGAAGTAAAAGCATCTGATCTAGCTGGTCAGGTATCAGAGATGATAGACAAATTAAAGACCATGTCAGAAGGCGGAGACGACGTTAAGAAACAAAAGCTTGCTGTTAAGGCAATGAAACAAATGGAGTCCGCTAAAGCCGCATTACATACCCTTGCAGCGCATGAAGTGATGCTTGAAGAGAAGCAGCAGGCAGAAGAAGAAAAAGAGGCAGAAAAGCACGTAGGTAAGTTTAAGAAGGCTTTAACTAAACTTGTTAAAGAACCCGCTGCTGTAGAAAAGATCTCTGCAAAAATGGATGCTAAAAAGATGGCAGAACTTAAAAAGAAAATAAAGAGTGGTGAATTAGATGAAGAGAAACTTGCAAAAGTAATGCTCCAGCATTCGTTAAAAGAAGGTTGGATTAAGTAACCCCTGTATAAATCCCATACAAAAGGCCCACCAATAAAAGGTGGGTTTCTTTTTTATAAAAAATAAAAATCGTATATTTATATATATAAAATATAGTTTATGTCCGATTTAATGAATGTTCCAACTCAAACCCTTGATCTTCCTTCTAAAGGGATGATGTATCCAGAAGGAAACCCCCTAAGTTCAGGAAAAGTAGATTTGTACATGCCTACTGCTATGCATGAAGATATTTTAACTAATAAAAACTTCATACAGCAGGGTGTAGTTCTTGACAAGTTCCTACAAGCTATTATAGCTTCTAAGATCGATTATAATGATCTTTTAGTAGGAGATAAGAATGCTATCATGATAGGAGCTAGGATCTTAGCTTATGGCAGTAAGTATGCTTTTAAATACACAGATCCTGTGACAAGAGAGGCAGAAGAAGTAGCTGTAGACCTTTCAGAACTACAAGAAAAAGAACTAGATTGGAGTTCTATAAAGAAAGGAACTAACGAATTTGAGTATCAACTGCCTTTGTCAAAGCAACTTGTAACATTTAAGATCCTTTCTCATAAAGATGAGATGGCTATAGAAGCCGAAATAAAGGGATTGCAGAAGGTAAATAAGAATATGTCTGCAGAGACCACTATAAGACTGGCTCAATCCATAGTAGCTGTTAACGGAGACAGGGATAGGAAGATTGTCAGAGATTTTGTGAAGACTATTCCTATGAGGGATTCTCAAGATCTTAGAAGAAAGATTATAGAATCTACTCCAGATATCGTAATGAAATTTGATTTTACTAGGAAAAATGGTGAGGTAGTGGAGGGCCTTAGCATACCTATGACGGTTGACTTTTTTTGGCCTGACCTCTCAGTATAGAAGCCAAGTATTTGATGAAATCCTTTGGCTTTCCATGAATAGTAATGGAGGAATTTCATATTCTACCGCGTATAATATGCCTATAGCATATAGATTTGTTAATATAAAAAAGATATCTGATATAATAAAGAAACAAAATGAGGAAATGGAGAAATCTAGGAGAGGAAATAGCCTCTCAATGGAAGATTTAACAAAGAGAAGAGAACAAATGCCAGATTTTGTATCTCCGAGAGCCGCTAGTAAAAAATAGCGGCTTTCATATTTATATATAAAGCTAAGGAATGGCTACAACGCCCTCAAATAATCAATCAAATCCTCAAGATAACTTAACTGAGTTACAGAAAGCAGCTAACTTAGTAGCTGAGACATTGGCTAAAGCTAAAGGACAGGTTTTAGGTATAACTGATTCTGTACGTGATCTATCTCAAGAGTTCAAAAAGAGTTCCGCTGGATTAAGAAGTATCTATGAATATAGTACAGATGTAAAAAATGATATATACGATGTAGTATCTTTAGCTGCTAAGCTAGGAACTGAATATATAAACCATGAACAAATTCAAAAAAGAGTTCTTGAGAATCAACAACAACAAAAACTTTTACAGACAGAGCTTTCAGAAAACTTAAAATCTAAGTATGCAGATGAGGCTACTAGAGAAGCCGAAATGCAAAAAATGTTAGAAGGACAATCAGCTGTTTATGACAATATAATTAGTAGGTTGGAAAGTAAAGTAAAAGCCGAAAGAAAAAGCGTTACGGAAGAAGAGAAAGCAATAGTTCTTCTTGTAGAACAATTGAGGCAGAGAGAAAAAATAGCGTTGTCTTTAGATCAAGTTAATGAAAAATTAGAGGAAGGAAATAAGAAAGTAGCAGAAACACAAATAAGAGCGCAAGCTCTATCAAAAATATTTGGGACTTTTTCTGGTATACCATTCTTAAAAGAATTTATGAACTTTAAAAAGATTTCTGATTCTTTTAAAGAAGGGTTTGGGGCTGGTATGAGAAGCATAGGATCTGAAATACTGCTCATAGTAAAAAGCCCTTTATTTTTATTAGCAGCCGGATTACTAGCAATTGTATCTATTTTTAAGTCTATAATAAAGGCTACTTTTGAATTTGATAAATTACTTACTAAAGTAGGAAATAATCTAGGAATATCTAGAGACGCATCAGTCGAGTTGATGGATACTTTTAGATTAGTTTCTAATGGAGCTAATAATGTTGTTTCCTCTCTAGATAAATCATTTTTATCTATAAAAAATCAAGCAGTTGCTATGGGAGAAATTCAAGATCTCCTTGAAACAAATGCAATGGTTACAAATGAGATGGTACAAAGCCAGATATTCTTAACCAAGCAGATGGGACTGACTGGTGAGGAATCTAAAGGACTTCAAGAAATGTTCCTGTTAAGTGGACAAAGCGTAGAAAAAATGTTATTGGATACAAGAAGACAAGTAGATCTGTCCAATAAACAAAATGGAATAGCCCTCTCTTACAAAAAAATAATATCAGATATAGCTAAAGTAAGTGCTAGCATATCTGTAGCATATAAAAACAATCCTGAGTTAATAAGGCAAGCTGTTATTCAAGCTAATAAATTAGGGTTATCTTTAGAACAAACTGAAAAGATAAGTAAAGGATTGTTAGATTTCGAAACTTCTATATCAGGAGAATTAGAATCTGAACTTTTATTAGGAAGACAGTTAAATTTTGAAAAAGCCAGAGCTTTAGCCTTAGATGGCAAATCAGCAGAGGCAGCAGCTGAGTTAATGAGCCAGGTAGGAGGACTAAATGCTCTTACTAATATGAATGTAATTCAGAGAGATAGACTTGCTGCTTCAATTAATTTATCTTCTGAAGAACTTCTTACTTCTGCTAAAAGACAAGAAGTCCTAAATAAATTAGGAGAAAAAAATAAAGAGGGATTAGAAGAGAGGTATGAAATGCTAAGGAGAAGTGGGGACTTGGCAGGTCTAGCTAAGTTACAAGAAGAAGCTGCTAGAATAGAAGGGGGAAAAGCTTTATTACAAGACATAGCTAAAGCAAACTTGCAAACTAGATTTGAAGAATCTATGGAAAGAGTAAAGCAAGTATTTACTGAAATAGCAGCAGGCCCACTTACACGTATGTTAGAAAGTATTGCTACCTTTTTACAAAATACAACTGCGTTGAAAGTAACATTGATAGCTATATCAACAATAGCTGGAGTTATAGCAGCTTCTCTAGTTACTGCTGCTGTAGCAGCTACTATAGCATCTGGAGGATCTAATTTAGTGGCCGCTGGTGCTATAGTAGGAACAGGATTGCTAGCAGGAGGTTTAACAGCTATGGCATTATCTGGCGGAGGAGAAACTCCTTCCGGACAACCACCAGCACCAGCAGTATCAACTACAACAAGAACCGCTGCAGGAGCAACAGATAATGCAGCATCTTCTCAAAAATTAGAAGAAAAACTAGATAGATTAGCTACAGCCATAGAAAAAGACAGAAATATATACTTTGATACAACTAAAGTAAATACAGCTTTAGGAATGGGGTCTAGGGAATAAAACTAAATTATATTTATTTTAAATAACAAGAAGTGCCATCATTACAAGAACTAGCTAATAATCTTCCAAACTATAAATACTATAGTGGGGTAGGTAATTTTACTCAAAATAAATTAAAGTTTGGAAATGATAAGCCTGGTAATGGATCTAGCAATCAACCATTTGTGGTAAGAGCTATAGATCAAAGATGGTCTCCTTCTAATTTTAATGATGGGCTTACTAGATTTGGAATTGTAACTACAGTATCAAGAGCTGCTGCTGACGTAGAAAGAATATCTAAGTTTTTATACACTACTATACAAGGTCCTTTATTTCTACTAAAGCAAGCAGGATTACAAAGAATGAATCCTGATATAGAGAAGGAAGATGAGAGTAAAAGATTCGGGCCACTTAGAACTTATAATCCTTTAGGTATAAATACTCTAGCTCAAGTTGGAGTTAATGCATTTGGTTTGCATTTTGTAAAACACGGATTATATCCAACATTTAGTGAGCAAAATTCTTATGAAAAACTTGTATTAAAAAGAGATGCGGATAATGTAAATAGGTTAGCTATATTAGTTCAAAAATTAAGCAATCCTAAACAAAGGCAGAATTTTATACTTAGATATGCTGGGGGCCCTAAATCTTTTTATGGAATAGGCAATACTACAATACCTAGAAGTTCATATTCTTTATTACAAAAATCTACTACTAACTATAATGGAGTTCAGGATGAAAGCGGATTTATTTCCATACCAGTATGGAATTTAGAAACTTTAAATCCTGTATCTAGGGATATACTACTAGATCCGTCAAGACCTGTAGAATTTGAAGGAGAAAACTATAATAGACCAGTAATAGGTCCAAATGATGTTAAAGATTATACAAATAATTCTTATCAGTTAAAAAGCAATCAAGACTTTAGAAAATATAAGAATGCTCTAAATAGTAAATCTGATATAAAGGGGTATACACTTCCTGAAACAAATTATGAGTATTTTAATTTGGAAAGAAGAATAGGTATAGCCAGGGTAAGAAAACCTGAAGAAAGGTCAAATTATAATACTAATGCCGACACTGCTGATAGAATAAATGCCATAAGTCTTTTTTATTCGAAAACAGCAACTGGTGTGGACATAAATGGGAAACAAATAAATGTAGCAGATGATCCTAGTACATCAATAAGAGACATTATAAAATTTAGAATAAAAGTATTAGATAATAATGTAAGACCTGACCCAGCAGGTAATAGCGCTGGGGTATATATTATTTTCAGAGCTTATATAAACAACATAAGAAGAGGTGTTATTTCTAAGTGGGATCCGTATAAATACGTAGGAAGAGGGGAATCCTTCTATGCATATGATGGAGTTACAGAAACTATAACTATTTCATTTACCATAGCCGCTTCATCTAGGATGGAAATGAAACCTCTATATCAAAAACTAAACTACCTTATATCTTCATTAGCCCCAGATTATAAGGATAATTTGATGAGAGGCAATATATCAGAACTTACAGTAGGAGATTTTATATTATTCCAGCCAGGAATAATAACTAATCTAGATATGATAATAGATGAGGACTCTAACTGGGAAATAGCAATAAATGAATTAGAACAGGGATCAGATGTGGACATGCATGAGCTTCCTCAGCTTATAAAATGTACCATGACATTTATACCTATCTACAACTTCTTAGTAAGAAAATCATCTGAGGCTCCATTTATAGGAATAGATGGATTGAGAGAGCCTAATAAACCTTTAAAACAATGGCTAAAAGATAGTAGTAATACACTCAAAGAAACATCTCCTAATCCTACTAAAGTAAAAAAAGCGGGCACAGTTTCTGTACCAGAGCCGCAGAAGGTAAATAATTTACAAGACCCTGACGCTTTTGTAAATAAGTAATAACATGAACAGATACAGAGATATAAAAGTACTTAAAGATAGCATAAACACAAAAAGGTATTTAAGATCGGTTAAATACCCGGAAGTGTTGTTTAGTGACTCTGATATATACATAGAAACGGCTTATGGAGATAGATTGGACATTATCTCATATGATTATTATAAATCTGTAGATTATTATTGGGTACTTATTGTAGCGAATAATTTACCAGGAGATAGTATATTTGTCCCTCCAGGAACACAATTAAGAATTCCTGGCAGCTTAGACAGAATATTGCAAGATTATGACACACTAAACGGAATATAAAAAGTTATGTCTATATTTAAAAGTACTTTCAAACCCTTTGTAGTACGCCAGATTAATACAAGGCAGAATTTACTAGCCGAAGAAAAAAGGCCCGTAGATTTTAATTACTACGTCTCCAGTAAAGTTCCTTGGATAAGAATGACATCTTTTGTGGATACTGGAGAAGAAGGGAAAGAAACTCCTGATCTTGCCAAGAAATATATCTTGATGGGAGGTACTTTATACAATAAAAAAATAACTGACCCAGATACTGATGAAATAATAGATGCATATTACACTAGAGCAGGAATAGGGGGTAGAGGAGGAGCATACGCAAGTGATCTAGGAAATATGCAATACGGCATAAGACCGATGCCCGGTATAACAGGACTGAGGACTAAATCTTTAGGTGCTTATGGATCTTTAACTGAAACTACAATTAAGTTTATTGCTTGGGATAAGAAACAAATGGAAGATCTCAGTGTATTATTTCTAAGACCAGGATACAAAGTTCTAGTAGAGTGGGGATGGTCTGCTTATCTAGAAACTAATAGATATGTAGTAAATGATTCTTATAGATCTAGAACCGATTCTAAGAACAGATATGATGCAGCTAAAAAATACGAAGTAATCCCAAGCATATATAACACTATTAATTGCTTCGATACAGGGCTTGATCAAGATGCTATATATGAAAAAATAGATGAACTTAGATATAGATTTTGTGGTAATTATGATGCTAATCTTGGATCTATAAAGAACTTTGATTTTACTTTAATGCCTAACGGATCTTTTGAATGTACTACTGTTCTTATAAGTATGGGAGATGTGATAGATACCATAAGAATGAATGATACAATAGGGTCAAAGTTTTCAGAAAGTCAACAGACTACAGAGATATCAGATAATACTAATACAGAAGAAGTAAAACCTGAAGAAGAAATTAAAAGTCAGTTTGAGCTTCTTATGGACGAGTATTGCAAATTAGGAGACTCCTATCCTAGAAGTAATTCAAAAATAATAAAAGCAATAGATTCTAAAATACCTTTAAATAAAGTAGATTACGTAGATCCATTTATATACAAATATAAAGAAGGTTTTTTAGGTTCTTACGAAGGTTTATCTTTTGATACTCAACAAGTTGCTTTAGGAGTAGATAAAGCCAGAGAATATTTATCAAGGTTGTCAGAACCTCCTATAGCTTTGTCTAAAAACGGACAGGTAGATAAAAGAGCACACCACTATATCCAATTTGCTTATTTTTTACATGTTTTAAATACGTATAAAAACTTATTCGTAAAAGGTACTGATAAAAAAGTTGTAGACATAGAGATTCCATCCAGTCCCTTAGACCCAGATTCCATAGCAAATGGTCTATGTCAAGCATCTTATAATTCAATATCAATAGACCCTGGTGTAGCTATTATAAGAAACGGACAAGCTACTTTATTCAAAGACCCGGAAGGGAACCCAGGGTTTAGGCCGCAAGTATTTAAAACTGAAACTACTGCTCAAATAGCAAATCCTTCTGGTAGAAGATTTGTTAATGTGGATCCAAACATGAAAGAGTATTTGTATCCTAATACTAATTTTGGAACTATAGGTAACATATATATAAACATACATGAGATAGTTTCTTTATACAAACAACAGTCGCTATCAAATGCGGGGTATGTATATGTAGGAAAACTAATATCAGATATTTTATCTAAAATAGCGTATTCTTTAGGATCTCTAAATGATTTTGATAAATTTATAAAGGACAATAAAATAGTAATAATAGACAAACACTACACTGAATTACCAGAAGATAGCAGTTATACTTCTAAATTTATGCTAAAAATTGCTGGGAATAATACCACAGTAAGAAGTCATAAGATTCAATCTAAGATATTTCCGTCTCAAGCTAGTATGATAGCTATAGCTGCTCAAGATAGAGAGAATATAGCAGCTGTACAAACTTCTACATATACGTACCTTAATAAAGGTTTAAAAGATAGACTATTTGGAAATATAACTAATGACAGTGATGATCAATCTGCTGATCAACAAGAGGCAAGAAAATCTAAACTGCAAGCTATAATATCCTTAATAGATTTTGTTAATGAGTATATAATGAAAAATAGGATTCAAGAGCAGTACTATATGTCTAGTGTTACTTCTATGAATGGATATTTAAATACTTTGTTAGTAGAACTAGAGAAAGGAACAGATTATAAAGCAGTAGTTCCAATAGCTGCAGATTTAACTTTAGATGGAATATCTGGATTAACTATAGGTGAGATATTTACTTTAGATAAGAAAGTCTTGCCTAAAGATTACGAAAGTAAAGCCGTAGGATTTATATTAACAGGAATAAGTAATGAAGTGTCTACCACTTCTTGGTTAACTACTCTAACTACGCAAATGTGTTTGCTAGACCAAGAAGATTTACAGCTTACAAGTAAAGATGCAGCCGATTCTTTATTATCTCAACTTAGAGAAGCTAAGGATGAAAATAGATATAACAGTTTAAATTCTATTAGGTATTACAACATACTTGCAGCATTTACTGCAGACGTTCTTAGAGGAGGATTTAAAGTTATTAATATAGAAGGTGAAATAGAAAAACAAAATATAAATTTCTATATTGTAGCTGCTACAAGAACTTATACTCCTGGTATAGTTAATTCTGATGATATGGTAGTTCAATTTTCAAATAACTATTTGAGATTGTATCCAGCAAAAGAAGGACCTATCTCAGAATCTGATTTTCAAGGTTTAAGAGGGAATAGAAATCTTGTTAATAATATGTATTATGGAGATGAGTATATAACTTCTATAAAGTCAATAGGAGGAGCTAAAACATCTTTTGTAGGTAAAGGAAATAAAATTATTAGTGGAGAACTACCTAAAAGTGATGATAAGTCTTCTTATATAAAAAAAGAGGTATATGTAAATTTAAAAAACAAAGAAGTTTTATCCAATTTGATAAAAAATTTTACTTATTACAATTACATGATACCAGAAGTAAGATCTGTTTTTGATCAAGAATTGAATAAAGTACTAAGTTCTAATTTTGAAAAAATAAATACCCAAGTACAGCAATCGGCTACAGCAGGAGTAGGTTCTGGAGCAGTAGTAAATACAACTCAGGAATTTCTTGAATTTAGAATATTAGACCCTAAGTCTGTTTCAGAAACTACTGGTAGAATAATAACTCCAATACAACTATACAATGGATATAAAATAGATATAAAAGAATATAATAAAAAATAAAAATATCTAATTAAATGTATTATCCTAAATCAGAAATATTAGAAGTAAGTTACACAAATGGAGGAATACTTTTTGTAAAATCTACAAAAGCTTCTTATACAGGGTATTACTATTTTACTAATGATGGTAAATATTTTTCTGGTAAAGAGTATAGCGCTTCTACACAAGAGTTGGTTCCCGAATATGATTTTAAATCCCTTCCCCAAGATTCTAAGTCATACGAGTTCCATTACCCAACTCCAGATGATAAAGACTACGAAAAGGGGGTTTTTACAAGATATGTGATAAAAAGAGTTAATAGCGGTTTTGAAACTATATTGGAAGTGGATAAAAATGACTATAATAAAGCAAAGTTAAATCCGTTATACGTAGTAGAATCTTTCTCTTGGAAAATAACAGGTCCTCTATATGATGTAGAAATTAGCAAAGATTTTACAATACCTGGAGTAGTCAATACTAATCAAAAAACTGTAGAAGCCATGGAACCAAAAATACCTGGCGTAAAAAATTATTTTACAAATTTTGCACAATACCTAAAATAGACTACTTTTGTCTAAAGGTTTTGTAAATGTACTATATCATAGAGACTGAAGATCAGCTCGAAAAGTTTTCTAAATACGATTTTACAAATTGTTTTGTGGATGTCATACCTTCAAATGATAACTGCCATCCCAAAATAGCAAGCCTTTCCTTAGTTTATATAAAGCCATTCAGATCAAGAATGGGATTTATACTATCAGTAGACCATACTGAAGCTTTTTCTTTATCTAAAGAATCCGTAGAGAGCTTTATTCTCAACAGATTGGGAAACGTATATGCTGTAGATTCTAAAAGATTTTTTTTCTTCACAAGTAGAAGAGATAGAGTATACTGCGTAAAAACAGCTAAGTTTTTACATACAGGAACTATATTAGATGAGTCTTCCTATAATACAATAGTTCAAAGATTTTTATATCAGAAGTATGAATACAGAGAAGATCTTAACAAAATTGTCCCTATCTGTAAGCATTTCGAAAAATATGAGAAATTAGTTTCTGATATTAAGATAGACATGTCCTGGTTTAAAACCAGGGGATATAAACTGTATGGAAACTTGGCCACACAAGTATTCCACGACATAGAATTAGAAGGAATAAAGATAAATAATGACGTATTTTTCAGTCATTATACCCCTAAAGAGGCTTTAATGAGTGTTAAATCAGACAAAGTATACACTAATTATAACTTATTTACGTCTACAGGAAGGCCTTCTAATTCCTTTAATGGCATTAATTTTAGTGCTATGAATAAGAATGATGGCAGTAGGCAATCTTTTGTTTCAGACAAAGGGGTTCTGATAGAATTTGACTACAATTCGTACCATATTCGTATATTATCGTATCATATCGGATATAGTTTTGAGGATGATGATATTCACACCCACTTAGCAAAGTACTATTTCGGAACTAAGGATATCACAAGAGCCCAGTATGAAGAGAGTAAAGGCTTGACTTTCAAACTTTTATACACAGATTCTATAAAAGAAGAGATAAAAGACATTCCTTTTTTTGCTAAAGTAAAAGAATTTAAAGATTATCTGTGGAATTTATACAAAAAACAAGGATACATTGAAAGTCTTCTATCTAAAAAGCAAATAAAAGGAATTATTTCTAAAACGCAGATACTTCCTTTTATACTTCAAAGCTACGAGACAGAGAGAAATATCGTAATTTTACGGGATATAATAGAGTACTTAAAAGATAAGAAGTCAAGACTAGTTTTATACAACTATGATTCTTTTCTTTTTGATTATGACAAGATTGATGGTAAGAGTATTTTATGTAACTTACAGAATATCTTAGAACAAGATGGATACAAAACCTCTTGTAAATACGGTAAGAACTATAAAGAAATGAAAAATTTGTAAAATTTTAGCACTTTTATTAGATATTTATATATGAATAATAAAACCTTTTTTGATTTAACATACGATTACTTGAATAAGCTATTTTGCACGTTTACGAAAAAAGAAGACTTGCAAGTCACCATATCTGATATAAAAAGCAGATATGATATAATCTATTCAAAAATTTTCATATTAGAGACTAATAATGAAAACGAATACGTATGCACATACAATATTGATAGTGAAAATATAAATAAGAACAATATCCTACCAAATACAATCCTAATGCACAGAAGGAAGGAATGCAATGTTCTGTATACTATCAACTCTCTAAACAAACTTATAGAATCTCTAAACAACGGAGTAAGGGATACCAATTACAAAGTTAATTGGAAAGATTACGAAAACAGTATACTACTTACTCAGAACAATCAGTTTGTCCAGCTCAAAACAAAAATCCACAACATTGTAAATGTTGAAAAAAATAGTTAAAAAATATTTTGCAGGATAACCTGCAATTTTTATCTTTGTTATTCACTTAAAAAAAACAAGTTATGTCCAAGATTGATTTGATCAAAGAAAGACTGAATAAGCTGCAGTCTAAAAACTCAAGCTCTGCATTTGAAAAGATCGACTACACTACAATTTTCTGGAAACCAAAATTGGGAAAACAAGTAGTCAGAATTCTCCCCAGGAAAACAAACAAGGACTTCCCATTCGCAGAAGTAAGTTTCCATCAGTACAACATCTTCAAAAAGAATGTTTACAGTCTTGAAAACTTTGGAGAGAAAGATCCAGTAGTTCAACTTATGAAAGAACTGTATGATGAGAATACAGAAGAAAGCAAAGAGTTGGCTCGTAAACTCAGACCCCGTACTAAGTACTTTGCTCAAGTTCTAGTTCGTGGCGAAGAAGGTATGGGAGCTAGATTGTGGGAGTTTAATAAAACCACATACGAAAAGCTTCTTAGCATTATGGCTGACGAAGATTTTGGATCTATCGATGATGTAACTCAAGGTACCGATATTACTGTAGAAGGATACAATGATGTTATTAAAATCGGTAAAAGAGACGTAAACTACATTGCAGTAAACGTTACTCCTAAAAGAAACATCTCTGCTATTTCTGAAGATGCTGAACTAGTTAAAAAAGTTCTGGAAAATCAAAAAGAAATTACTGAGATCTATAAGAAGTATTCTTATGATGAGATTAAGAAGATGCTTCACGATTATATCAATCCTCAAGAAAGCACAACTGAGGAAGTATCTGCCCCTACAGCAGATACCGCTACCGCAACAGAAGATGATGATACTCCTCCATTTGAAGGACCTTATCAACAAGCAACTCCTGTAGTAGGAAATAAAACAAGTACGGTAGCTTCTAAATTTGATGATCTTTTCGGAGACGAAAATTAAACTTAATCTATGTCGGAAAAAAAGAAAAATATAAAGGGCGCTGTTGGAGATGCCCTTAGTAGAAATGCGTCTTTTAACTTAGAGAACTTTAAAAAATCTAAGAACCTTACGCAGAACGTAGCTTTCAAAAAGCAAGAATGGATTCCTTTGTCCGATGCTTTCCAAGAAGCTATTAGTTTACCTGGCATTCCTCATGGACATGTAATTACATTCCGTGGCCATAGTGATACCGGAAAGACTACTGCTATGATTGAAGCAGCTATTAATGTTCAAAAGTTAGGAAAGCTTCCTGTATTCATTATCACAGAGATGAAATGGGATTGGAATCACGCAAAGATTATGGGATTCCAAGTGAACGAGACAGTTGATAAGGAGACAGGGGAAGTTTCTTACGGAGGCAATTTTATCTATGTGGATAGAGATCATTTGTCTACTATTGAAGATGTTGCTGGGTTTATAATGGATTTGCTAGATGAACAAGAGAAAGGAAATCTACCAGTAGATCTAGTATTTCTATGGGATTCAGTAGGATCTATCCCATGTAAAATGTCTGTTGAATCTAATAAGAACAACAATGAATGGAATGCAGGAGCAATGTCTGTTCAGTTTGGTAACTTTGTAAACCAAAGAATAACCAGGTCTAGGAAAGAAAATTCTCAGTATACAAACACTCTTATTGTAGTAAATAAAGTGTGGGTAGAAAAACCTTCTGTATACGGAGAGCTGCCCAAGTTGAAAAACAAAGGAGGAAATACTATGTTTCTAGATTCTACCCTAGTTGTAACTTTTGGTAATGCTACCGGAGCTGGTACGAATAAAATCAAAGCTACCAAGAATGGCAAAGACGTTGAGTTTGCAAAGAGAACAAAAATCTCAGTAGATAAGAATCATATTAATGGTGTAACTACTACAGGTAAAATTATTGCTACTCCTCATGGATTTATCGTTGATGATAAAAAGTACATTGATGCCTATAAGAAAGAACACTCAGCAGAGTGGTTGAAGATCTTAGGCAGTGATGATTATGACGTGATTGAGGAAGAAGATAATGGCAGCGTAGTAGATAACACATCTGGTGATGAATAAAGATAGGCTATTAGATATTTTTTCTAAAATAAACAAAGAAGAAAAAACACCTAACCTACACTGGAATAGCAAAGTTCTTATTATAGATGGAATGAACACATTCCTTAGAAGCTTTGCTGTTGTTAACAGAGTTAACATAGTGGGAGTGGACATAGGAGGTTTGGTGGGGTTTCTTAAGTCTCTTGGGCATGCAATCAAACTGTTAACACCGACTCGCGTAGTAATTGTCTTTGACGGTGAAGGCGGGTCGGTAAACAGGAAATATCTTTACAGTCAGTATAAAGCAAACAGAGATACAGGAAGGATCATGAACTATAAGTCCTTCCAAAATAAAAATGAAGAAGAAGATGCTCAATATAACCAAATAACAAGGTTAATAGATTATCTTCAGTATCTGCCTGTTACTTTAATGTCCTTTGATAAATTGGAAGCTGATGATGTAATTGGGTATTTATGCGGTCAGATCTACAAAACTTATGATGATTCTAAAGTTTTTGTAATGTCGTCTGACAATGATTTTATGCAGCTTGTAAATGATAGAGTAAATGTTTTTAGTCCTACTAAGAAAAAAATATATGGAATACAAAACGTCGTGGATGATTTCGGAATACACCCAGATAATTTTCTTCTGTATAAAGCTTTAGTAGGAGACACCTCAGATAATGTTCCTGGAGTTAATGGTGTAGGAGATAAGACTGCTGTGAAACTCTTTGAATTTTTATCTAAGCCGGAAAGGAAAACATTAGAGGACATTTATGAGGTCTGCTCTAATCCGCCCAAGAAATCTGTTTTATATCAAAGGATTTTGAATGTTCAAAAGCAAGTAGAAATTTTTTACAAAATAATGAACATTAAAGAACCTAATATATCAGAAGAGTTATCTTTGGATATCCTAAACAGTTATCATACGAAGCCGCCTATTCTTAAAAAGTTTGATTTTATGAAGTTATATCATCAAGATAAAATGGGAGACTCTATTCCAAATCTTGATATGTGGACTAATATATTTTCAACATTGAACAATTATTAATAAGTTATGACAGCTAACAGATTGAATCAGTATGGACATGGGTTCCAGATAAAAGTTTTATACTCTTTACTTAATGATAAAATTTTTCTACAGAATATAGCAGACGTTATAACTGCAGATTATTTTGAGTCTCCTGCACATAAGTGGATTATAAAAACCATATTAGATTATTATGGCAAGTACCATACGTATCCTACTATGGAAGTTCTAAAAATAGAACTTAAGAAAGAGAAGAACGAAGTGTTGCAGCTATCCATCAAAGAAGAGTTAAAACAGGCATATACTGCTACCCAGGATGATGTGGAGTATGTAAAAGAAGAGTTTTTTAATTTCTGTAAAAACCAGAAACTAAAAGAAGCACTTCTGGCTTCCGTAGATCTTTTAAATGGCGGAGAGTTTGAGGGAATCAGGAAAATGATCGATGAGGCATTGAAAGCAGGGAATGAAAAGAATATAGGACACGAGTATCATAAGGATGTAGAGAGTAGGTTTAGGGAAGAAGAGGATAGGAAGATTCCTTTTCCTTGGAAAGTCTTTAATGATATAACAGATGGTGGAATTGGTGGAAGTAATCTTATGCTATTGTTTGCACCTCCTGGTATCGGTAAATCTACTGTTGTTTGTAACATAGCTTCCCATTGTATTAAGAATGGATACAATGTTGTATACTATACTTTAGAGTTGGATGAGAAGTATGTAGGTAAAAAAATAGATTCTATACTTACCGGAGTAGAGGTTAAGATGCTGAAGTTTCACAGGAAAGAAGTGGAAACGGCAGTAAAAAACCTAAAAGGCAGAATAATAATCAAGGAATACTCCCCAGGTAGGGCTTCTTTGGATACTATAGAATCGCATATAAAGCAATTAGAAGCCAATAGCGACTTCATCCCAGATTTGATAATAATAGATTACCCGGATCTTTTAAAGCCTAGAAAGATAAGAAAAGAGGCTAAGGAGGAACTCGATGACATCTATACAGATCTGAAAGGTATGGCGAAGGATCTAAAGATTCCTTTTGTTTGTCCTTCCCAGATTAACAGGATGGGAGCCAAGGATGAGATTATTGAGGGAGACAAGGTAGCCGGAAGCTTTCAAAAAATGATGATAGCAGACTTTAGCGTTTCCTTATCTAGGAGACGTAAAGATAAAATAAACGGTACAGGTCGTTTCCATATAATGAAATCTAGGCTAGGCCCAGACGGCATGACATATTCTGCAAAAATAGACCTAAACAAAGGCTTTATCGATGTATCAGAAGATCTTTATGACGAAGAATCTGAAAGTCAAGAAGATGGAGGGAAGGGAGATTTTAGTTCGGATGATATATCAATGCTTAAGAAAAAGTTCAGCAGGAATTAATTTTATAAGCATAGAGTCCTAACTAAAAAAAAGCAGAGCAATTAAACTTTTTTTTGGTTATATATACAGTATTTATTTTTGTCTTCTTAAAAATTTAATTAAAAAAGCCATGGAATTAGGATCAGAAATCTTAAGTCAGATTACCATTTTCTCTAAGTATTCAAAGTATTTACCAGAAGTAAAAAGAAGGGAAACGTGGGATGAAATTGTTACTAGATACGAAGTAATGATGATGCAGAAATTTCCTAAACTGAGAAAGGAAATAATTGAAAATGCCGAATTTATAAGGCAAAAAAAGGTTCTTCCTTCTATGAGAGCCTTGCAGTTTGCAGGTGCAGCTGCAGAAGTAAACAATGCCAGGATATACAACTGTTGCTACCTTCCAATGGATAGCATTCATTGTTTTTCTGAATCTATGTTTCTTTTGTTAGGAGGAACAGGAGTTGGATATTCCGTTCAGTTTCAACATGTTGAGAAGCTACCTGAGATAATCAAACCAACAAAGCAAAAAAGATTTCTTATCCAAGATAGCATTATAGGATGGGCTGATGCAGTAAAAGTTTTAATGAAATCCTATTTTGGAAAAGGTCCTAAACCTATTTTTGATTTTAGAGATATTCGTCCTAAGGGAGCTAGACTTATTACAGCTGGAGGTAAAGCGCCTGGTCCCGAACCACTTAAGGTTTGTTTATTTCATATAGAATCTATTCTTGAACGTAAACACAACGGAGAAAAGCTTTCAACCCTAGAAGTACACGATATTATGTGTCACATTGCTAATAGCGTACTATCAGGTGGTATCAGAAGAGCTGCTATGATTGCTTTGTTTAGCCATGATGATGAAGACATGCTTACTTGTAAGTTTGGTAATTGGTGGGAACTTAATGAACAAAGGGGAAGGGCTAATAACTCTGCAGTATTGGAAAGAGGTCAAATAAGTGAAGAAGAGTTTAAAGCTTTGTGGAAGAAAGTAGAACTTAGTAATTCTGGAGAACCTGGTTTCTATTGGACTAAGAATGCTGAGTGGGGAACTAACCCTTGCTGTGAAATCGCCCTTAAGCCTTACCAATTCTGTAATCTTTGTGAGGTAAATGTGTCCGATGTAGTAGATGAAGATGATCTTATGGAGCGTGTAAGAGTGGCTTCATTCTTCGGAACTCTACAGGCTTCATTCACTGATTTTCACTATCTCCGTTCTATCTGGCAGAAAACTACAGAAAAAGATGCTTTGTTAGGAATTGGAATGACTGGAATAGGAAGTGGTGAGATCTTGAAGTATGATCTTAAAAAGGCAGCAGATTTAGCTAAAGAGGTAAATGCGTTCTATGCTGAAGAGATTGGTGTGAATAAGGCAGCTCGTGTAACTTGTATTAAGCCTTCAGGAACAACTTCTTGCGTATTAGGAACCTCTTCAGGCATCCATGCTTGGCATAATGACTACTATCTTAGAACTGTTAGATTCAACAAATCAGAAGATGTTGCAAAGTATCTTATGCAGAACCATCCAGAGATTTGTGAAGATGATCAATTGAGATCTCATGATACTTTGTGTGTTAGGATTCCTATCAAATCCCCAGAAAACTCAATCCTGAGATCAGAAACTCCTATTGAACTTTTAGAAAGAGTTAAGCACTTCTCTGTTAATTGGATAAAAAATGGTCATAGAAACGGGTATAATACTCACAATGTTTCTGCCACCGTATCTATAAAACAAGATGAATGGGAAGAAGTAGGAAAGTGGATGTGGGAAAACAGGGCTCACTATAACGGACTATCAGTACTTCCTTATTGGGGAGGCACATATGTTCAAGCTCCTTTTGAAGACATTACAAAAGAACAATACGAAGAGAAAGTAAAACATCTTACTTCTATTGATTTGACTAATGTTGTAGAAGAAGATGACACTGTTAATTTTGGTGCCATAGCAGCTTGTGCTGGAGGTGCCTGTGCTGTGGAATAATGAAGAACTTAGAGGAAGGTAAAGATTACTACATAGATGAGCGGACTGGGTACATAGTATTCACCGCTCTCTACCTTTCTCGAAGAATGGTTTGTTGCGGTGCTAAATGCAAAGAATGTCCTTATATTCCAAAATGGGTAAAAGGAAATAAAAATTTGGAAGTAAAACAATAATTTGTATATTTGTTCAAATAACAAAAATGACCGTATACATAATCTTTCTGGTACTGAATCTATTAGGGATGGGGTACTTATTTTATTCCAGAGAAAAACAGATGCAAGTCAACACAGAGTTTCTTAAAAATGCTGTAATTATAAATGCAGTTGTTGAAGTTCAGAGACAGGAGATTGAAGAGTTGACTATTTTATCTGGTAAGTTAAAAGAAGAACTAAAAGAATTAAAAGAAAAAATTGAGAAAGTATGAAAATAGGATCTATTGTTGAGTGCATAGTAGGACATCCTGGGGTTATAGAACAAGGACAGTATTACACAATTAGGGATATTAAAAATGGAATATTCTTATATGAAGTGGAACCTCCCCATCCTTATACATCTTTTATGAAAGAAAGATTTCGTGAAGTACAAGAACCTGATGTATTTGAAGATTTGATGCTAGAGCTGTTGTGTGATTGTGAAATTCAAAACTAATTTATGGATACAAAGATTACAACAGTCCGCATAAAGAGATTAAATGAAAACGCAACAGTTCCTTCTTATGAAACATCAGGATCTGCTGGATTTGATTTGAGATCTTGTCATGGTGGATCTGTTCAGCCAGGACAAATACAATGTATTAGTACTGGGTTGGCTATGGAAATCCCGGAAGGATATGAGTTACAGATAAGGCCTAGAAGTGGACTAGCTTTAAAAAACGGTATAACAGTTTTAAATTCTCCAGGTACAGTAGATTCAGATTATAGAGGAGAGATAAAAGTTGTACTTATTAATCATGGAAATTATGTTTTTACTTATACAACAGGGCAGAGGATAGCCCAAGGAGTACTAATGAAACTGCCTCAAAGGCCTATATTCTATGAGACGCAAGAGCTGTCCGAAACTGATAGAGGTCTGGGCGGTTTCGGTAGTACTGGATTGTAAAATTAAAATAAAGGTTATGAAATGCAAGACAAAAAGTACATAACGGTAGACACTCCGGATACTTTGAGGGAGATGGTTAGGCATATAAAAGCAAACGATATAATTGCTTTTGATACTGAAACCACATCTTTAAATCCTAGAAAGGGAAGTGTAATAGGGCTATCAGTTTCAGGAGAAGTAGGGGTAGGGTACTACATGCCCACAATGATATACAAAGACGGAGAGCTTGTTGAAAGTAATATATACGGAGAAAGCTGTCATGAATTGGCTAAGAAAGTTATATCTCTTCTCTGTAGTAAAAAGATAATAGGCCACAACTTATCGTTTGATTCTAGATTCGTTAAGTGTTTTTACGGAATAGACATAACTCCACACATACATGCAGATACTATATTGCTTGTTCACACTGTATCTGAAGAAGGCGCTGGGGAAGGATTCGGAGGATCATTTGGATTGAAGGACATAGCGATAGCTATTCAAGCTGAATTAGGTTTGGATATGGAGAAGGAGGCTAACGAAGAACAGGTTCTCCTAAAAGAATCTATAAAATCTAATGGAGGCACTACTACAAAAGAGAACTATGAGATATGGAAAGCCGATCTCCCAATACTATCTAAGTATGCTTGTGCGGATACTGATTTAACTCTTAGAGTATACAACTATTACTATGAAAAGCTTGTAAGGGAGGGACTGGAAAAATTCTTCTTCGAAGACGAAGTAATGCCTCTATATAAAGAAGTTACTATCCCAATGGAGAGTAATGGAGTTATGGTAGACGTAGATTTAATGAATAAGGCCAGAGAAGAGATAATAGCTGATCTAGAATCATATAAAAAGCTAGTTATATCAGAACTATTAAAAAATCCAGCAGTAAAAGAGTGGATTGTTGATAAGTCTTTAGAGAAGTTCCCGCCTAGCAATAAAGGTACCTATGCTCAAAGATTAGTAGAGTATTATAATTTACCGCTACCTGTTTCTGAGAAATCTGGTAAATACTCTATAACTGCTAAAAATATAAGTGAGTTACCGGATTCAACTGTCAAGGAATACTTGACAACTGGAAATATAGATCAACTAGATGAGAAAGCGGCTATAAAAATTAGCATGGGATTGTGGAAAGAGAGTCAGGAATCAGAATACTTCAATATACAGTCAAAAGATCACATGGGTAGTATTGCTTTTGAAGTACTAGGGATGAAGCCGATATCTACCACAGATAAGGGGAAAGATAAGTTTGATGATGAGTTTATTCAATCTATATCTGACAAACACGAGTGGGCTAAGAATCTAAGAATCTACAATAAACTTCTTAAGATAAAATCTACCTATATGGATAGATTTTTAGATAAAGTAGAGGATGGGTTATATTATTTCTATTATAAGCAACATGCTACCGTATCAGGCAGGTATGGGTCAGATGCACAACAGTTACCGAGGCCTAAAGAAGATGGCGAAGATGATCCTATAGTCATAAAGTATACCAACATGATTAGAGGATTCTTTATATCTAAACCAGGTAATATTTTTATAGATTGTGATTATGAGTCTCTAGAGCCAAAAGTATTTTCTCATGTGGCAGATGATGAGGGATTGAAAGATATTTTTAGAAATGGATGGGATTTCTATTCTACCATTGCAATAAAAACAGAAAAGCTAGACCAGTATTCTCCAGATAAAAAAGCCCCCAATTATCTAAAGAAGATGGCTAATAACGTTAGACAGAAGGCTAAAGCATATTCTTTAGGTATTCCATATGGGATGGGAGCTTACGCACTAGGAAAGAGCATAGACGTGTCTACAGAAGATGCAGAGAAGCTTATAGATGGATACTTAGATGGATTCCCTAATCTTAAAAAGTGGATGGAAACATCTAAAGAATTTGTTAAAAAAAATGGATATATAAAAACACAAGTAGGAAGAATTCGCCATTTGCCAAAAGTTTCATATCTTTATGAAAAGTTTGGAGACAAGCTATTAGAGTGGAAGTTTCAGAAGAAACTAGAAGATCAGCTAGATAAAGATACTGTGTTAAATATGGTGAGAGATTACAAGAATGGATTAAACAACGGAATGAACTATCAAATCCAGAGTTTAGCAGCTTCTATAGTAAATCGTGCCGCTATTGAAATAAACAGGGAATTTAAAAAAAGAGGAATGAAAGGACAGGTGGTGGCGCAGATTCATGACCAATTGGTTATAGAAGTGGAAGAGGGTATAGTGGAAGAAGCTTCTAAGATTGTTCAAGACAAAATGGAAAATACTACCAAGTTGTCATTAGATTTAGTAGCTCCTCCTGCTTTGGCACATAACCTAAGGGACGGCCATTAGAAAACACAATATTTGATAGAAGGGCATGCACAAATTTTCACTATTTATAATAAAAATATTATGAATAACGATTATGTGGTGTATCAACATAGAAGAAAAGATACTAACGAAGTATTTTATGTGGGACAAGGTACTCTAAAAAGAGCCTATGAAAGTATTAATAATAGGAGAAATACCAATTGGTTAGACATAGTAAAAAAGTGTGGAGGTTTTGAAGTGGATATTTTGGCACAAAATTTGACAAGAGAAGAATCACTGCGACTAGAAGAAGTGTATATAAAGAAATACGGAACCATAAAACATGGAACTGGGAATCTAGTAAATGAAAGGTTATCTGGTACTAGAGGGGTTGAAAGTGGTTATAAACACACAAAGGAGAAAATAAAAGAGATAAGTGAAAAAACTAGAAAAGCGATGGGTAATCCTGAGGTTTTAAAAAAATTGTCTAATAGCCTAAAAGAATATTGGAAAAAACCAGATAGTAAAATAAAAGCTTCCAAAGCTACTAAAGGTGTTCAAGCTGGAGAAAAGCATCCTTTGTACGGAAAAAAACATTCTGAGGAATCCATAAAAAAAATGAAAGAGTCTCATAAAAATAGAGTACATTCGCCTCAAAGAAAAATACAATGCCCGCACTGTTTATTAATAGGGGGAGCATCTGGTATGATAAAGTACCATTTTAATAACTGTAAAAATAACAAAAATAAATTATGAGTACATTAGTTGCATTACATGACAAAGTCATCTTAAAAAAGATAGACGCAGAAGACAAAATGGTAGGGGGGATTATAGTCCCTGACACTGGTAGAGAAAAATCAAATTATTTTGAAGTAGTAGATCGTGGAGAAGGTATGTTCAATCCACACATGGGAAATTACTATCCTATGAAAGTAGAAGTAGGAGATGTGGTAATTGTACCTAAAGCCGTAGTAACTCAAATCATCGTTGATGAGGAAGAGTATTATGTTTGTAGAGAAGTAGAGATTCTTTCAATTGTAAAAGGTTAATATATGATAAAGACAGAGTTCGGAACAGAGTTAAAGAAAAAGTTATTAGGCGGAATCAATAAGATTAATGATAGTGTATCATCCACACTTGGACCTGCTGGTAGAAATGTTATAATCAGAGATGCTGACGGTTCAATTAAGGTTACTAAAGATGGTGTAACAGTGGCTAAGGCTTTCTCTAAATTAGAAGATCCTGTAGAAGATATTGGCGCACAAATGGTAAAACAGGTATCTATAAAGTCAGCCGATAAAGCTGGTGACGGTACTACCACTTCTACATTGTTGGCAACTGTAATGATCAATGATGGAATGAAAGCAATTACTCAAGGCTCCAATGCAGTTGAAGTAAAGAAGGGAATAGATAGAGGAGTTGCTAAAGTTGTAGAAGGTCTTAAGTCAATATCAAAAGATATATCATCAGAAGATCAAATAAAACAAGTAGCAACAATATCAGCCAACAATGATTCTGAGATTGGTACTTTGATTGCTACTGCTTTAGATAAAGTAGGAACAGACGGTGTAGTGGCAATAGAAGAATCTAAGACTGGGGAAACTACTTTAGAAGTTGTTGAGGGTATGATGTTTGAGCGTGGGTATAAGTCCCCATACTTTGTAACAGACAACACAGCAATGCAAACTGTTTTTGAAAAGCCTCTTATCTTTTTATATGATGGAAGGCTCAGCACTACAGCACACGTTCTTCCGCTGCTTCAAGCTGCACATTCTGAAAACTTGCCTCTATTGATCATTGCAGAGGATATTGAGAACGAAGCGTTGGCACTGTTGGTAGTTAATAAAGCTAACAATACTATAAAAGTATGTGCGGTAAAAGCACCAGACTTTGGAGATAGAAGAACAGCTATTCTAGAAGATATTGCTATCTTGACTGGCGGTACTGTCATATCTCCTACTAAAGGTCACAAGGTAGATAAAATGAAAGCTGATGAGTTTAAGGCTGCATTTGGAAAAGCCCGTGTTACCAATATCACAAGTAAAGACACTACTATCATTGACGGAAAAGGAGATATAGAAAAGATAGAACAAAGATTGTCTGATCTAAAAGCTCAGATTGAGATAGCTAAATCTAACTTCGAAGTAGAGAAATTACAAGAGAGATTATCTAAACTCACAGGAGGGGTGGCTATAATCAATGTAGGAGGCCTTAGTGAAGTAGAGATGAAGGAGAAGAAGGATAGAGTTGATGACGCTTTACACGCTACTAAAGCAGCCTTAGATCAAGGTATTGTACCTGGTGGTGGTATGGCTTTAATTAACTGTAAGGATTTTGTTAAAGACGCATATCTTGAATGTGATAACGATGATCAAGAGTTGGGAGTTAAGATAGTAGAGAAGGCATTGTCTGCACCATTCAAAAAGATTTTATCTAATGCTGGTATAGAGAATGTTTATGAGATTCTCGGTAAGGTAGATAAAAGAGCTAGTGAAGAAGAAAATTCTGAGTGGGTTGGTTATAATGCTAAGAATGGTGAAGTAGAAGACTTCTTGGTTAGCGGTATTCTGGATCCTACAAAAATTACTAGGACAGCCATAGAGAATGCTGCAAGCGTAGCAGGAACTATCCTAACTACTGAATCTACAGTTTACTTTGTAGGAGAAGATAAAAAAGAAGATATAGATTATAGTCAATTCATGTAATAAAAAATAAAATATGCAACAGCAACAAAATCCATTAGCAAACGTAAGATTTGATCAGACAACAGGTATTATCTGTGAAAATTGTGGAAGTAACATCTTTACTGAAGGATTGCTCCTTAGGAGGGTGTCCAAGTTTTTAGTAGCTTCTTCTAGCGATAAAGATCAAGTTATTCCGGTCCCCACTTTCTATTGTGTAAAGTGTCAACATGTAAATAAAGATTTTCTTCCATTTGGAATAGCAGATGAAAAAACTGATACAGAATGAGCTCAGAAAAAGAATTGAATGAAGAAATTGAAAGGTGTCAAAAAAGATTAGAAGATTACCAACTTCAAATGGAGGCTCTCACAATTCAGGGGGATTTGGAAAATGAAAACTCTCAATCTCAATTTGATTACCTGTTACGTAAAATCTCGGAAACTATTGATGAAATAGAAGTACTAGTATCTAAAATAAAATGAAAGAAGCAATCGCTTTATCAGAAAGTATATCTCCTAAGATAAGAAAAGAAAAGAGAGAAGGGCAAAAACAAATATCCTTCTCTCAATACTCTGTTTATGAGTCTTGTCCTCATAGATGGTATATGACTTATGCTAAGGGTAATTACTTATTTACAGCAAGTATAAATACTGTTTTTGGAACCGCCATACATGAGACCCTACAGAAGTACCTGGAAATCCTATTCAAAGAATCTGTAAAAGCTTCAGATGCTTTTGATATGGAGAAACATTTTGAGAAGGTATTCAGAGATGAGTACGTTAAAGAAGTTTCTAATAATGGAGGAAACCATTTTTCTACTAAAGAAGAGATGGCAGAGTTCTATGAAGACGGAATTCAAATCCTAGATCATTTTAAGAAGAAAAGAGTAGCATACTTCTCTACCAGAGATCTTGAGTTATTGGGCATGGAAATCCCTATTTTAACAGAAATAAGAGATACAGAAGATGTATTTTTATTCCAGGGATATGTGGACTTAGTTTTAAAAGATAAAACTGAAGGGACTATTTTTATAGAAGATTTTAAGACATCTACTAAAGGCTGGAAGGATTACGAGAAGAAAGATGAGATTAAACAATCTCAGATTCTCTTATATAAAAAGTTTTTTTCTAAACAGTTTGGAGTGGATGAGTCCAAGATTGTTCCTAGATTTAGGATATTGAAGAGAAAGCTGTATGAAAATGCGGACTTCCCTCAGTCTAGAATCCAAGTTCATGAGCCTGCTAATGGAAAAAGTAAGGTGCATCAAGCAGAACAACGTCTAATTAACTTTATAAAAGAATGTTTTAATGTAGACGGTACTGCCAAAGAAAAGATCCATACAAAAGTATTTTCAAATAATAACTGTAGGTTCTGTCCTTTTAAAGATAGACCCGATCTTTGTGATAAAAAAAATACTATTTAATCTTATTTTTTCCCAAATACTGTATATTTATATATACAAATTATATATTATTTATAGTATGAAAGATAAATTAAAATTGACAAGTGTTAAAATACACAAAGATCTATCTGAAAATTTCAAGGTAGAAAGTGCTAGGACAGGGTTATCATTACAGAAATTTGTAAACAGAACCATCCACTTATATCTTACGGATCCGGAATTTCAAGTTAAAATGTTGACTTACAATAAACTAGCAACAAGCGGAAGTCTTTAAAAAATAAAAAACAAATCGTTACAATGAAGCCAGGTTATATAAAAAGAGAAGACAGAAAAAAGATCCTTTTCATAGGAGATGACATCAGGTTTTTTTCAGGGATTGCTACAGTATCTAGGGAGATAGTATTAGGAACTTCACATGTATTTAACTACGTTTGTATAGGAGGGGCTATAGAACATCCAGAAAAGAATACAAGGATGGATTTGTCCCAATCGACAAATGAAATAGCAGGTATTCCTGATTCCTCCGTAGTATTGTATCCAACTAACGGATATGGCAATCCAGCTATGATAAGGTACCTACTACAGTTAGAGAATCCAGATGCTATAGTTTTTATAACAGATCCAAGATATTATGATTGGTTGTTTAGAATAGAGCATGAGATAAGGCAAAAAATTCCAATGATTTATATAAACATCTGGGATTGTGAACCAGCTCCTTTATACAATAAAAATTTCTATAGATCTTGTGATACTCTTTTAGCTATCTCAAAACAAACAGAAATACTTAACAAGGTAGTTTTGGGAGATTATGCTGATGAGAAAATTATTAAGTATTTTCCTCATGGTATAAATCATAATATCTTTTTCCCTATAGATAAAAATGACGATAGAGTAAAAGAATTTAGATCTGAACTTCTTGGAAAGAAAGATTATGATTTTGTTTTATTTTTCAATAGTAGGAACATAAGAAGAAAATCTATACCGGATACTATTTTAGCTTTTAGGTTCTTCTTAGATAAGCTCCCTAAAGAAAAAGCAGATAAATGCTGTTTAGTATTGCATACTCATAAAGTAGATGATAACGGAACAGATCTACCAGTAGTAATAGAATTGTTCTTAGGAGAAAGAAAAAATCAGGTTATATTTTCTAATTTAGGTCTTAGTGCGGAAAAGATGAACCTGCTGTACAATTCTATTGATGCTACAATTCTGGTATCTTCTAACGAAGGATGGGGATTATCATTAACAGAATCTATGATGTGTGGAAAAATGATCATAGCTACTGTAACAGGGGGTATGCAAGATCAAATGAGATTTGAGGATGAGAATGGAGAGTGGATTAAATTTGATGAGTCTTTCTGCACTAACCATTTAGGAAGACATAAGAAATGTGGAGATTGGGCCATTCCTGTATTCCCATCTGGTATAAGCATTCAAGGATCTCCTCCCACCCCTTATATATCAGATGACAGAGCTGATTTTAGAGATGTCGCTAAAGCTATCTTAGATGTGTATAATTTAGGACAAGATGAGAGAGATAGAAGAGGTGGGTTAGGAAGAGAGTGGGTTACATCTAAAGAATCTATGATGACAGCTGAAGCTATGTCAAATACTTTTATAGATACAGTAAATGAAACTCTGGAAGTTTTTAAACCTAAGAAAAAATACAAGATTAGAAAAATAGAAGAAAGGCCTTTAAAAACATTAAAACATTATATATCTTTGTAATAATACGTTATGAATAAATTATTAGCAGTAGTTTCTTGTCCTATAGACACAGTAAGCGGATACGGAGCAAGGTCCAGAGATTTTGTAAAAGCTTTAATTAAATTAAAAGGGGAAGAGTGGGATATCAAAATCCTATCGCAGAAATGGGGAGAATGTCCTTTCGGAGCCTTAGATAGAGAAATCCCAGAAGATTTAGATCTATTAGATAGGATTTTAGCAGAAGGGTTGAATAGACAGCCTGATGTATGGATACAAGTAACTGTATCTAATGAATTTCAACCAGTAGGCAAAGTCAATATAGGAGTGTCTGCTTTAGTTGAAACTACCATTCTACCAGCAGAGTGTTTGGAAGGTTTGAACAAAATGACTTTCAATATTGTATCTTCTGATTTCGTAAAGAAAGTAGCTGAGCAAACTTCTTTTGAGAAAACCGATAATCAAACAAAACAAAGTTTAGGTCTTCTAAAATTAGAGAAACCTATAGAAGTTTTGTTCGAAGGAGTTGATACAAACAAATACAAAAGGTTAGAGACCTCAAAGTTTGATCTATCAGAAGTTAAAGAAGAGTTCTGTTTCTTATCAGTCGGTCATTGGTTGACCGGAGAGTTAGGAGAAGATAGAAAACAATTAACTACTCTTATAAAATCTTTCTTATCTGCTTTTAAAGATAAGAGTAAGAGACCTGCTTTGTTGTTAAAAACAAGTTTGGCTGGCTTTAGTATAATAGAAGAAGAGTACATACTAGATGCAATAGATAATATTAGAAGGACTGTTGATGGAGATCTTCCTAACATTTACTTAGTATATGGAGAGCTTACAGATGAAGAGATGAATGAGCTATACAACCATCCTAAAGTAAAAGCATTTGCTTTAGTAGGTAATGAAGGATTTGGAAGACCTTACCTGGAGTTTTCAGCAGCTTCTAGTAAGCCTATAATAACCTCTCCATTTAGTGGACATACGGACTTCTTAAGAGAAGAGTTTAACGTATTTGTAGAAGGTAAAGTAGATAAGCTGCATCAATCTGCAAGCAATCAGTTTCTTTTAAAAGAAGCAAGTTGGTTTAAGGCAGACGGTAAGTCAGTGGAAAACACTTTGAAGAATGTTTATGAGAACTACAATAAGTTCATAGATAACGCAAAGAGACAAGGACATGTATCAAGATCTCAATATAGTTTTGATAAAATGGTAGAAAGGTTGTCTGAGATATTAGAAAAGAATGTTCCAAAGATAAGCTTACCTAAAACTCTCAATCTCCCAAAACTTAAAACTATAACTGGATGAGCCCAAGAGATTTTGTAATATGGTTAAAAGGTTTTACAGAAGCGTGTCCTGAATTTCATCCGACTCCAAAACAGTGGGATAGACTTAAGGAAGTGCTGGAAGAAGTGGAAGACCCTGATCTTAATCTTGATCTTGATTTTGAAGAAGATCCAGATGACTGTGATGATTGGTATCAACAAAATGCTAAGGATCAATTCCCTTTATCAGGATCTATAACTGTAACAAACAATCCTATTATTACTATTACTAGTGGATCTAATACTACGCATATAAATGCCACTGTATGGAATGATAAAATGGGATGTTGGCACTATACGAACTACCCAGAAGGATTTGGATATTACTTTACAAATAGCACATTAACTCAGACAACTCCAGAAAATACAAAAAAACAATTATTAGATTAAAATGCAAGATCAATTAGTAAGTTGCAGAAAATGCAATAGCCCGTTATGTTATGAGAGACATTCTGATGGTATTATAAGTTGGGATTGTCTTCAATGTGGATTCACTACCAATACTCTCTTATTAGCCAACACAGAGGCTGTGGCTTCTTATGAATCTATGATTCCTAATTTATTTAGAGATATAAAGTATGTAGATTCTGATGGGTTCACTTGGTATCCTACCACCATAACTAAAGAAGGCATAGGGATGATATTTCCAGACGGAACATCAAAAGATGATTGGAAATGGGCGTTTGCACCCCAGGTACCAGTAAAAGAAGAAGAAAAAGAAAGGTTTAGGAAACCAGACGGTACATATCACAAATACAAAACTGATATGAAAAACGTTCTTCATTTTGATAAAGAATACTTCTCAAGAGCATTAGAAGCAGCACAACTAATATGATAACATTAGCGCAGACTCCAGATAAAGGTTACGGATCTTTTGTAGTAATTTTAGAAGACTTAATTGGCAGATACATAAATACTTTAGGGTTTTGGGAGATACACATGTATCAACTCTATTCAAAACTATTAAAAGAAACAGATGTAGTTTTAGATGCAGGAGCTAACATAGGATTTCATACTATTGGACTGGCTAAGTTTTCTAAAAAAGTGTATGCGTTTGAGCCCCAGGCACTTATATATAATATTCTAACTACTAACATTCTTTACAACGATTCTACAAGAAAGGTAGAACAGTTCAGATTGGGACTAGGCAATTCTAATTCTACTGTTAAAATGTGTTCCTTAGACAAGTACAGAGAGAAAGATGGTACCGATAACTATGGAGGTAGAGGCATAGCTGTAGAAGGAGAAGAAGGTAACGAGGAAATAAAAGTAGTACCTTTTGACTCTTTAGGTCTTGATATTGACGTCATAAAGATGGATGTTCAAAATTATGAACTAGAAGCTCTAACTGGGATGTTAGACACTTTGAATAGGTGTAAGCCCTGGATGATGCTTGAGAACTACAGGGAAATCGAGAAAGACCAAAAAGTAATAGAGCTTTTAAAATCTCTTAATTATATTGTATACAGACCATCGGACGATAATCCTCTTCCAAAAGAAGATTGCATATGTTTTAATAAAGATAATGAAAAACATGTTTCTTTAATTAATACCTTTGATACAAACGAACAATTAAAACAATTCTATAAATTAGTATAAAATGGTTAGCATATCTTATTGTATAACTACTCACAATGAAGGAGCAGTATATATAAAACCTTTACTAGAAAGGTTGTTAAAGCATATTCAACCTGAAGATGAAATAGTAATAGTAGATGATTATTCTGATGAGCCTTCAACAATAAAAATACTTGAGGAGTATAAAGATAGAGTGTCATTACACTACAATCATTTAGAAGGAGATTTTTCTAAACACAAAAACTTCGCTAAGTCTAAATGTACAAAAGAGTACATATTCTTTATAGATGCAGATGAAAATGTTCATGAGAATCTTCTTCTTACTATAAAAGAAATCTTATATAATAATCAAGATGTGGAGATGTTTGCGGTCCCAAGAATAAATGTTGTTCAAGGATTAACTCAACAACATATAGATAGGTGGGGATGGAGTGTAAATGATAAAGGATATGTTAACTACCCAGATCCGCAAACTAGAATAGTAATAAACAAACCAGAGATATACTGGCAAAATAAAGTGCATGAAATATTAGTAGGGCACAACGTATATAGTTTATTACCTTTTGAAACTGAAGATTATTGTTTGTTGCATATTAAAGATATAAAAAGACAGGAGGCTCAAAATAATTTATACGAAACTATATGAACGTAGGATTTCATTCCAATCAACTTGGAATAAGAGGGACAGAAGTATCTTTGTATGATTATGCACATTATAATGAAGCTATACTAGGAAACACATCTTATGTATTTGCTCCTGCCAATTCAGATCTAGCTGCTTTAGATAAATTTAGGAATAGATTTCAAGATAGAGTTATACTATACAATTCTTTTAGTGAAGTAGGAAACTATAAAATAGATGTTGCATTTCTAGAAAAAGCCGGACATTATGATGGCATATTATTTCCACGTTCAAAAAATATAGTACATGCTGTGTTTGAGGGATCTGACAAACATGGAGACGTATACATAGCTATCAGTGAGTGGCTAGGTAATAGACATAATATAGATTTTCTACCTTACATAGTTACTCTACCTGATGTAAAAGAAGATTTTAGAGATTACATAGGAATCCCTAAAGAAGCTATAGTTTTTGGAAGGCATGGAGGAAACGCACAATTTGATATACCGTATCTTGCAGATGTACTTTGTAAGTTGGCAGAACAGGGATATTGGTTCTTATTGTTAAATACTAACATGTTAAGATGCCAACATCCTAGAATTGTCTATATAGAGCCTACAACTGATTTGCACACTAAGACAGCTTTCATAAATACATGTGATGCCATGATTCATGGCAGATCAGAAGGAGAATCTTTTGGTTTAGCTGTGTCTGAGTTCCTGCATCAGAATAAACCTGTAGTTACTAACTTACAGTGCAGAGATAAAAATCAAATGTACATTCTAAAAGATAAAGGGTTTTATTATGAAAATCCAAACGAATTGTACAATATATTACTGTCTATAGAAAAAAAGGACTACAATGTAAAACCATTGGTAGAAAAGTTTAAACCGGAGACAGTAATGCAGAAGTTTAATTATTTTTTAAATCTTTAGTGCAAATGGGGAGTACTAATATATTAAACAGAGTAGCTTTTATATTTGCTCACAGACCTACTGATGTGTGGAATACTCCATTGTCAATAGTAGAACAATTTAAAGAAATAGGTTGTGAGGTTAAGATATATTCTCTATTTGACATGTATGACAACTACACAGACTCAGGAATACATCTCTTAATAGAAGAAAATAAATCAGGAACTTTCTGTCCAGAGATGGTTATTTATATGGACTGGGGTAGATTTGATTCTCCAATTCTAGATAAAAAAAGTATACCAAATGCTTTTTGGGTTATGGAGTCCGGAGATGATCCTCAGAACTTTGAAAGAAACTCTGTAAAAGCGCATAAGTTTGATTTGATATTGACTCCAGCTCATGATTCTTATCTTAAGTACAAAGAGAAAGGGTGTAACGTATTATGGTGGACTCATTTTGCTGATACTAAAATACACAAGCCTTATGATGGGTTTACTCCATTTGATGATCTTCCTAAAGCCAGGTCTACTAGAGGACATGGCGGGTCTCATTTAATGGACTACCTAAGCAACATAATGCCTCACAAGTTTATAAACAAGAATGGACTTGTAGGTAGCGAATACTCAGATTTTTTAAATAGCGGATTAGTAGTTATTCAAAACAGTAGATGGAAGGAGATAACTAGAAGAGTGTTTGAAGGAATGGCTTGCGGAAGATTAGTGATTACGGATAGGTTACCAGAACATACTAAAATAAATGATTTGTTTATTGAAGGAGAAGATATAGTTTATTATGATAATTTGGGGGAGTGCATATCTAAGATAAACTATTACCTAAGTCCTGAAGGTTCTGAAGAAAGAGAACGGATAGCTTTAAATGGTTATAACAAAACTATGGAGCATCACACTCAAATTAAAAGAGTAGGGAGAATATTAGAAAAATATATTGAATGGAAAGAAAATTCTCTATAATTATCCCAACTCTATTTAGAAGACCCGACATTCTAAATACACTTCTAGATATATTATATCAAGATATTCATATACATGAAGTTATTCTTATAGATAACACTGATAAAAGTAAAACTTATTCTGATTTTGTTGTAGACAATCCAAAGCTTAGGGTACACAAAGAAAATAAAAATCTATATGTGAATCCATCATGGAATCTTGGAGTTAGCATGGCTACTCAAGATTATATAGCTATTCTAAATGATGACATAACTATACCGAGTAATTTGTTCTGGGGACTGGCACAACTTGATTTAGATAATATGGGAATAGTAGGAGCCTTCCAGCCTTATATATCTCAAGTAGAAAAACCAGAAAAGTTCGTTATAGATGAACTAGCTCTTTTTATTTTAAATCAAAGAACATGGGGGTTTGGAATTTTAATGGTAATGAATAAAAATAATTATATTCCAATACCAGAGGATATGTTGGTATGGTGTGGAGATGATTATATATTTCATCAAACTGTAAGTAAAGGTAGAGTTAATTACGGATTAGGATGTTCTATACAAACTAAAATGAGTGCAACATCCGATGATTCAATATTTGATTCTATAAAAATTAGAGACGTGCAATTTTACAATCAAAAATATAAAATATAATTTATGAGATGGGATATAATAAATTATCTAGTAGATCAAAATAATTACAAAAGATATTTAGAAGTAGGAGTTCAGGAGTACAATAGTAACTGTGCAAAAATTAACGCTGAGTATAAATACGCTGTGGACCCAGCTCCAACTGGATACTGTGATTATATAGGCACATCAGATTCTTATTTTGCGTCTATAGATGATACTACAATGTTTGACATAATCTTTATAGATGGATTACATCATAGTGAACAAGTGTTAAAAGATATAGAAAATTCCTTAAATCATCTAAATGAGGGAGGGGTTATAGTAGTACATGATTGTTTACCTACAATAGAGAAAGATCAAGTCAGAGATAATCATGGGGGAGCATGGACTGGTGATGTATGGAAATCTATTGCTGTACTAAAAGGAACAAGAGAGGATCTAGACATAAAAGTAGTAGATCATGATTGGGGATGCGGAATAGTAAAGAAAGGTGCCCAGACTCTAACAGAGTTTAAAGATATCGATAGCTTAGATTGGAATACATATGTTTCTCATAGGAATGGCATGTTGGGGGTAATTTCCTTTGAAGACTTTATAAATGATTATAAAAATGAACAAGCTTAATCTGTCAGTAGGAATACTGACTTGGAAGTCATACAATACACTTAATAACACTTTAAATACGTACAAGAGATCGGGACTGCTTGACTTAGTTAACGACGTATGTCTTTTTGCACAGGAGGGTAGTAATGTTGATAGGGAGATAGCTGAAAATTATGGGGTTGACTATATACTCTCCGCTACTAATATTGGTATAGGAAGAGCCTTGACTACCTTAGCTACTAACTCTAAAACAGATAATATACTTTTACTAGAAAATGATTGGATTATTATAGATGATTTCTTTCCTACTGTATTGGACGAATTGACTAGAGGTCTGCACATGATAGAATCTAATAAAGCGGATGTAGTAAAATACAGAAGCAGAAGAGTTCCAGGAGAGCCGCTATACACTTTGCAGTTCGCGAACCGCGAATTCGACAGCCCCAAACATTTATTTGAGTGCGTACATTGGAGAGAAACCCCAGAAAAAGATTTTCCTGAATATATATTTAAGGATGATTACACTGGATTGTTTTACTGCAACTCTAGATACGCCAACCAAACTAACAACCCTTGTATGTATAAAAAGGATTTTTACATAGAAAAGATATCCCCTTTCTCTGGGGAAGGTGTTGATTTGGAAGGAAAGATAGATGGATGGTGGCAAGAACAAAACTTTGTAGTGTCTCACGGAGAAGGATTGTTCACCCACTATAGAATAGACAGATAATGAAACGCTTTACTTTATTTTTTCTAGCAGTATTTTTAGTATTACAGGCAGCATCTCAACACACTGTTTTAATAAAACATAAAAGGTATCAAGCTGATTTTGATACCGTTTTAAAGTACCCTAAAAAAGTTTATTGGGTAGTAACAAAAAAAGATATAACTTGCGTAAAGAAGTATCCTAGAACCAATAAATTCGTCCCAGATCCTACATTGTATCGACATACAAATTTGGAAAAGGACTACCTGAACTCAGGGTATGATAGAGGGCATAATTTTCCAGCAGCAGATGGAGGATGTGATTCTACAGCTATGAGGGAGTCTTTTTTCTTTTCAAACATGACCCCACAGCATCCTACTTTGAATAGAGGAGATTGGAAGGATCTAGAAGAGTTTACTAGAGAAATGTCTATGAAGTATGATTCTGTAAAAGTGTGGGCTGGTTCATGGGGATCTAAACAGAAAATAGGGGGAGTGACAGTACCTACGGATTGTTGGAAAGTGATTTACATAGTAAAATCTAAAGAATGGATGGCCTTTCATTTTTATAATTCAAAAATAGATAGAACAGGATTGAAATCTCATGAAGTAAATAAATCCTTTATAGAAAAAAATACAGGTTTTAAATTTAAGTGACGTTATGAAAATCTTTGATTGTTTTACTTTTTTTAATGAATTAGATTTATTAGAGTTTAGATTAAAGTTGTTATATGATGTAGTTGATAAGTTTGTTATATGTGAATCAAACTACACTCATAGTGGGAAGCCTAAACCGTACTTCTTTGAACAAAACAAAGAAAGATATCAAAAGTGGATTGATAAGATAGTATACCTTCCTATAGAACAATCTATAGAGGATTTAAAGTTTGAGAAGGTAAATGGGTATACCCCAACTGATGGATCTTGGACATTAGAAAATCAACAGAGATTAGGGATAACTTATGCACAAGATCTGATGGAAGATTCTGATGTAATTTTAGTAGGAGACCTAGATGAAATACCTAATCCAGAAGTTATTACTTATGTTAGGAATGGTAATGTTTTTTTAAAACATAAAAGTAAAGCTATCTCTCTAACTCTCCTTTTTCATTATTACTACATGAATTGCCAAATGGAGGGATTTGATAGGGATTGGAACGGAACTGTAATGTGCACAGGAGATTTCTTTAAAAGCAATGGTCCTCAATACCTAAGAGATAATAGGAACACCTTCATGAGAATACCAAATGCTGGGTGGCACTTCTCTTATTTAGGAGGCTCCGAGAAAGTAAAAACTAAGATAGAATCATTCGCCCATACAGAGTTTAATAGACCAGATATAACTTCTATGGATAACATAAATACATCTTTAAAAGAGGGAAAAGATGTGTTGAAAAGATTAGGTATAAACTATAAGACAGTTTCCATAGATAGGTATCCAGAAGTAATAAAATCTCTTATGGTTCAATACCCACAATTTTTAAAAAATGAAACTGAGGTCGTTAGTTAACGTTTCTTGTTTTTCTACAATAGCTACAGTAAAAGAAGATAGTTGGGAACAACTTAAATTCTTTTTACAATACAACGAATCCTTCATAAAAAATTTTCCCTATATAGTTTTATCTGTAAATAAAATCCCAGATCTATCTAACCATGCATTAAATGCTTTTAAAAATACCTGGTTAAAATCATTCCCTAGCTCTATTATATTAGAGTCAGATGTAAATAAAGGACATATGTTCGGTACAATAGACTTAGAGGAATCTATATTGAATTATGTAAAGAATAATATACCGGATGTTAGATATTTATGGAAGAGCATGGATGATGTTATATCTACGGATGATATACTAGATTCCGAAGTAGAAGAGGCAGAGTTTTATTATATACCAGGATTTAGTTATGAATCAATATTAAAAGCAGGTGGAAAAAAGAATTTACATAAAACTTATGAAGTGTTTGATTCAGGCTTTTACACTCCTCAAACTACTTTTTTTATTCTTGACATCACTAATATTGATAGCATTTACGGTTCTGATATCGAGTATAAAACTTCTGTTTATCACCAAGAAAAGGCACGGAATCAAAATATAAAGCCTTGGGAACTGCCTTTTGATATTAAGTTTGATTGCGAAACCCACCTAGGAAGAACTACTAAAGATCTAAAAAAATACTGTTTAATAAAAGACCAATTCGAAGATCTTCTCTATATGGTAGAAATGCATAAGATAGGAGACCCATCTCATAAGAATATATATTTTGAAAAGATAGGGGTATGCCATTACCATTTTTATAAAGATTTGATATATAACGTATAATGATTATCTTTGTACTAAGATATTTATATACGTGAGAAATTTATTAAGACTACTATTAGAAGCCCCTCTTGATGACGCCACAGCTAAGAAAATGCTGGATTCTGGCTCTCAAGTATCCGTATATTATCAAGGCGACAGTGATTCTCCTAGAGGCTGGAAAACCATAGAAGCTATCAAGGTAGAAGACACAAAAGGAAAGAAATATTTAGTAGCCTATGAGATTCCTAAAGAGGCAGGTAAGAAAGCTGAAATAAAAAGATATCAACAAGATAAAATAGTTAACTGGAATATACTAGGAAAGAAATCTAGAACTATTGACGTAGGTCCTAAAACTGCCAAGAGTAAAACTAAAAAAGAACCTCCAACTACTCCCCCTACAGTTAAGAAAAGAAATCTAGGAGGCAAAGGAGACGATATATGCGATGCAATAACAAATAAGAGATTCGTAAAGCTTTACTATCAAGGGGACGAAGAAGAGGCTCCAGGATGGCGTACAGACGTACAGCCTGTAGCATATGGATCTAAAAAGGGTATAAAGTATGTACGTGCCTGGGTTGGATCAGGTAAATCAGTCAGTGCAGATAAAAATCCTCAGAAAAAAGCCCTCCCAGGTTGGAGGTTCTTTAGGGAAGACAGGATAAAGACTTGGGATGTTGATGCCACAAAAACTTTTAAAACTCCACCTAGGGCTGATTTTAATCCTAAGGGAGATAAATTAATGGATTCAATATTCTGTATATCTGACTTTTCACAAGATGATTCTCCTAAAAGCTCTCTTCTACAAGAGAGTAGCATACTGTCAGTGATAAAAGACGCAATTAAAATCTTTTAAAATCATGCATATGAACAAGAAGAAAGATAGAAAAGTGGCAAAAAAAAGAGTGGTGCCCTTCTTGAATTATACAGTACGAGACTTCTCAGATTACAGTGAGATATCGGATATGCCTGAAACTCAAAAAATAGTGTTTGATAATCTAATAGAAGCCATAAAATTTAGTTTGCAAAAGAATAAATCAAATGCTGAGATCTTCAAATTAAATGAAGATGTTTACGTATCTTTATCTAAAGACAAATGGGAACCAGCTTTAAAAAAAGCAATAGAATATTATTCCCGTCCTGAGATGGAAGATTATGAGAAATGCAAACAATGTACAGATATTATAGAAAAACTTTGTTATGAAGAAAGAATTCGATCCTAGAAACAGTCATGATCAAAATGTTAAAATAGCCATAGATAAAATACTAGGGCAAGAAACTTCTTTAAGGAAGACAAAAAAAACTTTAGAAGATCAGAAAAGAATACTATTCAATCGAATAATAGAATCTATAGTAGTAGCGGAAGAAAGGGCCGTTATGATAGAGGAGGCCTATCAGATAGACATGAATAAGTACAACGAGCTTTTTCTAAATATAATAACAGATTTTTTAACTTTCAACTTTAATAAGCAACAGCTTAATCTAATAAATTTTTATTTGTATGATAGGTATTGTGCAGATGGATCTGTATTGGATCTAGTAGACGATGAGAAGAATGTCATACCTCTAAATAACGGAAACGATTTGTGGTATCTGATAAATAAAAACTTCTAGTTATGCAGATAAAGTCTTTTAGAAAGCAGAAGTCAAATAGAGGCCAGGACTTAAATATAGAAAGACAGACAATAGAAAGGGCCATGAGAGAGACTCTTTCAAATAAAGCAGCTGCAAAGTTCCTGGGAGTGTCTTTTAAGACCTATAAAAAATATGCTAACATGTATCGAAATGAAGAGGGAAAGACTCTCTTTGAGGTACATAAAAATCAAGCAGCTAAAGGTATTCCTAAATTTGGAAAGAGAAGACACGATAAAGCTTCTATAATCGATATAATGGAAGAGAGGGTTCCCAAAACCTTTGTGTCTATAAAGATATTAAAAACCCAAATGATAGAGCATTGCATACTACCAGAACAATGTTCTAGATGTGGGTTTAAAGAAAAAAGATTAATAGATTATAAAGTTCCGCTGATCTTGAATTTTAAAGATGGCAATAAGAAAAACTGGAGATTAGAGAACGTAGAGTTTCTATGCTATAACTGTTATTTCCTTTGCGTAGGGGAAGTATTCACCCAAAAGCAACTGTCAGTTATGGAAGACTATACGGACGTTAGACCTGTAAAAATAGATCTTGATCTTCCTGTAAAGCATGAGGAGGACATAAAAAAATCTATTGACCTAGAAAATAACTATATTTATGATCAGAGTGATAAGAAAGATGATTTTGGAGATGATCTAATAGTCCGCTATAAAAAATGAAAAGGAAAGTAGGCATAGATAAAATGGCTGATGATCTTTTAAAAGTAAAAGATAAAGCTGATTCTCTGCTTAGATTTTCTGGAAGAGCTTCTGGTCTCACTGCTTTTATGGTTAATAAATCTAAAGAGGAGATTTTAAAGAATGAGGCTGATAAAAAAATCCCTATACTAAAAGAAAAGTTAAAAGAAAAGAAGGACTTCTTTGATAGAAAGACAATAAAAAGCGACAATATTAGAAATCTAAATAATGAAATAAATAAATGCGATCAATATATTGACTCATTAAAAGGTCAAACTAGTATTGAAGATCTTAAATTTATATTAGATTGGTACTATAAAATTTGGGAGAAATATGGATTCTGATTTGTATTTAATAGAAGTTCTAGATAATGATATGACTTTTGCAAATATAATGGCAGAACATGAAGAAGGATTGTCTACTGCTATTGTAGAAAAGATATGCTATGCTATAGAGAATGACTTAAAGAGAGTAACCATAGCCCAGATAATAACTAAGATACATACAATAACATTACATGCTTCTTATTACAATTTCTATGAAACTCTAGATACAAACATGGAAAACCTAATTAAATACGAAAATTACGAACTATGTGCTAGGGCTCAAAAACATTTAGATAACTACAACAAAAAAAATATTTAAAAAAAATATAAATTATAGATATTTATATATACATTTGTAGAAGTTCTTTTAAGAAAAACTGTGGCTGAATAAGCGGTTGAGAGCTGCTAAAGCACTGGCGAGATAGCTGAAAAGCTGTTGAGTTGGGTATCACAGACGGATGAGTTAAAACCACCATCACTAAGGGTAGAATGCGCAACCCAACAGTGCTCTGGATACGCCGAAGAAATTGCAACTGATCTCCGCAGGCGTTGCTGGTAGTCAATCCAGCTAGTCTCAACACAAGGACTGATCATCTTTGTGGACTATGGGTGAAAAGGGGTCCGTCCAGGGGTTGCGGGTAATCAGTATTCCCGCCAGATTTTTTTATTTAAAATTATAAAAAATGGAAAAATTAGATCTTGTATTGTTAGTAGTTGGTCTCTGTCTTATAGGGGCTGCTGTTCTTTATATCGCTTTTAGCGGTAAGAAGTCTAAAAAAGAACCTGGTACGCCTACTATAGGTTCCTCTATAATTGCTGAGGATCCTGACAGTAAGAACACACCGGACAGTTCTAGTTTGAAGTAATATGGGGATGACCGGTATCGATCCGGATGCAGAGGTAATACTACATGCAGGCATTTGGGTATACTGCCTTAGAAGATACCAAACAGTAAATGACGAAATGTCAACAATGACCTTCGAAGATCTTATGGACTTCGTTGGTGCCGACTACGCTGTAGCAGCCTAGTCCGCGTCGGGTGAGTAACCTAGGAACAGAACTACTCTGAGTATTCACGATCGACTCGTTAAATAAGGACTGTGGATTGAGGGCTCCCTTAATGGTCAAAGCCGACTTTGAGCGTCTTAGTTAGTGATATAGGGGGCGAAACACTAACAAAAGTTTTCCTTGTAGTCATAAAACAAGGTGGTGGACCCCGATCTATACGGTTGGCCTCTTACGGTGCAGATTAGTATCGTACCAGCTTACGAAATGACTCGTTGAGCTAACGTAAGACGAACACTAATTAGTACTAAGCATGTGAGACGTTAGTATTATTGTCTCTTTCGGAGACGTGGGTTCGAATCCCACCATCTCCACTCAAAAGGTAGGTTAAGGTTAGGAAAAACGAAGGGGAGTTTCTACTCCCTTTCTCTATTTATAGTAGGCAGAATTTTGTTTTGTGTTATGTATAATTTATATAATAATTACAGAACATGAAAAAACAAATCCTTTTCATCCTAGCATTTGCATCTTTACTCGTAGCAACTTGCACAAAAGAAATATCCCCTTCTAAACCGTCTAAACCAGAAGTTTGTGACTTTGGCCCATTAAGCAATAATTCATTCAGAACTGCTGAGGAATTCGAGATGGCTAGATCAGGAGGAGGATCTACTAAGCTTAGAGACTCCGATAAAGACGGAGTACCGGATATAAACGACAACTGTCCTAGAACTAGAAATTCTGATCAGAAGGATACAGATAAAGATGGTATAGGAGATGCTTGCGATCCATATCCATATGGTAATGAACCTTCTGTATCATCTGTATTATTACTTGACTTTGATGGATATAACCTACCAGCTGGTAGTGCTTGGAATAATGGTGTTGCTACCTATTGCCAACCAAGTGGATTATTACCCGAACAAATACAAACTATTCTCGATAGTGTTAAGAAAGATTTTGCTAAGTATAACATTACTGTTACAACAGATGAAAATGTTTATTTAGCAGCAAGCGTAGCTAAAAGAATGAGAGTAGTTGTTACTACTTCAAGTGAAATATATCCTGGTGTGGCTGGTATTGCTTATGTTGGCTCTATGTTCGGAGGAACGCCTGAATGCTTCGTGTTTTCAAATACTATGTCATTTAATACTCTCCGAATAAGAGTAGCAGTGTCTCATGAATCAGGACATACGGTTGGACTATTCCACCAGGCACAATGGGATGCAAATTGCAATATTGTGTACACTTATAAGCCTTGCGATTACTCAACAAATTCAGGGCCTATTATGGGGTCTATTGGAGGTAGCTGCTTACCTTTATGGTGGGTAGGACCAACACCAACAAGCTGCACTACTATTCAAGATGACAATGCCATATTGACATCTAAATTAGGGTTGAAGTAGTATATTTATTATAACACATAGGTTTTCTGGTTGCATAATATTAGGTTCTGTATTATAAAACAATTATTTAATATTATGAAAAAATTTTTTAGTTCCCTATTTAAAGACAGTAATGACATTAATGAAAAATCTTTTATAGGTTTTTTAGCTTTTACTATGATGGTAGTGTTCGCTGTAGCTGACATTATAACAGGTAGTTTAGGAAAAGAATTGGTTATTCAAGAATTTATCTTCAATTCCTTTCTTTGGTTGACTCTAGGCTGCTTTGGTATATCCTCAGTAGACAAATTCATTAACAAGAAGGCAGATAAGGATAGCGAAGATTCTGTTGTATAAACATTACATAACCAAAATTAAATTAAATGTTAGAAAAATTAAAAGTATTATTAGACGCATTGAAAGGAAAAGCTAAGCATGTAGTAGTTATTTCTATAGTAGTAATAGCTCTCGCTTTAGCTGGAGTTAAGTATGGATACATTCCAGAAGAGTTAGTGAACATTAAGTTGATAGTAAGTCACGTAAGTGATTTATTTGAAACAAAACAAGTTCCAGTAGTTGACAGTGTAGTAGTTGATATAGTTGACAGCGTAAAATAATGCAAAACGAATCTAAAACATCCCAGTTTATATCTCAAAACTGGAGTATCATTGGAGGTATCCTCACCGTAGCTTTTGCTGCGGGAGGTATCTTCAGTGAGTTTCGTTTAATGAGAGCTGAACATCAAGAAGATAAAAAGCAGTTAGAATTAAAAATACAACAGATTATAGACGAGAGAGAAAGAAAGGCTGACTGGCTAGAGGAACAAGAACAGCGTATAGATGATCTGGAAGAGTGGAAATCTTTCGAAGACGGAAAAAATAGTAAATAAAAAATGGCACCAAAAAAAACATCAGCAGTAGATTCAGTAGCAGGCGCAATAAAGCCTCCTATATCCTTTAAAGAATTTTCTAAAGACCCAGTTAAAGGTTTATTATTTATAGTACTAATAGCTATAGGATATCTTTATGTAGACGGTAAAATGACTAACAAAGATATCATTGCCAAGCAAGATGCTAAGATAGAGAAGTTAGAAACTAAAATAGATACTTTAGAAGATCAATTAAGAATATTCATAGGCCAAGCCGCAGCAGCAGAAGCTAAAAACGAAGTAGTTAATAAATTAAATAAAATCCCACAGTAATGAAAGTTTTTATAGTTATACTGATTATGTTCTTTTCAGCCTGTTTGATCATAGGTCAAACTCCAAGTGAAGAGGCTAAGAAAGATAATGAGTTTGTAGAACTAATGAAAAAGATAAAGCAGACGCAGGAAGTCAATAAAGTAGCTATTCAACAGGCTGATAAAAAAACTGGTGAGATAATCACTAAGACAGCAAAACAAATAGTTTCTCTCAAAAAAGAAGTTAAACAATTAAAATCCGAATTAAATGAAGCTAATAAGAAACTTGATTCTGTTTCTAATGGTAGTGTTGATATCAAATTCGACTTACTCCCAGTATCCTCAGGTAAAGAAAATTGGTAATGATTCTATAGTATTAATTACTTTAAAGCAGGGTAATGATATTAACAAACAATTTACTTTGTTGAATGATAGTATTAAAACATTAAACAAATCTTTAGAAGTTTCTAAATTTGATTTTAATAAGTACATAGTTGACAATGAAAATAAATACAACCAATTAACTGTATCTTCGTTAAAGTATAAAGCAGAATTAGACAGCTTTAAGTACATGTACAAACAAAATAAGCTGATATATAAAAGACACGAAGAGTGGTGGAATAGAGACAGGCAGCACTACATGACTCTATCTGTAGTATTAATGTTTGCTACTATATTTTTTGCTGCACTCTAGATAGAATAAAAATCTAGAATTTTTAATAGATTAGTAGACTTTTTTACCAGAGCAGGGCTATTAAATATATCTCCTATAACTAATAGCACGTCTGCTATTGCTACAATTCCTATGTAGGAAATAAAAAGAAATATTAAAAAAATTTTTAATTTTACTAAGTACTTTAGGTGTTTCATATAATATAAATAGAATTTTTTAGATATAATTCTATATATTTGTATTACATAAACAAAATTTAATAAAATGAAAATAAATACTTTAGTGCAAATTATTACGATTTTTCTTATAGTATCATGCTTGTCAACGTCTTACACATATATTTATATGTGTTATGATATTGAAAAAAAAATTAAGTTTCTTGAAAATAAAGTTGAAGACCTAGAGAAACTTTATTACCAAAAAGAATTAGAATCTTTCCCCTACGAACACTCAAAAATAAATTAGGAAAAAAATTATAAAAGTTATAAATTTGTTACAAAATGAATAACACAATGCTTACCCCAGAACAAGAATTGAAGTTAGACAAGATAGAGTATGATCTTTCTAACATAAAAGACCAGGATTTATTATACCAAACAATGAGAGAATTATTACTAACTATTCCTAATAACTATGATTTAGGTGTGGTAGTACGAAGGTTATTTAGTTAATGTGTCATATATGGGATGTTATTCTAAACAGTGGTGTGATCTATCTAATAGTGAAACCCCTTCAGATTTTGACATAGAAATTGTTGCTAATGACATGAGGAGTCATAGCTATAAATCAAAGTCATGTGAGGGGATAGGCTTTGATAAAATATATAAAGACCAGTTCGGTAGAATTTGGTTGGGATTTCAAAAGAATAACGGTGACTATTTGTGGCAACCCTATCAAAATGTAGTATCGATAATAAAAAAGCAGTTCAATGAAAATAGCAGCTTTCAGTGATACTCACAACAAACATAAAAAAATAGAACTTCCCGAATGTGATATATCCATATTTGCAGGAGATTTATCTTCATTAGGTTATAAACATGAGGTAGATTCTTTCCTTAGATGGTATGCTAAACAAACTCAGTGTAAGCATAAGGTATTCATAGCAGGTAATCATGACAAATCCTTTGACTCTAAGTTCTTCTACAACTACGAAGATCAAGATCTATTTAAGGATAACTTCTCTAAGGGTAAGCCAGGGTGGCTATTAGATATGCTAGAGATGCATAAAGTAGCGCATGGTATACATTATTTAGAGAACAGTAGTGTGATACTAGAAGGTATTAAGATATGGGGAAGTCCTATAACCCCAAGTTTCTATAAGCAGTACTGGGCTTTTAATGCTGACAGGAATGATGAGATCAAATCATATTGGGATAATATACCATCTGATACAAACATAGTAGTTACTCATGGGCCTGTAAGAGGAAAGCTTGACTATGTTCCTGAGAGTTCTGAATATGTAGGATGTGTGGATCTTAAACATAAAATAGAACAAATAAACCCAATGATGTTTATTTCCGGACACATACACTCAGGAAGAGGGGTATATCTAACAGAAAAAACTTTATATGTCAATGCTTCCGTATTAGATAATTCCTATGAACCACAAGGAGATCCTATGGTGTTTAAAGTGAATAGGGATAAAATGTGTATAGATTTCAGTTAAATAATCCTTTAAAAAAAATTTTTAATAGTATATTTGCTCATGACACGCACGGCAACCGAAGGCATACATGTCACTGCTTAGGCAATGCGAGACTATCACACAGAGTACCTCACAGTGCGTAGGTACGCTATAAGCTCTGTTGACTGCCGGGAAAGGTCGGCTCTATAGTCAGGTGGGCGTAATGAGGCATGGTTGCCGAATCCAGAAATGGTTGCTTATCCGGTTCGAGTCCGGCCCTGACTGCGTGGGGAGAGTAACTTAAAGAGAGCCCTAAATGGAGAATCTCGTAAACTATTCTTAGTTATAACGAGTGCGACCGCCGGTAACGATCTCAGCAAGTGACAGACGGGGAGAGTCCCGACCAGCCCTTGTGGTGGAATAGGTAGACACGCAGGACTTAAAATCCTGTTCGCCGAAAAAGCGAGTGCGGGTTCGATTCCCGCTGGGGGCACTGCTGTTGTTCTTTGACATATAAGGAGAAACAAATTATGGAACTATTATCATTTAGTTTAGGAATTGCATTTGTGGTGGTCATTGCTGTAGCAATGGTTTCTGTTTATGCTTTTGTTAAGGTAAAACAAATTGGAAAAGAGTTAGATGAAACACGAAGAGATATGTGTCAAAACATAGAAGAAGTGTATAGACACACTAATCATCGTGATGATGAAATTATTCGATCGTTAGACTCACGTTGTGATAAATTAGAAAATAAATTAATTACTAAAAAATAAAAAATAAAAATTAGTCAATAGAACAACAGCACCGGACTCATAGCTCAGTTGGTTAGAGCATCTGACTCATAATCAGAGGGTCCCTGGTTCAAGCCCAGGTGAGTCCACCAACTCTTAAAACAACATTTATACCAGATATGGAAAATCCTAATTCAGTATGTTTCGTCTCAAAAATAGATGAAATAAATCCTATTCCTGGTTCCGACCATATAGAACTTGCTGTGGTAAAGGGTTGGAATTGTATAGTGAAGAAAGGAATGCACTCTAAAGGAAATCTAATTGTAGTAGCCACTACAGATGCCATCATACCAGAAGAGATGGCAGTGTCTTTAAAAGTAAAAGATTATCTAAGAAAAGGTAATAGAGTAAGGACTATTAAACTAAGAGGAGTTTATTCTGAATGTCTTATCATACCTATGATATATGCAGGAAAGATAGGTAAAGATGGAGATGATTTCATGGATAAACTTAAAATATATAAGTACGAACCTCCCATAAAAACTATTTCTCTATCATCAGGTAAGCAAATAAAATACAAAGAAAACTCTAACTTCCATAAGTACTATAAGTTCCCTAATATAAAGAATGTCCCAGATATTTTTACTGAAGGGCAAATAGTAGAGATTACTAGAAAAATTCATGGTACTAATGCTAGATACGGAATAGTAAGAAAAGAGAAGCCATCTATCTTAGATAAGATAAAAAAATTGTTTGGCAACAAGTTTGCATACTATGAGTTTGTAGTTGGATCTCATAATGTTGAGAAAGGATCTGACTCACAAGGATATTACGATTCTAATGTATGGTATAACATAGAGAGGAAGTACAATATAAAGTATCATCTATGGGCATACGTAAAAAACATAGTAGAAGAAAGAAAACCAGAAGATGTAATAGGAACGGGTGTTATTTTATATGGAGAGATATATGGGCCGGGTATCCAAAAAAACTATGATTACGGTATCCCAGAGATTAGCTTTTGTGGATTCGATGTTAATGTAAATGGGGAATATCTGGAAGTGTTCAATTCTTTCAGTGTGATAACGCACTCTCTAGGATTGGAGTACGTAAAAATACTTTATTATGGTCCGTGGAGTAAAGCTGTCCAAGATAAGTATGTTTTCAATAACTTCATACCTAAGACAAAAATACCGGAAGAAGGTGTGGTTGTAAAAGATCAGTCCGGAGATAGACACAAAGTAGCCAAAGTTATTAATCCAGACTATTTAATATACTCAGAAACAAATAACGTAGGAGAATCTCATTAAAGCAATAAGATGATTAACGCTGGGGAATTTACATATGGAACAAACAACATAAAAGTTGTAGGGGGTGATAGCGGTAAAGATATAAACATCGGTCAATTTTGTTCTATAGCAAACGATGTTACTATTTTTGTAGGAGCGTATCATAGAACTGATTGGATCTCAACATATCCTTTTGGGCATATAAATAAAGAAAAGTTTCCTGCTTTTAATGGGTGGGGACATCCAACTACTAAAGGAAATGTGACAATAGGAAACGATGTTTGGATAGCTACAGGAGTAGTTATAATGAGCGGAGTGACAATAGGGGATGGATCTGTGTTAGCTGCATATAGCGTTGTTACTAAAGATGTAGAACCTTATTCTTTGATAGGAGGAAACCCAGCTAAGCTAATAAGAAAAAGATTTAGTGATGCTGATATAGAGTTTCTATTAAAGTTGAAATGGTGGAATATGGACAGATCTGAGATAAATGAGATATCTCCTACCTTGTGTTCTGGGGATATAGAACTATTAAAAGACAAGTATAGCCATTTATTGTAAAATAAATTTTGGAGCATTAATAAAACTTTCTTAACTTTAATTTTTATAATGTATGGAAAACAATCGTAGATCATTTTTCAAAGGGCTAGCAGCATTTGCAGCCGGAGTAGTAGGAGCTAAAGTAGCATCTTATGTACCAAAGAAAGAAGAACCAAAAGAAGAAGTGCTTGTACCTAGTACCATTACTGTTATGCATGAAGGAGAACTATATCATCCGCTTGTTGTAAAGAAAACAGATGCAGATAAAATGGAACTTATTCAACCTAGCACACCCCTCAGTGTAAATCAATACAAAGGAACACTTAGAAAAGCAAACGTATGAGCCTAGAGCCTATACATAAATTTAACGGAGGTAGAGGGGCAACATTGTGCCATGAGTGTCGTGTCATAATAAGGGAGGGATTAACAGAAGATTTGTACTGTGAAGAGCATGGAGGTAGGCCTTGGAAATATAAGTTAGTTAGAGAAAGTGACGGCTTAACAAAAAAAGGCGATACTGTGTTTTGGATTGAATGGAACGAAGATAGAACTTTTAAGAATAAATATGAAGAACCTGCTGTAGGTAGAAGCCTTATTGTGGATGGGAATAAATACAATTACACATGGTTGACAACTACCATAAAAGAAATTTTGGAGCAGAAAGAAAATTTTATTAGCTTTACAACCGAGAACAGCTGTTATAAACTTTACATAAATGAACTCAATTGATCGCCAGTATAAAGAACTATTAGATCATATTCTACATTTCGGTGTAGACAAGAAAGACCGTACAGGTACAGGAACGAAGTCAATCTTCGGTTGGCAAATTAGACACAACATGAAGGAAGGGTTTCCGTTATTAACTACAAAAAAGATGGCGTGGAAGTCAATAGTAACAGAGTTGTTGTGGTTCTTGAGAGGTGATACTAATATCAAATATCTTGTTGATAATGATTGCCATATTTGGGATGGTGATGCTTATAAGAATTATTTAAGAGCGCATTCTGAATGCGTTGATGGACTGGAATCTAAAGAAGAATTCATCAATAAAATTAAAGGAGATAAGGGATTTGCAAAAAGAGATTTTGTAGAGAGGTGGGGTGAGTTAGGTCCGATTTATGGCAAGCAGTGGAGAGATTGGGAACCATCAGAAACACATTCATATGGATGTATAGACCAAATCGCAAACCTAATCTCAGAACTAAAAACAAACCCAGATTCAAGAAGATTAATAGTTAGTGCTTGGAATGTAGGTGAATTAGATCAAATGGTTTTACCACCCTGTCATTATGGATTTCAAGTTTATACTAGAGAGTTAAGTGAAGGAGAAAAATTATCATACGTTAGAAAATACATCACACCAATTACTTCTGAGGATGAACTTAGTAAAATTGCATCATCTATACCAACAAGAGCAATTTCTTTAATGTGGAATCAACGTTCGGTAGATACATTCCTTGGTTTACCATTTAATATAGCATCATATGCATTGTTGCTTGAGATAATTGCTAAGGAAGTAAATATGGTTCCTGAAGAGTTGATTGGAAATTTGGGAGATGTTCATTTGTATAACAACCATATTGAGCAAGCTAAAGAACAGATTAGCAGAGTCCCTTATGAGTTACCTAAGCTAAACATCAATACTGAGTTCTGGCAGACAGAGTCCGGTGAGTGTGGGGTAGGGCCTTTAAAGACTAATCTACAAGGATTTCAAATTGATGATTTCATTATTGAAAACTACCAGTGCCACCCAGCAATTAAAGCACCATTAAGTAATTAAAAAAATAATATAGTGAAAGAGACAATAGGAATTATCGGACAGGGTTTTGTAGGATCTGCTGTTAGAGAGGGTATGAAGAATTATTTCAATATCTACACTTACGACAAAGACAAATCTAAAAATGTAAACGTAGACTCTATTGAAAAATTAACTGTTCTTACTAAACATATTTTTCTATGTGTACCAACTCCTATGAAAAAGAATGGAGAGTGCGATTTGTCAATAGTTAGAAGTGTGTTATCTGAACTTAGCGAAGCAGTTAAACTTAACAACAAGGATATAGTAGTAATATTAAAATCCACTATACCCCCAGGAACAACCAAGAGTTTAAATAAAGAATATAAGAATCTGTCTATAGTTTTTAATCCGGAATTCTTAACAGAAGCTAACGCAGTAGAAGATTATAAAAATCAATCAAGAATAATAATAGGAGGAGATAGAAAAGTATCCTCAGAAGTAAAGCATATATTCGCTAAAGCATTTCCTAAAGTTAATATAATTAAAACAGATTCCACTACTGCCGAAATGATAAAGTATGTGACTAATACTTTTCTAGCTACCAAAGTAGCTTTTGCAAATGAGATGTTTTATTTATGTAAAAATCTAGATATAGATTACGACAAGGTAATTGAATATGCTAGATATGATGATAGATTGGGACATTCTCACTGGGATGTACCAGGACCTGATGGGGACTATGGATATGGTGGACATTGCTTCCCTAAGGACATAAAGGCTTTAGAATTTCTAGCAAAATCATTGGGAGCTGACACTACCATGCTAACTGCTGCTATAGAAAAGAATAGCTTGGTAAGAACTAATCTAGACTGGCTAACTCAAGTAGGAAGAGCTGTGAGTGCTGAATAAATAAAATAAGGTTTATGACTATGAGATTTAAAGTAAATAAGAATAGAGTGAAAAAGGTAGAGATGTCAGATCCCCATAATTATTATGATACTGAGTACCCACATGAATTTCCTATAGGTAACTATTATGTTGATAAGTATAAATGTCTGCCATCCTACTGTGACAGTTCTAAGAACAAATACAATATCAATTTAAATACATTTTTTACAAAAAAAGGCTTTGAGTTGATATGGGTAGCAAAAAGAGTGGGTAAAAATGTATTGGAGCCAACAGGGGAGCTGTATGAGAAAGATGGTATATTGGTGTCAATAAAATACAAAGGATCTCCTAAGTACACTAAAAATCTAGAATTTGGTTTTTATGATAGCGAAGAATCAGAAACTCAAATAGATTACGCAACCTTCCAGATATATTATAATAACGATGATCTTCTTTCTGACGTATTAAAAGGGGTTTCAAAGTATATTATGGCTGCGGTAGGCAAATCTAGAATATCCCTAGTTACTTCTACAAGAGCTGGTTTAGGTACTGTGGAACAATCTATAAAGCCTGTTGATATAGACATTCCTTTGCACTATGGAGAAGAGTTTGTAAAGGTTCACAATAAAATCTTAGATAAACTAAATGAAGAAAAAGGAAAAGGATTGGTACTACTTCACGGAGTTCCAGGAACAGGTAAAACAAACTACATAAGACATTTATGCGGTCTGGTAAATAAAGAAATAATATTCCTGCCTCCATTTATGGCAGAAAGTATATCTAGTCCTGATTTTGTGACATTCCTGTTGGAACATACTAACTCTATCCTAGTGATAGAAGATGCGGAAAAAGTGGTATTAGATAGGGAAGGAGACGCTTCTAGCAGACAAAGTGTAGCTAATCTTTTAAATATGACAGACGGGATCCTCAGCGATTGTCTGTCAATACAAGTAATAGCCACATTTAATACAAGCAGAGATAGAATAGACAAAGCACTATTGAGAAAGGGAAGGCTTATTGCAGAATGGAAATTTGACCCTCTTAGTGCAGAAGCTTCAAATAAATTATTAGAAAACATAGGTAAACCCCAAAGAACGTCCAAGCCTCTCACATTAACAGAAATCTACAATATAGAAGAAGAAGTTTCTGTTATTCAAGAAGAAAGGCCGAAGATAGGCTTCCACAGTTAAGATTTTTTTATTAACAATTAAACCCAGGTTATGGCAACAAAAAAAACAAAAAGCCAACAACAAAAGCTGTTCACCTTCCTTCGTAACAGAAAGAGGATCACAGCAAAACAAGCAGAAAGCATGTTTGGAACTAAGAATCTTCGTGCTAGAATTACCAATTTGCGTGAGCAAGGTTGGGAGATCGAATCAGTACGCAACCCGAAGAATCCTCGTACAGTAACTTACGTGGTAAAGTCTGCTCTTTAAACTAAATACCGGAGGGAGAAATCTCTCCGGTTTTTTATCTAAATGATTGAATATGAAGCCAACAGATCGTCAGGAAGGCGGTACACATTACAAGAAATATTCTATACAACCTATAGAATTTATCCATAAAAATGACATCCCCTTTATAGAGGCAAACGTTATAAAGTACGTAATGAGGCATAAGGAAAAGAATGGCCTAGAGGATTTAAAAAAAGCTAAGCACTATATTGACCTGCTGATTGAGCTGGAGTATGGTGGTGAATAAATGCTTCCACTCTATATTTATTATATATGTCAAGATTAAACAACATACCTCTTTTCGGCTTTGAAATCTTCAAAGAAGTAGAAATGGAGCTTGAACAAGTAAAGAATATATTTCCTTATTCTAATAATAAAGATTTATACAATTCTATTGTTGAACTCTGCATAGAAAAAGTAAAACAATTATCTGAAAAAAAACGCTCTGAATTAGAAAACAAAATTTGGGACTAGTTATTTAAAAACAGTTTATGACTAAAAAAAATAAAGGTAAAGTCGACGTTAAAGAACGTAACGAGGAAATAAAGAAGTATCTAATACAAAATCCAGAAAAGTTAAACTCCGATTACAACGAAACTGCTAATCTGTTTAATGTAACTGCTGAAGTAATTAGACACATCTGTAGACACCTCAGATCTAGTATAAAAAGCCCAGATACAAAAGAGCAGACTTTAGAGATAAACGATCTCGTTCTAATGAGGAGAGAGCAGGCTGAGATCACCAGTTTAAAAAAACAACTGGACAGCGTAGTAAAAGAGTATCAAAAATTATCTGAGGCATATGACATAGCTCTAAATCTTAAGACTACAAATGTAAATACAGTAGTTCCCAAGATAGATCTAAAGTCTAAATCTCCAAATGAAGCAACAGCTATAATTCAAATAAGCGACGGACATTTTGGAAAACTTATAGTACCCTCCACTGTAAATGGATTGAATGAGTACAATCCTGATATTGCAAAAAAGAGAATGGAGACATGTGCTGCAAACACAATAAAGCTGATAAAAAAAGAGAGGGGAGACGTAAAGATAGAAAATCTAGTTTTAATTCTTGGGGGAGATTTTTTAGAGAATAGTCAACTGCATCATCATAGTGAGATGACAACTAGCATGTCTCCTATGGAAGAGACCTTGTTTGCAAGAGAAGTCCTGAATAAATACATTAAGACTGTATGTGAGTATGGAAACTTTAAAGATATAGTCATAGCTTGTACTAGAGGAAATCATGCCAGGATAACACACAGGATGGTAGCGTCTGTAGATTACAGGATGAACTATGAGACCATATTGTATAGCGTACTTAAAGATGACTTCAAAAAAGAAAATATACAATGGGCTATACCTGATTCAGAAGTCGCAGAAGTAGATGTTTATGGAAACATGCTTAGGGTAGTTCATGGACATCAAATTAAATTCCAAGGTGGTGTAGGAGGGCTTACAGTGCCTCTGAATAAGTATGTGATGAGGATGGATCAAATAAGCAAAGCTTTTTACAATTTTGTTCACCACTACCATAATCTCAGCTATCCAACTGTAAGAACTACAGTAAACGGATCTATAGTAGGGTATGATCCATATGCAATGAGTATAGGATGTACGTACGAACCCCCAATGCAATCTTTTCAATTGTTAGATTCCAGAAGAGGAATGACAATAAAAGCCCCAATATTTTGCGACTAAAAAAAATAAAAAATGGAAGAGTTATTCAATTTCAATGCCCAGATGTTTAACCATCTTTTAAACATCCACTGTAGCCCAAAAATACAATTCAGTCAACCAGTTAGATGGCATGCTTCTCATCCTTATCAAAGGCTTAATTTTTATGATCAGATACAAGTATCTCAAGTAATGGGAGTGTATCTAGCTCTGTCTAAAGATTGGCTAGAAAGGTTTGACAATATAGTAGAAATAGGATCTTACAACGGAGGACTATCTAGTTATGTCTATGACAGCAAAAAAGAAAGTGCTTCTTTTGTTTCATATGATATAAACCCAAGTATAAACACTGCAGCTCAAAAAAGGCCTTATATGGATTTTAGAGTAGCGGATTGTTTTGATGAAAAGACACATGAAGAGATTAAAGGTCTAATTCAAAAAGAAGGAACAACACTAATGATTTGTGATGGAGGAGATAAGACAAGAGAGTTTAATGTGTTCTCAGATTATTTAAAATCTGGAGATGTTATAATACTTCATGATTATAAAGATGAGTCCCAAGAAGCCCTGTTTATGGAAGCTAGAGAGTACTGGCAGTGGCCCCATTTATTTGAGTGTTCTTATGAATCAGTTAAAGAAGCTGTTCAAAGAAACGGTTTGGAAAAGTTTTACTACGATAAATTTTTATTTTATTTCTGGGGCTGCTTTATAAAAAAATAAACAAGATGAACTTACTGGAGGCTTTAAAGGAGGCATATCCTGAGACAGAGTTTTTGATAGCTGATGGTTTCGATGATGCAGTTATAGGGTATCATCAAAGATCTGAGAGACTTATATACTCTATTAAAAAGTGTATTGACATTTTAATTGCAGAGGGAATGAGTCAGGAGGACGCACTAGATTATTTTTACTACAATGTGGAAGGAGCTTATGTAGGAGAAAAAACTCCTATATGGGCAGACGATAATCTTTATTATGAGGAGGGGTCTAAATTTTTTTGAAATAGTTTAGAACTTTTTGCCCTTTAAATGCAAAAAGCTTAAATTTATTTTCACCCTTATTTTTTTTATAAAGTTTGATTTTTTAGGAAACTCTTGGGATTTTCTATGAAAGTAATACATAAGCGATACCAGGTAGGAAACTTAGTTCAGGATTGGACAGGGGAAGATTTAATAGTAGAAGAAGTAAAAAGGGATGGCTTATCTGTAAGATACAATAACGGGAATGTACTATTTTTGGAATGGCATGACCTATCTCCATGCCCTATTACAAAGAATAGTATGATGTCAATTGGGTTTGACGTAGTGGGTGAAAGGGTAAATACGTTCCACACAGAACTATCCATGACCTCCTTAATAAGAGGTAAGTTTTATAACGCTAAGGGATATCTATACGAAGACAGAAGCCTGTGGACATTTCATGGAGTATCAGTGCTTTACATACACCAGATTCAAAACATAATGTCTATAATAGATCCAGAGTTATAGATCCTCGTTCCCAGTGTAGTGTGCTATAATGTTATTCCTCCACCACTTTTTAAACTTAGAATTGTCATCCATCTTTTGTACGTGGTTATCTTCAAAATAAAAGATGAATCCAAAAAATAAAAAAGACACTACAAGGAAAATTAAAAATACCATAAATTAATTTTTAAATGTTGTACCAATAATTGATGTCAAACAAGTTACTTGATATCTCTCTAGCGTCTTCTTTATCTCGTATCAAGAATCTATTATTCTTTATCAATCCTATCCTGGAAATAAAAGCTATGAACTTATCAAAGTAGTTTAGTTCTTCTATACATTTTCTTTGCTTACATATTATATAAGCCCAATGTTCTACATTATAGTTTCCTTCTTTTATAATGTCCATAGCCTTCTTACAATTTAGATCATGTATACTCAGATCCTCCTCTTCATTGTCAGAAAACATAACTGACAATACCAGAAAAGAATATCTAAGCATGGTCTGATCAGATAGGACTCCTCTAGGAATTCTTCTGTTGCTGCCGAAAAGATTTCTAGTTATGTTAAAGAAAGTATTGAATGGCCAAATATAACTGTGCGCACTGTTAGGCATGTATATATGTACCTTTATCAAAACGTCTGTACCAAACTTCTTATCAGAGAACGACTCTATTTTATATCTTCCAAAGTATCCATTGTTATCCAAAAGCTTACATATAGAATCAACACTTTTCTTATGAAGCCTAGTAAACAATAGCTCATTAATTGATACTTCGTATTTATCACTCTTAAAAAAATCATCAATGATGAAGTCTTCCATTAGTTTAGATTTACTGCTATCTTGTCTATAACTTCGTTATCCACTACAAATGTACTAGTTTGGTCGCAACTTTTTACCAAAGCAACCAACTCAGAAAGTTTCCTGTAGTCTTCTACTTTCTCGTAATAAGTGTAGCATAATCGAATGTTAAAGATAGCACAATCTCTTAGATTTTCATCATTTTGTGATAAAGCATTTTTACCTAGGAATAGTAAGGAGTCGAAAGAGGCTTTTATTTCTTCTCCGATGTTGAAACCGTGAATGTCAGTTTGATCAAGAATAGCGTTAAATTCTGTTCGGTCGAAGTTAAGGATGTTCATGTTTTAGGATTTATGTGAATAGTACTAACGGTTTGTAATCATTTTCTATTATCTCTCCAGTAGTTTTTAGAATTAGTGTGTACCATCGAAAGTCTTCTAATTGTTTCTTAGACATCTTCCAGTCATTTTTTATTACGGTTTTTAATATATCTGCTATTCTGAAAAGTACGTAATTTCTAAACTCGTCTATAGACTTGTCTCCTTTAAGACTGTTGCACTTCCTACAGGCAAACACTTTATTGTTTACTAGAGTATTGCCTTCGGATACAGGTAAGAAATGATCCCTAGTTATTTCTTCATATGGAAACTTTTTCTTACAGTAATAACAACATCCTCCTTGTGTTACATACTGATTATACAGATGCTGACTAAACTTTCTTTGATTCATGATTAGGGATTATACGACTTATGGTTTAAGTATGTCGTATACATTTTCAAATTTAAAAACTATTTCATCTCCATGAGACAAGTCAGAAAATAATAGTTCGTTGGATACGAAGCCAGTAACAGCCTCAGTTTCTTTATTAAAATGTACTACCTCACACCAAAACCTTTCTTCATTTAAACACACCTTAACAAAGTCTCCTGGCTTAAGATCTTCCATTTCTTTTTCGGTAGGGACACAAAAAGTCTTTGGATGGTTTGCAGCCATCTCTCTTGCGTTTACAAATTCCATGGTTGTTGTTTTTATTTAGTTGTTATTTGTTTGCGAATGAATTATCAGTTATAAGAACTAGGTCTTGAATCTGAATCATAATATCAGAGACTTCTTCTTCATTAAGATATCCTATTACGTCATCTGCTACTGGGGTAGAGTATGTAATGTGGCCATTATTATCAAGTACAGCTATTTCGTACAGACCTTCATTACCTCCGTATGTATGGGATGATTGTACTACACTTATACCAAAACCATTTTCAAATATAGTCCTTGCTACGACACCTCCTAAAGGGTGCTGATTAAATTCTAGGTCTTCGAATTTTTTATACATAACCTTTTTTTACTTTATTATTCTGATTCTATTTGTTCTGCTGGTCTCTCTTGTTGAATGAGTTCTGAATAGAAGTATATTGTTATAGGTATGATAGGACTGATTATGTTCATAGCTACGAACTTTTGAGTGAATCCTACCTCAAACCAATAGTGCAATATATTAACAGCCCAGGAAACTAATCCAAAAAATAGTGCTGTATTTCTCTTTCCAAACATAGTAAAGATATAAATGCTGGACTCTAAAGATACAGCAAATACCCAACTCATTACATAAGAAAAAGTAGATTGATCACTTAATAAATAAAACAGACTTGCTGCATGATTTATCTGAGTAAGTAACGCACAGATTATAGTTATCCTAATTAATCTGTTTTTAGTAAAAAATGATTCATTTGTTTCCATTTCCATATTGATTTTATTTTTAACTGTCTCTATTTGTTTAGGTTCTTCTATAATAACAGGAGTAATAACCTCTTCTATAATTATAGGTTCGGGGGAAGATTCCGGAGGAATATCCCCCTTCTCTTCTTCAATCACAACTTCTTCCGGAATCTCTACCTTAGCACATTCAGTCCCCTGTACCTTATCTATAAAAGTATCAAACTCTACCTCTAACCCGTTATACAATGAACTATTAACATAATCTTCGTGGATAGGAATATCTTGTTTTCTTTTCCTGTATCCAGACGGAGACCAGTACCAATCATCAATAGGAGTTACTACCCAACCATTTTTTCTCTTATGCGCTTTTCCTTTCACCCATATAAATATCAGACCATCTTAGCCGCAAGGTCGAATGCCTTAGAGATCTTATCATTAGCGTATCCATAGTTCATATCCCTCATCTTCTGATCAGCTGATTTGTAATCCTTTATGAAGTTATAGAACCCAGAGATACCATTGTAAGCTCCCCAGAGAGTACGATACGCAGCCTCTGTTGTTTGTGTAGGATGGGTGATAGTGAAGGAATATACCTGATCTACTAGATTCTTCATTCTAGTAGAAGCTTCCTTATCTGAAGTATCTTCCTTAGTAGTAGACTTCATAATGGTTTCTATGTAATGCTTCAGTTCCAGATCAGACAATCTGCGAGTAGTCATACTCTCAAATGCCATGTTAACCTCATCCATATACTTAGAAGCTATACCCATTACTCTAGAAGCTTCTTTAAGTCTACTCTCTGCAGATGCAGTGTGGGATATACTAACCTTGTTATCCAAACCTCCTCTCAGAGCTGCAGTAAGAGTATTGTTACATACTACACGGATAGGAGTAAATCCTGCAATGATAGTAGTAGATCCGTCATGAGAGTTAGTCAACATGATGTACTTCTCTACCTTCTCACCACGTACTAGCATATCTTCTGGGAGCTTTGCAGTTACAAATATCCTTTCACCTTTACCCAAAGCACCCGCTGTCTCAAAGATAGCTTCTCCTTTGTCTATAATAGAATCAAAGAAGCTGAATGCATCTTTGTTCTGAACGATGCGGTACCTTCCCTTTACAATACCAAGGATATCATTTGTGTCTACCCTTACGTTACCATAGTGCCCCTCTGCTTCTACCATTGTACCAGCCCATCCTGGTGCATACAAAGGTCTCTTCTCTACTGTGTAGTCTAGTCCTCCTAGTTTAATAGCCTGCTCCGATGTCATAGCTTCAGATACATACTGCCCTAGTCCGTGCCAAGCTTTCTCTCCACGAGCTGCGAATGACCATTTTCCATTGTTAAAATTCAAGTTGTGTGCCATAACTGTTTGTTTTGTTTTTGTTTATGTTAATTGTGTTTATCAAAGTTTAAACTCAGCACTTCCATTAGCCACTTCAAACTCTACTTCTATCTCATCTCCCATGTGCCTGTCAGATAAAAAGTCTATCATGCCTCCAATTACAGATAGATCTTCTTTGTCTAACAATTTAAAGTTCATCTCCTTTACTAACTCCCCACCGTCTAGAGACCATGTCATTGCCTGTAGCTTTGCATAAGGCTTGCCTTTGTGCAATACCACATCATTGGATACACTGAATTCAGATTTAGGGGCACTCTTTACTGTGCTTTTCTTGAACAAGCTGCATCCTACCATCAAGATAGCAGCCGCGATTACTGTTGCTTTTTTCATTTTTATTTGTTTAATTGATCAGAAAATATTATTGCATCGTAAGCTCCCATGTCTACTTCATCTAAGTGGTTGTATATTATCTCCTGCCCATCTTCCACAACGTGATCAGGGAGATAACCTACTTCGTCTAGCAGACCTTTTGCAGTTATAGTAAATACTCCATCTTCTTCTAAACACCTAAAGACAGAGTGGTGATCAAAGAAGTCTTCTATTATGTCTTGATCAAAATACCAGTCCAGAAAACTTCCTTTGTTAATTAATAATACTTTGAGTTTCTTTGAGTTTTCATCATCCCACATTTTATCATTGGGATCTTTGTCGTTGTTGTAAATTGCCATAACTTTTATTTTTTATTTGTTTTTTGCCATACTCCTTTTACTAGAACGAGACCTTTTGCTTTAAGTCTATTGATTAAATCATTGTGGATTTTTCTGTCTCTAGTAGTTTCTTTTTTATCTTCTTTGTCTATTTTTGGTTTACTCATACAGTAATTATTATATTTTCATGATCTTTGATAAAGTCTTCTATACACTCATAAAGATTCCTTTTAGGATCATCATAAGGAGAGTTGGTAAATACATCGTATAGATCACACGTTCTCTTAAACCAATCGTCATAAGTCAAAAGTATCCTTTTACTTTCCAGATACTTCATATAGAGCATGTGGAATAAATAGAAATTATAATCTGTCTTTTCAAAAGTATTCATGATATTTTATTTTTATTTAATCATACAATATAATGCGTAATCAATACTGACAATAGTCTTAAAAGATATGCCATCAGCAACCGCATCTTTATAAACCCAGTTAGGTTGAACTTTAGGATTGTACTTAACTTTATCATATCCCTCATCTTTTAAAAAGTCTCCACTCTTTATAAAAAGATCTTCACACAATACCCAAGCACATACTGACTTGTTAGCTCCATTGTAAATCTTCTCAGCTACTTTTCTATAGTTTTTAAGTTTACAGTTACGCATAACAAGCTGTACCTCTGTTGGACAATGATACGCTACAGTCTTATCAGGATACTCTACTTTCCACTTCATGTAGTTTTTACCTCTGGATAAATTGAATCTAACTCTTATACTTTTCATAATAAATTTTTTAAAAGACCCGCCAACGTAGAAACGTAGCGGGGGTGTTATTACTACTAACCACAAAATATTTTTAAATTCCGGCTCTACCGAAGTATAATTTTTCTAAGACCTTTTGATAGTAACAATTGGGAATGAATACGTAATCCCCCTCTACCATAACTAAAGCAGAAGGAATAAGGAAGTCAAGCTTACTAGTAATTATCCTATATATTCCCGGTAGTTCATCATTGTGGAATACATTCTTCTTTTTAAATTTTATACGAGCTGTGCTGTCGTATTTAAAATAAAGGTCTTGTACCATAATTGTTTTTTTATTAATTAATCTATAATGCTATCTATGTACTTAACAGCAGCGGTCTTACATTGTTCCCACGTAGATATCTCTCTCAGGTAAGACTGTTCAAAATCTTTTTTTAATCCTCTATGATTATCGTCTTTAGTCCATCCTATTTCCTTAACATGTTTTTTAATTACTCCGTCTAGCTGATAAAGCTGAATGGCTTTGCCTGCACTATATACTCCTCTGTCCTGTTCAATTAATAAAAACTTATAACCTTTGTAGTCTAGACGAGTTTCGTTTTGATCTACTTTTAAAAATTTTGGTTGTGCTTTTTCCATAACTTTTATTTTTTAGAATAGCCTTTGATACCTTTCTTTTTAAGATTGCTTAGAGCTACAGACGCATTTGATCCTTTCCTCTGAGATCCGTGAAGCAATAAACCAAAGCTCTTCTTACCGTTGTAAGCATGGCTATCATCATGATCTAGTTCCAGCTTAAGTTCCTTAGCGTCCTCCTCAGTGAAGACAACCTCAGCATATTTAAGTTTGTTAAGATCAATCAGTACATCTGTCTTCCCTCCTTTAGAACTAGTAAGGTTGAAGTTCTTAGGAATAGTGTCTCTTCTCTCTAGCCAGTAAGGAATACTCTTAGTGTAGGCATAGAACTTCTTTTGAGAAAAGACTCTAGCTACAGCCATCCAAGCATCAAAGTATTCCTGAGAAAAGAAATCTCCTGATACGTGTACCCTTACTATCTCTGCTTTGGGGGGCAGGCTATCTACAATAAGATCAGTCATCTTACTTACCGTCTTAGCCTTCCTCAGCATATCATAGTTGTACCACCTAGCGTTTCTGGTATTTGTGTACAACGCTTCTTGAGAGGCTGCAAAACATCTGAACACTTGGTCTTTACCGTCTTTGATCTTTCCTGTAGATCGATCCGCGGAAGCCTTACATTCAAATGCAAAAGGACAGCTATGTCCTGCCGGGAGAGAGAAGGTGTAGATGTTCTTGGATAATTTAGCGTTACCCTTTCCGAATTTTAATTTGTTATTACTCACAGGCTAATTCTTTTATTTTTTCTCTAATACTAACTGCTTTAGCTTTGAAGATATCATCTGTACTATACAGGTTTCTATACACTTTTAACCCATGTAGTATAGTGGTGTGATCCCTACCTAGTATCTCTCCTGTCTCTGATAAGTTATATCCCATATGAGTAATGGACCTGTACAAAGTATGTCTAGCCATAGAAACTCTACCAGTTCTTTTATAAGACAGTAGATCTTTTTCAGATATTCCAAAAGACTCTGAGATAATTTTCAATACCTTTTTTAATTGTTCTTTTGTCATTTTTAATTTTTAATTATTGTTAATAATACTACTCTCCGCTAAACATACGTCTGCCCTGTTCTACTAAATTATTAAATGCATCAATACCCATTTCATCGATCAATTCGTTTTTGATCTTCCAGTACTGTTCAGTTAAAGCTAGTTTAACAGTTTTTGGGTATCCTACGTTTCTGAGTTCCCAGTTAATGTCTACTAACTGACTGAATAGTTGACTTGATCTTTCGTTCATAAGTTTTAATTTTAAAAGGTCTATGCGTTATTTAATTCTTGCTTGACAAGTTCCCAAAAAGGTATTATGTATAATTGAAAATACCTGTTACGAGTTTTTACTAACTCGTCTACAATTTCGTCTACTACTACTATAGCCTGGTCCTTAGTCATTTTACCTAGTAGGTAATTAGCTTTTTCTTGTGGTGTCATCTTTAGAATTTTTAAAGTTGAATGTCCTGTCGTAATACTCGTTAACAAATTTAATCTTCCAATCTCCTGTATGTCCGTCCTCATCTAATGCATACATCATTGCTTTGGTGATCTGCTCTTTCTCCATTGCTTTGGCTTGGTTAATAATATCTAAAACAATTATTAGGTTGTTTTTTTCAATTATTTCATTTAAGTTAAGTTCATTTACTAACCATTCAACTGCTGTTTGTTTCATATACTAACATTTTTTTTGTTATTGTGCATTTTTATGATAGCATTACTGCTGTTTGTTGTGCCATAGTTTATTTTTTATATGGTGATTTATTTAGTATCTTTGATTTAACACCTTTAAAAAAAGCACTATTAATCTGATAGCTTTCAATTTCAAGAGCCTTGTCTATTGCCTCCTGCATATCCCCTGTGTTCTCTGCTACATTATCTCTCATCCATTCTGCTAAGAACCCAACAGCAGTTTTTGTTTCATACAACCCGTCCTGTGCATCTGCGTCCATAATTTCAGTAAGAATTTTCTTTTGTTCTCCTTTGTTCATATTTTATTTTTTAATAGATCTTCTGATAATTGCTACCAGCCAAATGAGAGTGGCTATTCCTTGAGCTGCCTGTATGTTTTCCTCATTACTAGAATCCTTATTGATCTCTGTCAGTATTAAAAAACATATGAAAACTACTCCGTATCTGTTCCACAATAACAACAACAGTCCATATGCTAAAGCAATAGCTAAAGAGAAAGGAAGTATTAGGGATACTAATACTTTCTCTATTGCAGACAGTTTTTTCCAATCATCTATAAATTCCTTCAGCATCGCCCAAAAGTCTTTCGTATTCTTTTTCTAAATCAGATGTAAGATATCCCTTATCGAACTTCGTATCAGGATCGATATCTTTTATTCTCTGTGCCAGGTCTTCTCTTCTCCCACTAGTATAGAATGCAGCCTCTATTGCATCTGACAATCTGTGCATTTGATCTGTACCAGCTACTGATATTCTTAAGTCATACCAATGCCACTTAGTCTTGTAGTCCCATATCATATACCCTTTAGTTATCCTTCTTTCAAGATTACTAAGTGTTCTGTTTCTTACTCTGACTATAGAGTTATCAGATCCGAATAAGTGAAGGAACCTCAAGAACCATCTTGGACACCACCAAGGCTTAGCCTTATAGTCCATGAAGATAACAAGAGGTTCCATAGCTTGAAATATTTCATCCATCTTACTCCAAGGTACCGATCCAAGATATCTATACTTTTCATGAAAATTTCTGGGAAAGAATACAGCCCTGATATGATCCCATTTAATATTCATAGTGTGGATCATTCCCTTCTTCCTACCTTTCCAGAACAACATACTCTTCAGAAAGTCATCTAACTTTTCTTTGAAGGATCTGGTATCTTTAATATAAAATTTACTATGTTTCATATATTAATCATCAGTAAAAAAGTTTACAAACTTTTCCATATTATCTGGTTCTACATACTCAGTGGATATTACATCTCCTGCCCAACTCCCTACGTTCTTGTCTTCATCATCTCTGTAGTCTCCCCCTCCTCTTCCATTACCAGAAGAGCAAAGAATGGACAAAGGGTGTATTTTCCAATCCGGATTGTCTTCAACAGGCGGTACGTCCTCAAGTGCAAAATACATATTTTTTGTGTGATTAACAACATATTTTACCTCTGGTCCGTCTAACCTAGATGTATCAGCCAATTGCCACTCATTATGGGCTACGCCATATAAAGTGGTATCTTCATGTTCCCCTTCTAGAAACACATCGTCATCCATATAATCCCCTGCCCATACTATCCTTGTCTTGTGCCATTTGTTCCCTGGAGATAGGAGTTGTTCTACTAGTTTTAAGTAGCCGTTATTTATCCAGGAGTGTTCCATAAGCTTAGCCCCAAAAGGGGATACGTACTCTTTAGCGTCTAAAGATACTCCGATATAATATTGTCCCATATAGTATTTTTTATCTTTCTTCTGATGCATAATTGTTTGCCACGTAGTCCTTCAATTCTTTCTTGATAAGATCTTCAAGATAATCTCTGTCTACTTCAAAATCTGTTACCTCTACCTCTATAGTAGATCCGCTACAGCTTGCATCTATTTCATACCCCTCTACAACAGCAAACATATTGGATGAGATGCTCTCCACTATCTCTTCTGTTATCATGTCTATAGAATCTTTCGACATGGTAAAATCCCCATCATCTATACTCTCAACCAAATCTATAATATCTACCACAGACATTTGCCAATTCCTGGAACTAGCCATTACATTCTTCAGACTTTCTAATACTTCTTTCTTTTTCATGTTCTAATTGTTTAATTAAATTAATGTTTTGTTTTACAAATTTTACTAATTGTTCTAAGGTCTTAGCTTTAGATAACTTCCAAACTTCTTCCTGCCATTGGTATGGCTGATCAATAAACCAGTTTAAAGTTTCTATGTTGTTAAGACCTTCGATTTTGTACGACCTTCCCATCTATATATTTTTAATTAATCATAATCCATTATATCAAAGAAGTGTTCAGATTGATACGCTTCCAATTCTACAATGTCAGTTCTCGTAAGGTAAAGAGATATGGACTTGACGAACTCTTCTTTACTATGGTATGGACAGTCTATACTATTTCCATCTTCGTAGACTCTTTTTATCCTGGCCATTTTATAGTCTTCTATATATCCGCTAGCCCTTGCTTTTAGATATTCGTCTTGCGTTTCAAAATGAAACTCCAGATTAGGGATTGCTTTTATATTCAAGTTCTTCGTCATATTTGATAAAGTGTTTAGCCATAGTATTAGCTTCCGCGAAGCATTCTTCATAAGAGTAAAATCCGGAACAAGAATCTACAAGAGTTTCATGTTCATGTCCTAGATCACATTTTGATATATTATAAATGTGATACCTGTACACTTCCCCTTTCAAAAAATTATCATAGGTCTCTACTTCTGATACTAGTATCTCTTCAACTTTTGACTCCTCTACTCCATAATTTTTTACGTCTTCATTTGAAGTGAATATCCAACCTACTTGTCCGCTATCCCACTTACAGCTAAAAGGACTTGTAGATATTGAGATGCCTCCATGATCATACAGATATAAAGGGAGTATTGTATGAACCTTCTCTTTCTTAATAATAGCCTGCTTCATCTCATACCAATCACAATAATCATTGTGATCATACTCATGGTTATCACCTAAGTCATACCTTCTATGGAAACATACCATTGTACCTAGATTGTCCCACTCCCTTGGAGATTCTGCGTTTTCGTCTACAGAAACTACTACTTTGTAGTTTCCGATTCTTTCTTCTAAAACTTCTTGCATTTTGTAACGTTTTTGTTTTTTTAGGAAACACATGGGATTAATGTAAAAAGGGGCTAGTGTTACCCAGCCCCCTTCAAACATAAACAATCAACCAAAACTAATCAAACACCCTAGAGATGGTTTCATCCAAAGGATTGAACTCTACCTGATTGTAGGAAGAGTACTTTCCTGATTCGAACACCATCCTATCATGCTCATCGTGAGTGAGAACACCCATGTCTTTAAGCATGAAGGTAATGCTGTCATTAGTCGTTTCATACTCAATGTCTGACTTAGAACTGAGGATGTGCTTGATCATTTGACCTGTCTCTGCTGAAACGTGTTCTCCTTCTCCGAGACACAGACGCTTAGCTTTCTTTGATGCTTCTTTCTTTGTGGACTTTTTGTTTGCCATTTTTATTGGTTTTTGATTGTTAAAAACAAAGTTAATAAATAATTTTTTAAAACTCTTCTTCTTTTGGAAAACTTATTTTATCTATGAAGTCCCAGTCTTCTAACTCCATAAGTTTAAATTTGTCTAGAGACATCTCCGCCTCACAAATGTCTGAACAGTTATCATGTTCATACATACTGAAGTTTACCCAGGGATCATGTCCCCGTATCTCTATCCTACCCCCAGCAGGTATATACAAACTCTTATAGGAATCGCTTTCATCCTCTAAAGATCCGTCTTCATACCATACTTTTTCTACTTCTACTGGAAAGTTTATTGAAATTCTATAATCAAACTCTCCTGTAATAAATAGCTTATTATTTTCTACCATCTCTCCTAATTGACGTATATGAGATAGTTCATCTTCTGATAGAATTATAAGAACTGCATCTGGTCTGGCATAGAGACTATCTGAATTATATGAATACTCTATGCGGAATATATGATAGTAATGACGAGGAATACTTTTTTTACGCCTCATAGTTTTTAGGTTTCAGAATACATAAGAGATAAGTACTGATCCTTGGTTAGATGATAAGGAGTAACTTTAGTTGAATCATTACTCTCTTGGGCTATGATAATATCTCCTTGCCTATAGATCCTTCTAGGATTAGTAACGTCTATCCTAATAGTCCAGGCAATAGCTTTTACAGCATCATACTTCTTCTTCTCATCATCTTCCCATGTTCTCATACCTTCAACCAATGCTGCTTCTTCTGGCACATATATCCAATACTCTCTGTTGGTTGTAGTACACCAGCACCTTACAGCTATATACTTACTCCTAGCTCTCCATCTTGAATTGTCTGTTTCTGTTCCTTTGTACAACTCATTAGGATCTACAGAATAAAGTTCATAGACGTCTTCAAACTCATAGTCATAAGGATCATTCTTCTCATCCCAACGCTTACGAAGTTTCTTGATAACTTTCTTGTCAAGTAGCTTTGGATTAGCAGCTTTGAACAATTCTACAACACCGATACAATCAAAGTAGATCCTTCTCATCTCTGCATTCTTTTGTTCAAATGCTTCCTTAGGAGTGATGGGATTGACAGAATCCCACATCTCTTCTACAAAACTACCGAACTCTTTCAAAGACTCTGACTTTACTACAGCCTTTCTAAAGTGTTCATAAGTGGGATACTTTGTTTTCCAAAGCCTCATAGCTTGGTCTAGGGTCATCCCTGATACCCCAGAAACTGTGTAACTTGCTTTTGTGAAATCGAACTGTTTCATGTTCTTTTTTTTGTGATTATGAAATAGGAATTAAAACTCGTCTTTCTTCTCCGTCATACATATAACAGTAGACGTGGTCTAAAAATATAATATAGTTTCCATTCTCATCTTTATTCAGGTTTTCCATGCTTGTCTCAAAATCTATATATAGACTATTGATTTCGGATAGTTCGTCTACTCTCCTAGATAATGAATCTTGAATGTCATTTTCTATAGACACTTTTAAACTTTTTTCAAAATTAATATGGTCTTCGCTTACAGGACCGTTTTTTATTACTAAGAATACTTCCGCATTTACACCTTCACCATATCCATCTACTGAAATCTTTATACTATCAAACCATAAGTCCGGAGATATTTTATAAGTAAGATCAATAGGATAACAGAACTCTTTGTTCTCTTCATACGAATCATTTCCTACAAAAGCATTTTCTGATTTATCATACTCAGCTTGCCCAGAACAAATAAAGTCTCCAGCAAAAGAAAAGTGTCCTATTGATTGAGCAAAGTTACTTATAAGATCACTAGTAAAATCATTCTTATAAGCATCTGCTATACGATTACCATCAACAAATAGCTCATAACATCCATCATCGTTTCCCCCTTCCCATTCTATTCTTATGTCTGGGCTAGAATAAAACTCTATAGTTTTATCTAAGCATTCTTGAAAAGTGTGATTCATTTGATTAAATTTATTTAGTATAAATTCTCATGGTCTATTTCTAGATCGTCTGATATTTCGAAAGTGATCATATCTTCTTCTCTAATATCGTAATAGAAAGAGATACTTTCTATTTTGTGCACCAGACTCCTAACTCCATTTTTTACTACTAGTTCCATTTCATCTCTAGATATAGAGTCACTATCATAAACACTATACCTCTCTTTGTCAAAACAAACTTTATCTAATATAGTGCATACTCTTTCTTTTACTTGATCTTCAACCTCTCTTTCTATATCACGATGCTCTTCAAATACAGGACCATTCATTACATTAAGTTTGAAGGAACATGATACTCCATCTTCACTATTTCCTTCTAGGTCTATAGATATTGAATCAAAATTAATAGCTTCTGGAACTACTATTTCTATGTCAGAAACTGTAGTTGCAGATTCTGATACAGAAGTCCTGCTATCTCCTTCAAACTCCCCGGAACGTGGATTGTAACAAACTTCCCCACTAGCATAGAAATCTCCTGCCCAACTGCCATAATCTAAATGATCATCTGCTATGCGAGTAAGGATCTCCTCTAGATGAGTTCCATATGATAATTCTTTCCCTCCTATATAGGCATAGTAGGACCCACTATCATTACCTCCGTCCCATGTTATTCTTATGTCTTTACCTTCATCAGAAAGTTGTTTCAAGTAATCTTTCAGTTTCATTCCCTAAAGTGTTTTTGTTTGTTTCTAATTCTGGTTTATCTAATGCAGCTTTTACCTTTCTTGTTTCATCTGCTTTCATCATCCAAGGCTGTACTTGTAAATGCTTTAGCCAATCTTCTATTGTAGGAACAAACCCACAGTCTTCAAAGATATGGTCATAAGCAATCTGTCGTACCTCTACCATCTTACCTTCTGAGTTGGTAATGTAATCTCCAAACACTTGCTCTGCTAGTAGCATACCAAATGAATTGTGTAGGATTGCACGATGCTTGAATACAGGCATGTTCCCTTTAGTAGAGTCAAACCATCTGTGAATAGCAATGTAGTCTTTGATTTCGCCGCCATACTTCCTCACTGAGGATCGGGCATGCAGTAGTGGAGTTCCCATTTATTATGGTTTTTTATCTGTGTTTGTAAATTTTATACCTCCTTCGTGGCACCAATTATTATAAATCGAATCATCATCAGAGTCGTAATCTTCAAACTCACAATGATCTTGGCACTCAGGACATATCCCATAATCTAACATTAACGGATCAGTGGCCTCAGCCTGACAACATGTTGATACTTTCATTTTTAATCTATTAATTCTTTTACTTTAATTACCCAAGCAGTTATGTCTTCAACAAATTTCTTTGCTCGTTCAACAGTATTAGTGTATGCAAAGAACTGGGAGTACTCAGAATCAAAGTCAATATCAGAACAATCTATATGTTTCTTGATATACTCTTCAAAATCATAGGCACCGTCAAAATCTCTGAATCTATACTCCTTAGATATAAAACCTGTAATAGTATACTGTTCTTTGTTTTCTTCTAACTTGTAGATAGTAAACCCTATCGGATACTTAATGTCTTTCATTGTCATTTGTTTTAATTGTTATCTTCCAGCATTACTTTATAGCACAAATCTACTAAGAGATCATCGTCAATGAGCCCATCAGGTATTTCGTCAAGCCATATTATTTCGTGGGTAGATGAACCGATGTCGTTGTCTTCTATTTCTTTAAGAGTAAATCTGTAATCATTCCCTTCATCATCTTCTAATGTTCCTGAATAATAAGTTGTTACAGCGTACTCTTCAATGTTTGTTACCTTTAACATAACTTTTGTTTTTTATTGTTATAGAAAATATCCGAATCTTTCTTCCTTCTCTGTGAGGAATAGATTGAACAAGTGATTTTGAAATGCTCTTGAACAATCTTTATATCCTGTCTTGAGATGTTCATTCTCTTCTATGATAGTCAAAGCAACCTGCTTTCTTCCCATATCAAATATCTTAGAAGATAATAGTATGGTACCTTTATGAGCCTGTCCCAACACATCTCTGTCTTCAAAGTCTACAACTTCTAATGGGTATTCTACAGAGTACCCACACTCTCCGCAGAATTTTATAACTTCCTTAAGTATGAAGTCTTGCTTAGGAGTTGTCACTGTTGCCTTGTATCCTATAGAATTACCAGAATCATCTATACCATATATGGTAACATCTGGGAAGGCAGACCTTATTGCAAACGCCATCTCAAGAGATACTATATAACACTTTCTAGAATTTTGTATATCCAAGTAGTATCCTGATACAGTATCTACAATGATGCATCTATCATCTATAGCTTCTCTCCATGCTTTGTTCAATGGTCCTCCTGTTCCCCATCTCCATGGCAAACGGGCTTCCCACTTGTCTTCTATAAAGGCATTCTTTAGTATACTCTTAAGCACTTCCACATTATCACATTTGTTTAATAGCTTAGAGACTTTTAGCTCAGCACTATACAAACTATCAATTAATCTACTTTCATTTATATCAAATGAATCTATATCATATTGGTATAAAGATTGCACTCCTTTATCAAAGTAGCATCTTATTCCTTTTCTGTAAAGAACTACATTATTCTCAGGATCTGTTTGAGGATAGACATTGCTCTCTTCATATTTAAACAGAGAGTCTTCTCTTTCAAATGCAAAGTAAGATCCCCAGTTCTCTATTAGATCTGATATCATGGGATGATGTTCTACAAAGAACCTAGTATATCCATCACGACCTGATATAATACTTGTATCGGTTATCATGTTGTAACCTCCTTCATCAAGACTATTTGATACCCACTCTCTAATAGCCATCCAAGGTTCCCATTGTGGTCCCATGCTTGTAGTCAGAGAAGTCTCTTTACCATCTATGATAATCTTCTTGAACTTCATATCCCTAAAGATAACATCTTCAGTAGTGATATCAATCTTCCTGTCTCCAGAATATATTTCAAAATTGATACCGTACTTGATCAGAGTAGCAATAGCATACTTGTTACCAGATCCAAAGAATCCTATCTTGCTAGAGTCCCCTCTCTTGGTAGAGGCCCCCAGCAAAATCAAAGATGCAATATCTAATTCACCTTTGTTCTCAATTAGTAAATGTTTCATATTTGTTTTTTATAGATTTTTTTACGAGGCATTCGATTTTTTGGGAAACACACAGGGTTTTACGCAAAGTAAATAATGATGTGGTTCTCCTTTAAAACAGCACGGGAAGCCTTGAACTCTAAGGCAATGTTCTTAGGAAGAACTACGCTACGCAGTTCATCTGTCTTAGACATCTTAGGAGTTCTAGATGTTACCCTAGCCAGTCCCATTTCTTTTCTGAACTTTACAATTCTTTGCTGCATAGAAATTAAAGGACGTTTCAACTTCTTAGAAAGAAACTCAGCATTTTCTTTGTTAGTCTTTCCATTTGTAATAACAGACCTGATCATGTCGTCTTCTGCTTTAGTGTAGAAAACAACTGTCGCTCCAGGTTTCCTTCCTGGTTTTGATTTTTTGTTACGCATAGATTTGTTTTTGGTTAAGAGATTTGTGCAATAGAAATCATAGGGGTCGTATCAAAATAAGGTGCGACTATATATCTAGCCTTATCAGTTTTAATGTTGATATGTTTTATAGGACTAGACTTAGTTACTCTACTAACTATCTTTTCTTTTCTGTGTTTGAAGAAACTACTCAGAGTCTTCTCTGCTCCGATTCCTCTCAATGCAAATGTCATTACTGCATTCTTCTTGAACTTGATAACCGAAGAGTACAATGTATGGATACATCCACAGTAGTCTAGATCATAGACAGTCTTATCCTTGTCAGGAATAGTACTGTTTATATCTCCAAACTTGTACTTCATCATCACGTTACTTTTCAGATCAGACAACTGCCTCATCATAACTCTAGAATCATTCTCCCATATCTCCTCTATTTCAAACCCATTCTTCTTACACCAAGATATGTATTCATTTATATCTGGGCCTGCCAGTCCCACTATCTTAGAATTTTTGTAGTGGGAGAATATAAAGTCTCTGACAGCTTTCTTTTGTTTAGCTTCTTTGTAAGATACTTTAGTCATACTACATTTAAAATTTGAGGATTCTTAAATAGCTTTCGTAAGCCTCTTCATAAGTGAAAGCCCATATGCGATATCCATCTATAACAAATAATTGTTTTTCCATTACTATTTGTTTTAGCTTCTGAAATAAAGTTCACCATTATTCTTGTAGACATACTCCTGACCATTCTCTACGATGGTAACTAGCTGTCCGTTTCTAATACCATCAGCATAGAACTTTGCATATGGATCAGTAGATGCATCTAATACCTTAAGCACGTTCTCTGGGTTTACCTTACTACACCCATAGATAGGAGTGTGGGTAAACGCAATTCTAATTTCTGGGAAATGACTCTTTAGCAATTCTCTGTAATAACCTTTTGGAGGATTCATGTTTGGGGATTTAAAAGATTAGGAATATAAATAAACAAACTATAACAATCAGTATAAACAAACCTAGGAGTACTCTAATTAAACAACCTAGTATCCTAAGAACTATTGCAAGTAATACTATGAGTCCTATGATGAATATACCAAGGATTATTATATTCATACAGGTGGTTCATTTTTAAAGTAGATAGATACAGGGTTAGCTTCTACTACTTCTACCCATCTTCCATCCCAATCAACTCCATCTAATTTTAAACCTCCTCCTGAAACTCTTACTCTGAACTTTCCTATAGAAGATAGCCTTGACCTAGTAGTTGATGTGTTCCATCCAGCAGTGGTGATGAATAACCTGTTATCTGCTGTGAGGACAGCTATCCTATTTCCAAACAGATACATAGATGCGTTACCGTCTTTGTCTACCGAAACAACTGTGTTGTGAGTTCTCTTGTTCTTTCTTGTACGAAATGCTTCTACTGAATCTATTGTTACTTTTCTTGCCATAACTTTTATTTTACTTTATTAAATGGTTCTACTTTAAGAGCTTTCTCTGCTGCTTTATGTGCATAAGAATGTGAACAGTTTCTAGAACAGAAATAAGATATTCCGTCATAATAATATCTAGGCTTTTTTCTGCCATCTGCATCTATATTAACTGGCTCTCCCCAATACCAGAAACTTGATCTTAGTAATATTGTTTGATCGCAGTTAAGACATTTAGGTCTTTGATCTTTTGGAGGTTTAGCATCTAAAAGTGGATGACCATCACAATTTACTCTGGGTAGCTTTTTCTTTTTCTTTGCCATAGAATTTGATTTTACAGATTATAAGGTTTTTATTTTACAGATTGGGTAAGCTGTTCCATCCTCCCAAGATTTCAAATATGTTACAGGAGGTTCAACGATATCGTTTTCCAACAAGAACTTAAGCATGTCTTTCTCATGCATATAATCAATTGCTACATACCCTTCTACTAAAGATAGTTCTTGTAAACTAACCGTAGCCATGGCATGTAAAGTTTCTTTCTCCGAATCAAAAATCTGAATCCTGTTTGGAGATATTGATGTTATAACTTTAACATCTACTTCTGTGCCTTCAAAATTTAAACGCTGCATCTTTATGAATTTTGATTTAATGTCCCGCAATGAGGACAGATTGGTTTTGATTTCTTTTTCTTGTAGATTGTTTGGGTGAACAGTCTTCTACAGTTTCTACACTTGATAAACTTTTCTTTCACCATAGAATAAAATTTAAAGGGGGAGCATAATAGCATCCCCCATTTTGTTGTTAGAACAACTCAGCCTTCAAAAGATGAAGACGCTTAAGACCATCTTCCAAACTTTCAATCCTCACTTGAACATTAACAATGCTCTGACAATCTAAAGGGAAGCTAGACTTAAGCCTAAGCAATACAGATCTTTCACCAGCCAAAGATTTCTTTGTGGCTAAGATGTCCGACTCTAATGCTTGTTGCATTTCCTCTACCTTGAACTCCACCTCCTGGGCTTCTCTTTCCTGTGATGATTGAAGCAAGAGGTCTTTGTACTTCAATTGGGTTGGTGTTGATTTCGCCATAACCTTCTGTGTTCAGATCCGCTGTCCCCCGGTTTGTTATTGTTGTTGTTGATTTTTTATAATAAGTTGCTAGAACGAATGCTTTCATTGGAACCCATCCAATATCCTTTATATGAAAGCTAACTTCTTTGTGACTGCTTCCCATATCAACAGTACCGACCTTTACCTCTTCTCCTATATCAGGAATATCTATTTCTCCAATACCATCCCACTCCCAATCTTCTATATCCCTCCATCTAATAACCACATCACCTTCAGAAAACTTTCTATAGTTTTGATGCATTCTAGCAGATCTTTTATTGATTATCTCAAAGTGTTGTGGTTCTCCAAACCAAGACTCATCTACTCCATCGAAAACATATAGTCTTTGTTCTTCATCTCCATTAGGATCACTAACTTCAAGTACGTAGTAAACCTGACCTACCTTAACCCAGTTTCCTTTATTATCATCTAAGATTTTAACTTTGTCTCCTGGTTTTGCATGTTGTCTCATATTATTTTAATTTTTTGAACTTTTTATTCAATACATTTTTCAAAAGAGATATTTCTTTGTTGAGTACCACATCACTTATCATACCATTAAAAGTTTCTTCAAGGTAAATTACTTCATCAAAAAGTTCCCTAACCTCAGCGTTACTTTTGATAGTGTGAGATCTATTTCTAATCTCTTCTACAGCTTTATAGAATGATTGTATTTTAACATCACTACCTTTTTGTTTATAGTACAATATGATTGATATCCCAACAGATAACAATACGAAGAACACAATTAAATTAATCAGCATACAATTTATTTTTTATTTTTTCTCCCATCTTTTAAGAAGCCTCATAGCAATTTGAAATCTTTCTGGATTGTATATTATAAGATCTATAAATCTTTGAACAAAGATCTTTCTGTTTAATACATCCAAGTCTCTGAAGTCTGTGGCGTCAAAAGATATTTCTGTGTACTCATTAGATGGTACGGACAGAATCATTTCTTCTTTTTCCATTTGTTTTAATTTACTGTTTAAAAAATCCCCCCGACCGAATAGCCGAGGGGTGTTGCGATTACCACAAGAGGTTCTGTAGTTCTAGAAGTTTGCTTCTGATACCAGCTTTGCTGATACGATTTGAGAAGTCAAACTCCACAGATACATTATCCTCATTCACTACTGTTACCGTAAGGCCATAGCTTGTAGGATCCTCGTACAGCTCGGCGATACTTTCTTGAACATTCTCCACTGGAGAATAGTAGGCGGTTGGTCTGTCAGACCTTATGACTTTTAGCATCATAATTGTGGTGGTTTTATACCGTCTTATAACCTGACGTTTTTATCTTAGAAGGGACCTGTATCCCTAAGCTGATCTTTTATTTCTTGTAATGCCTGCTCCTTCTCAAGCATAGATTTAATTGATTTCATTACAACACGTTCTACTTCATCTGACAAGCTGTAACCTTTCTCAAGCTCATCTACCATGGCAGTAGCTACGCTGAGTTTTAATTTAACAACGTCAGAATCTGAATGATCTGTAGACATTAGATGCAGAACAATTCCCATAAGGAAAGCTCTCTGTCTGTGTAACAACTGAAGTTCCGTCATAGACTTTATTTTTATTTAAACTGGAATATTAGATATGCACTTTCCTAATGCATCTCTATATAAGATTTTCTCTTTCATACTAACGTACATTCTATTTTTTGTTCCCTTAACAATCTTTATATGATTCCTTCTTATTATTTCGTAGACCGTGGTATCGGATATTCCTAAAAGTTTAGACGCTTCTTTCACACTTCCTTTTAGGTTTATAGCTTTTATAACTACACAAGCAACATTATATTCAAGGTTAAGTATTTCTTCCATAAATGCAATATTTATATTTGATAAACAATACTTTATGCTTTCTTACAAAGAATATGTTTTCTTGTCTATAATAGACAACGCAAATCTATATGAGTCTCATAATCAAGGAGATACAAACTTCCTTGGTATGTTACTGGAGGCTCCAATGGATGATAAGACAGCAGATAAAATCATAGCAGATAAAAAAAGAGTTAGTGTTTATTATCAAGGAGATGAAAAGTCTAAGAAAGGATGGTACTCTGTTGAGCCCATAAGAATAGATAAGAAGAATGGCAATAACTATTTGCTGACGTACATAGTACCAAAGGATGGATCTAAACCTGTACTGAAATATCTTAACCAATCTAAGATTGTTAACTGGAATGTTCTAGGTAAGAAAGATGCTGAACTTCCTAAAGAGTATGAGAAGAAGGTATTGAAGTTCTTATCTGATCCAAAGATCCCTAAAGAGAATAAGAAGACCTTATTAGATAAACTCAAAGCCACGGGCGTTAAGGTTAAAGATTTTCTAAAGAAGGCAGCTGTCGGAACAGCAATAGCAGGATCTCTTTTAATGCCATTTAAAGATAACATCAAACAATATGTAAGACAGCAAGCTCCTCATGTAGCTCAGCTATTCTTTACAAGAAACTTAAGTACTAAAGACTTCAGACAAGAAGATCTAAAGATGATGGGCTCTTTGATAAACCAAGCCATAAAAGATAAAGAAGGTAAGAGTAACGTAGACAGTGGTGCAGTAACGTATAATCAATACAGACCTGACATAAAGGACGATGTCATGCACGGTAACATGATGAGTGTCAAGCAGTTAGGAAACCAAGTGATGCAAGATCCAGAGGTAATGGTAGCTTTAACCTTGGGACAATTCTCTTATCAGAAGAATGATGATGGATCATATACTGTAACAGATAAGTATGATTTTTCTAAATGGAAAACTATAAACACTACTAAGAAAGATATTGAAGGTCTGTCTTATCAACAATCTCTTAAGAAGATAATGACTGATAATAACGTAGGTATTTACCCAGCGATAAGACATATGGCTTACTTAGAATCTCCTGATGATGTTCCTGGAGCAGATATAAAGAAGGTTAATCTAACCATTCCTGCTAAGTATGTAACCGATTACGAACCTGCTGATTGGAATATCGACTAAGTCTAACAGTTTGTATAACAAATAATGTAGCAAACATTAGTATCAAAGCAGGTTGAAGTATAACAAACAGATGAATGTTTAGCTGTTCATAAGTTAGTCCCATCTTTACTGCATAGAACTGAATACAATCACAGCACCAAAGAAATAGCTTGCTTGGTCTAGCCAACAGAGTAGCCATAAGATCTTGATCACTATCGTAATTAGATTTTAGATAGTACTTGTTTACACTAGTACTAGATCCCATAACCTTGTTAGCAATCCACATCAGAGATAGACAGGATACAACAAACCCTACTACTGTAATGACAACAGTAGTGTTTATTGGTTTTCGTTTTCTTCTTCCCATAAAGAAATGATTTTAAATACTACTTCTCCTATCAAATACATAACCATTATTACAACTCCCGTAAAGGATAGTGTAAAGATAGCAGCGGTAAGATACACGCTCCCAGCTATTAGGTTATAGAAAGAATAAGTTCCTAGAACTATCAGACCAATCAGTATCAGTATAAACTTCAGCATACTAATTAATTTAAAAGCCTACTGGCTTGTGTTCTTTATAATAAGAACTACGATACTGAGGTTTCAGTTTGTAGTACTTACAGTTTCCTACCTGAGTAACAGTGTAACAGCTACTAAAGATAGTAACGATACAAATAAACAACAATACTTTTTTCATATACTATTTTTTTATAAGAATCCTTCATCACTAAGGGAAGTGTAGCCTTTGGAAGTGATTATAATATGGTCTAGCAATAACATATCCATAGACTCGCAAGCACTCTTCATCTTCTTGGTCAGTTCTATATCTCTGTCAGAAGGTTTTAGATTTCCTGAAGGATGATTGTGAGTCATTATAATATAAGAAGCATTGACTAACAAAGCAAACTGAAGTATGATCTTCGGGTCTACTACTGTACCCGATACACCTCCTTGACTTGCTTTGAAAGATCCTATCACATTGTTCCCTCTGGACAAAGCTATGACATGAAACTCTTCTTTCCAATCTAACACTCCTTTATCATATAAAGATCTGCATACAACAGAAGCATCTTCAGATCCCTGTATAGATTTAAGAGGAGATGATGGAAGCTTTCTCTTATAAGAGATCTTGAACTCTGGAAGTTTAATCTTACTCATCATTAGGATTTTTATCTGGGGTCATCAACATAAACGATACGAGGGGGACTAGACTCATTACTATCAAGAGTAATACAATCTCCCACTCAGGGAAGGATACATACATGAAAGAGAATATAAACATACAAATAAGCCAAGCGACCAATAGAATAGCACCAGTTATCTTTTTCATATCTATTTTATTTGAGGAACAATTTCAGAATAAATAGTGAGATGATTTTCTTTTATGTAGGCATACTTTATATCTCTAAAGTAATCATAGATCCAATCCCTATTAGAATAAGTAGTGATATCTGCATCCTCATCTACCAATGGTAGGGAGAACCATATACCTGAGATCTGAGAGTTGACAAACTTAAGATGTAAGTTCTCCATGCCCCTATACTGAAACCACATAGGTGATTCCGAAAGCCTACTGCCTACAAGTTTATACGCATTGCAATGATATTCCAAGTGTTCTAAGAACTCTTTTTTATAGCCCTCAAGAACAGATATAACGGTTTCTTTATCCATGATAGATTGATTTAAAGATTAACATTTAAAATCTGAATATAAACCCATTAGACTTAGGAATAGGTTTGTGACCATATATATTACAGCGACCTTTTCTATCGGGTCCTGCTGAATATATAGTCGTAACGCAACTACTAAACATAGCAGTCACTAGGAGGAAAAGGATGATCTTCTTCATACTACAATGTTAAGATGCTTTAATAAGGGCGATTAGCTTTTCTAATAACATCATTCCAACTAGCACGACCTTTACAGCCATAGCCAGAGGTAGCACAGG